TTATAATTGTTTTTCAATTCTTTACGTTTAAGAACTTTCTGTTCTTTAGTAAAGTCTTCATCCATACCGATGAAGTCAAATAGTTCATTGCGAACACGATAGATATTTTCACTATCATAATACTTTAAACCTAATAAAGTTGATTGCAATTATTATTTCCTCCTTTCATAAACTACTATAGTTGTATTATTAAGTCCTATAGTTTGTTTTTCTTCTACGTGTTTAACAACGTAACCACGAGATTCCATATCGGCGATGCATTCATTGAGGTATCTAGTATTATATTTAATAATTACTGTACCACCTACTTTGGTATCTAAACCATTTAATTCACGGCTATTTATCGTTATAGCCTTTTCGTGAGGGGTGTTTTCTGTCATGACAATTACAGCACAACCCAAAATCAGTGAAATTAAAAATATACCTATAGGTATAAGTCTACCTTTATACATTTTCTTTCCTCCTTTCTTTTAAGCGAAAATATATCCGGTAGAGAATATTCTCTACCGGACTTCATATAGATATTATATAAATGAATTAATTATTATTACTGATATTACCGATCAATTGTTTAGTAGCTTTCTTTAATAAACCAGAAGCATACTCAGTGTAGTATATAGCATTGTAGTATTTAAGATCTGGTCTGTATTTGCTATATTGGTATAATACAACAGGGTCGGTAACTAATTCTTTAACTAATAATTTTACATTGGTTGGAGACCAAGTTACTTTAGCTAATTTATTATCACCAGAAGGAATAATTTCTGGTAATTGAAGAGAAGGAGAGATAACGATATAACCAAACTTAATAGGTTTACCATCAGCTTCTAACATTTCTTCTACGAATAGTTCACCATTATCATCGACTAGGTAATAGTATTTACCTTTGTAGTCAATCATAACAGTATTGTCTTCTCGGAATTGAATTTCGAAGCTATTATCTTTGATATAGTTAGCAAAGTCATCTGGAATAGTATTGATTCTATCTTGAATACTATCAAGAATATCCGGTTCAATATCCATGATATCGATAATACTAATGCGTTTGAATGTATTATTGATAAGATCTTTAACACGACCATCTCTTAGACGTGGAATATATCCACAACCTTCCCATAATTTATCTTCAGATCTATCTTTTAAAAGTAGTCTTAAGTTTTCATGGACAATAGGGAATTCATTATTCAAACCGGAGATATAACGATTATATTCTGCTTTCCATTTACCCCAACCATTTGGGATTTCCATTTCACTACAGATAGTATCGATTTCAGAAGGTAACATATCTGGTAGGTTTTTAATAGGACTGAATGGAATATTGAAAGTATAATAATTATCAGCTACCTCTTCTCCGATAGCATCTTTATCATAGTTTACTTTATCTTCATCAGCTTTATAATCCATAGCTTCTAATACAGCTGTAGAATAACATATAGCATCTACAAAATCGTCACTATGACGGTTAGTAGTAGCATATTCTCTAAGCATCATCATAGCATTGATAGGATCGATGTCTTTGAGTTTAGTCTTAGGTTCCTTTTGATAGATAATAAGCTTTTGGGAATCTTCGACTAATAAGTCATGTTTAAGAGCTTTATATCGTTGAACGTTACCATGACCAAAGATAATTTTAGAGCGGTCATCAACCACTATTTGCATATCTACAGGTAGTGCTCTATATTCGTTCATGTCTTTTTCTAGATCTTCTAGAGTATCATAGTGAGGATAAAGTAATGGTAAATCATTATTCTCACTTCTCCAAGAAGATACGATTTGATAATCGATATCATCTTTAGTTTGTTTGGAAGCTTTAGTAGGTGTTTTAGAATTTGCCATTAATTAAATCCTCCGTAATCTTAATACCAGTGATAGTGTTGTAAAGTTTAGTAGAACGCATAGTCTTACTATTCATAGCATAATAACCATTAGCTGTTTCGAAGATATAAATATCATCGAGATCTGTAGCCATTCGTTTAGCTTCATTAGTAGTGACTTTTTCACCTTTAGGTAATCCATCATGTAAAGCCATATATACTTTATTCATGATAGTATGCTTATCATTTTCAACTTCTTCTTTGATCGCTTCTAGATCAATTTCTTGGAAGTCTTCATCATAGAAGATTTGATCTTCTACCAAGTATTTACGACCAGTTACAGTTTCATAAATATAATCTTTACCTACAGTTTGACCAAGATTATCAGTAATCTTTTTAAGAGTACCTTTATTTTTACCAACGTATTTAAATACTCTAGTCTTAACTTCTGGGCTATTATCTACTAATTTAAGTTTATTATCTTTAGCATCTACTGTAATAGAACGTTTAGTAGAGATATCGTTAGATACTGCGAATGTAGGAGGAGCAAGATAGTTAGTATGGACTGTAATAAATGGTGTATTCATACCAACCATAGCAGATGCTACAGCAGCGTTTTCGTTATTAGCATTATCTAATACTTTCTCTGTAGTATTTTGAGGCACTTCACCAGGTGTAGTTGTATTAGAAGGACCATCTGTATCTTCAGGAGTCTTTGGTTCTTCTACAACTTCAACTTCTTCTTCACCTGTTTCCGGATCGGAAACAACTGCAGCAGCAATATGAGACTTAGTTAATACAATAGAACCATTCCAATCTTCAACCTCTTCTATTTTAAGACAGAAGTGTACATTATTAGCTCCATTGATAGCTGTAAGAGCATCCTGAATCATTTGGTATTGCTTTTTGTATTCATCTTCGTTATTGAATACAGAAGATAAATCAAACTTACCAATTTTCAATGTATCAGCATAACCAAAGATAAATTCATCTACGTTAGAACCAATCTTCATAGAAAGAATATTCTTTAGAAGCTTATCGGATAATAGTTTCTTATAAGCATCACAGAAAGGTTTAATAGCTTCCATTCTTTCTTTTGTAGCATCATCAGTTTCGATATATTCAATCTTGATATCACATTCATCAACTAATTCTTTGAATGTAGACACATAACGTTTATCTGCTGTAGGAATACCAGTAGCAGCTGGTTGAGCTGGAGTTTGAATAGGATTCATACCCAATGCAGGAGGTTGAGCAATATTAGGTGCTTGAATATTATTCTTATTATTAGGATTAGCTACAAGAATGATAAGTTTTACATCTTTAAGATAATTCCAACGATCTTTAGACATCTTGATCGTAGTCTTATTCTTTTCTTCATCATATTCAAATAATACAGCAGGTGGATAATTAAGTTCTTTTGTAGATTTCAATGCATCTGCAATACTATTAGCAATCGGATAAGGTTCTCTTGTAGTTTGTCTATATTCAGGTTCAGAAATAATAGCGAAGTTAAGTGTTCTCATAAAGGCATCTTTAATATTATCGATAATACCTTCTTGGAAAATATCCATCACTAAATTCTCCTTTCTATTTAATCAAATTTAAATCCTTCAGAAGAAGGTTCTTGTTGTTGTGGTTGTTCTTCAGGTTGAGCAGGCTGTTGAGGTTGCTCTTGTTGTTGGTTATCTTTATAGATAAGAGGCATAACCTCATTAATCTTAGAACCAATTTCGTTCTTAATAGAATCGAAGTCGAACTCTTCAGTTATAACTTCTACCGATTCATTAATACGGAATAAAGGCTTACCAGCAGTGTCTGGATCATCCATACGTTCTTTAAGAGCTAAGAAGATTTCTAATAATTGACCAAATTGATTATCAGTTAAACGTAAGTAACTATATTTACCTTGAGCAGTGGTAATCATAGTTTCTTTTGCTTTTTGTTTATTACGGTATTTAACCATAGATCTATTATTAGGATTATCTCCACCATCTTTAACATCGATTACTAGATTATATGGGATAATCATAAAATCAGTAATCCACTTATGAGTTTTACCTTCGAATTCATATTCAAAAGTAGGTCCAGGTGCCATAATATCATAACCATCGAAATCTAATACTTGGTCTAAGAATTCTAAGAATTTCTTTTCATAAGAACCAACGTAACTAAACTTAGTACCATCTTTGAATCTATATTCACCAGAGATACTTCTATTAGCCAACATTTTCTTTTGCTGTTCTTCGTCATTGAGAATATTATAAGTACCGAATACTTTTACCATATTCTTCTTATACTTTTCTCTTAGTTTATCTTTACAAACTTGTCTACCACAAAGACGTTTGTACTTATTAATCTTATCATCCCATGGAGTTTCTCTACCACATACGATACAAGTACCATGGTCTTTTTTATTGATAAAATTAAATAAAACCCTTGCTGCTGAATATCCTTCTGGAATCAGCTCAGAGTGTTTCTTATCTATATGGGAGATGACTTTATCTTTTACATCACGGAAAGTGCAATAAGGACATCTTTCTTTTCTTTTTGCCATTAAATTTCACCTCACTAATTAGCTTATTAAGTCTTACTAACATGTTCAGAGCGTCATTATTTGTGGGTTTTACGAATATAGTAGGAAATTATAAATTAAACAAAATAATAAATTTTGTTTCAATGGAAGGAGGTAATCCCTATTGATTAACAAAGTTTTTGGTACGAAAACACTAGCTAAGGATCCTAAAGTTATCGAGCATAGTATTTCGATTAATCAGTTTAACCAACCACTCGTTTATACGAATGAGGATGCTACGGCTATTAAATTAATAGAATTGATTCTATTAAGACCTGGCACTTATCCAACTAGACCTAAAATGGGTGTAGGATTGGTTGAACGATATAGATATACTTTCTTCGATCATTTATATGAACTGGAGGATGACATTACTAATCAAATTCGGACGTATTTACCAGAATTTGAGAGTGTTGATGTAAACCTAACTAAAGATGAGTTAAATAAGACACTGTTTATTACTATATCTTTGGATAGTGTGGCATATAGTTTGGTGTTTAATAGCCAGACAAATACCATTAGTGTTATCTAAATTTTCAGGAGGAATCTATTACAATGGCAAATGAAAATCAAACTGAAAAAATCAGCCTAGACGAATTGTTAGGTGCTGATGAAGGAGCAACAACTGAGACACCTGAGGTTACTACTGTTACTGCTGAAGCAACTCCAGAAAAAGAAGTTGTTGAAGAAAAACAAGAATCCAATGTTGTAACTCCAAATATGACATCTGGTAATGATGTAAAAGCTGGCGATGCAGTAGATATCCAAGATATTGCTAAATTCAAAGAAGTAGTATCTGGTAACGAAGAATTCGCTAGAAAAGAAGAAGAACTCATCGATGAAAACATTGAACGAGTTAAAGGTGAATTGACAGCGATCATGAAACCATTAAAAGATAAATGTATTGAAATCGCTGATGAAAAAGCTTTAGAAGAAGCAGATAAAGAAGGTGGCGAAGCTACCGATACTGACTTAGAAGACGATGGTCTTGGTGCATCTGTTCGTGATAATACCGAAGTTCCTAAAACTACTAAGAAAGTAGATATCTCCAAAGCATCTTCTGTAACTATCGATGATGATGACTTCGCTGATCTTGACGATGATGATGTTATCGATGACCTCGATGACGACGAAAAGAAAAACGAAGCTGAAATCAAAGAAGCAGAAAAAGCTGAAGAAGAAGCTCGTAAACGTTTTGAAGAAATTAATAAAATTATTTCTACAAAAATTAAACCAACTAAAGATGAATTCGATATTAACAGTTTCGAAATTAGTAGCCAACCTATCAATATTAATACATCTTTGGAATACAGTACTGCAGCAAAAGAAAATACTCTTCCTACAGCTACATCTCCATTGTTTGCTACTGGTCGTAATATCACTATGAGTGGTTTGACCGGTTCTGAATTGGCTCAATTCGTAAATAATATCTCTAATATCTCTTCCAGTAACCAGGCTATTAAAGATACTTATGTTTTGTTATACAAACATGATGTATCTGAAAATAAACCAAGCGGTTATGTAAACTGGTTACGTTCTATTGCTTCTGCTGACTTGATCCACATGTACTTTGCTCTTTATAAAGCAACATTCAGTGGTTCTAACTACATTTCCTTCGACTGCCCTGAATGTGAAACATTCTTCATGACAGATGATATCCCTATGGATAAAATGTGGGAAGTGAATGAAAAAGCTTCTGATGAAGATAAGAAACGTCTTGATGACATTATTAAACACGGTGAAGTTGATGGTGGTATGGATACGTTCTCTGAAAAACTTATCGTTATCTCCGATAACTATGCGGTTAAACTTCGTCCATTGACTATCTTCTCTGATATCGAAGATACTTATATTACAGATGAATTCCGTACTAAGTATATCGCTATCATCCGTATTTCTCAATTCATTAAGAACTTGTACTACATTGATCGTGAACGTGGAATCTTGAAACCAGTTGATTTCAAACCAGATTCTTCTTCTGTTGCTAAAACTATCAAACGTAAAGTACAAGTAGTTGGTAAATTCATTAACTCTTTGAATTCTGACCAATTCTCTATCTTAAATCATCACATCTTTGACCTTGAAACTAAAGTCAATGGTACTGATGATGTAATTACTTACTTCATTCCAGAACAAGAATGCTTGGGCACATTCAAGAAAGGCGACTACGCTGGTCAAGAATGTACTCATAAATTCGAAAAACAAATTATGCATCCTCTTAACATGCTTTTTACACGGCATCAATTGGGACTCCGGAGCATCTAACACAACGATTAGTTTCTCTTCAAACTTATTATCGTAGTGGCTTCAGCTTAATTGATGCACCTGATAAATCTATGGCTTATATTCATTCATTGTATTATCTTCAAATGAAACGTCTAGCACAAGAGAAGAGAGAAAAGCTTCTTAAGTCTATTCAACAGTATAAGCAAGATAGACTAAATCGGGCTCACAGTAACGTTAGAAAATCTACTCGTGATCTCTACTTAGAAAGACAAGAACAAATGGTTCAACGTGGACCAAATAGGAGGTAGACAGTGATAGTTTCTGAGTTCCTAGAGAATATCTACAAGAACAAACCAGAAAACGTTATATTTACTAATATATTTGATCATTGTATGGTCGTGTATACCGTTTTCAGGAAGTATATTACTGAAGACACGGTAAGTATTACTGTCGATTCCAAAAAAGCAGTTAAAAACTCTACATGTATATTTACTTGCAGAGCACAAGAGATTCCCTATGAATATATGGCTACTGTTTACAATAACCAAGTAGTCCATTTATATGGTAGCGACTTTACCATTAAGACTAGTCTTAATAAAGATGGTACTGCGGTTATTAAAGTAATTAGAATGTGACCATAAAGCGGTATCCAATATTGGATACCGCATTCTCTTTAACAAATTATTAATTTATAGAAAGGAGAGAAAATATGGCAAAGAAAGATCATCTTAAGGTAGAGCTTCTTGACATTGATGCTTTTGTCAAGGATAACAATCTTAAAGAGATTACCAACCCTATCTTCTTTAATCAGAATAATACACCAACTCCAGATGGGTTATTATCTAATGAAATTTTTGGTATTACCAAAGACAGTAGAGCAACTACTTTTGCATATATCAACTTACATGGATATTTCTTAACTCCTCTAGCTTATAAAATTTGGCAACGTATTGATAGTAAAATTACTAGCTGTGTATATGGCACAGAAACCTTTAAAATTCAAGATGGTAGATTAGTACCAGATCCAGATGGTGGTACTGGTTTGGACTTCTTACGAGAAAACTTTGATAAGTTTGAATTCCAAAAGAATAACTCTCGTATCCGTAATAAGAATATTGACTTCTTATTGAAATATAAAGACCGTTTGTTTATTAAAAACTTTATTGTTATTCCTGCATTCTATCGTGATATTAGTACTACTGATAAATACGTTGGTGTAGGTGATATCAATAAGTTATATAACAATATCCTTATTGCTACTAGATCTTTGATTGAATACGAAGATTATGGTTTAAGTATTGGTGATTCTATCAAAGGCAGAATTCAAGATAGTTTAGCTAACCTTTATGAATACTTCTCCAAAGATACTATCTCTGGTAAATTTGGTTTGATTCGTAATGCGGCTAGTTCTAAAACATCTGACTATTCTGCTCGTCTAGTTATTTCTTCACCAAATCTTCGTACAGAAACTATTGAAGAATTTAACGTAGACTTAGATCATTGTGCATTACCACTAGCATCTACTATCACAAACTTCTATCCATTTGTAGTTACATATATCAAGAACTTCTTTGCAGTTCAGTTACAGAATATGTCTGTTATTCCATATTATCAAAAAGATAAAGATGGTAATATAGCAAAAGAACCTATTTATTTAACTCCTAAGGATTATCGTATTGCTTTCTCTGATGATGTTATTCATTCTGAGATAGATAGATTTATCCATGGCTTTAGCGATAGATTCAGACCTATTAAAGTTCCAGTAATGCCGAATAAATACAAAATCAATGAAGTTGAAATGAGATTTGTTGGGTTTACTGTACCTAAGTCAGATTTAGTAGCTAAATTAGAAAGAGGTCAAAATATCTCCGAAGGTTTATTACCAGCATCTTCTCGTAGTATGACTTGGTGTGACTTATTCTATATAGCTGCTGTAGATGTAACTAGAGATAAAGCAGTATTGATTACACGTTATCCTATCGATAGTTGTTATAACCAATTCCCATCTCTTATTAACGTAAACTCTACAGTTAAGACAGAACCTATGGTTATAAATGGTAAGTTCTATAAGACTTATCCTCTAATCAGAAAAGAAGATATCGGTGTAAATACATCTAACTTATTTATCGATACTCTTCAAATTTCTAACGTATATTTAGGTTCTATCGGTGGTGACTATGATGGTGACCAAGTAACAGTTAAAGGTATCTATTCTACTGATGCTAATAAAGAAGTTAGAGACTTCTTACAATCTAAAAATAGATATATTTCCTTTGGTCAAAAGAATATCATGAAAACTACTAATGAAGGTGCTATTGCTCTATACTCACTTACATTAGACTTAGAAAAACCAGGTACTTTTACAGAACCTGAATTCAAATATTAGGAAGGAACGTAGAAAATGGAAACAATGCAAAACTATCAAGCTGGTCCTGCTGATCTTTTCATACAAACGGTGGCATCAAAGATGTCTAAAGCTTTTATAGAAACTATTCAGGAGCAAGGTTTTAATCCAGCTATTGTAGATGTGGGTACTCTACAAAAAGCAATCATTTCTGAATATATGAAAAATATTCTCTGTTGTGTATATGATAGAGTAGATTATGATAATATTCGTCTTACATCTATTACAAGAGAAATATTCGATAACAAAACTAGTGACTTTTATACTATAGATATTATGGAATACGTTAGACTTGTAGCATATGGTAGAACTCTAATGAGAGAATCATCTGATTATGTTGATCGTCGCTTCTTAATCTATTTAAATATTCTAGTTGGTGATTACTTCGGTATGTTTAAATTAGCTGATGGGTTTGATGCTGAACGTAGTAATATCGTTAGTGAAGTTATCCGTATTACACCATATGCTAATATGAAAGCTAAATATGAATTATCTAAGAATTACTATACTAAATTCGGTACAGGTGATGAACTTAGACAACTGGAAACAAACTTCAAGAAACTAAAAGCTTTATATGATGAAAAATACTATGCAGAAAAGAGTGAGACAAATGATGGAGCTAAATAAAACTGTCTTAAATCGATTTGAAAGTGAATTGAAATATACTAAGTTGGATATTGTACTAAAAGCTTTAACCGATTCTGTATATTTACAATCTATGGATAATCTAGAATTCAAACCTTCTAAGATTATCTCTAAAGTTTTAGAAAATAATCCTATTATTAAACCAAATATTCCAATTTCTGATATAGCTGTATATTATATAAATGATGTGGTATTTCTTAAACATGCAGAGTATAAAGGAATTGATATAACTCATTACCCATACTTTGATAATGGTACCTTAACATTAATGAACTATGAACACTTCAGTCGATATGTTGACTTATCCAATCTAATTGACATCTTCCGTGATATTTTCTTCAGAAAATATAATTCAGATGATGCTTCTTTATTCATGGATATTGCATTGATACAATATTTAGAAAGAATGATTAGTTCTGGTAAAGTTACTACGGTAGACGTAATGCGTGTTGAAAGTAATAAGTACTTTATTAATCAAATGAATAAGAAATACAACCTAATTAATTTCCCACATATTTATATTAAATAACAAACCAAACTCGGAGTACCCAATATTGGGTACTCCACTTATTTTCGATCTTTTGGTAAACTGTTAAATAATCAGAAAGGAGTATATATTATGCGATTATGGGGACTTAAACTTGTAAATTACATTGGTATATACAATGGCTGTGGTCGAGAACAAATCACCATCGACTTTAGCAAATGTAAGAATAGTATATTAGTAATTAAAGGTGATAATGGGTCTGGTAAAAGTACTTTATTTAAAGCTCTTAATCCATTTAGTGACCCAACCAGTGCACTTATTCCTAATAAGAATGGTGCTAAAATTATATCTTATCTTATGAATGATGGTTCTATAGTTCATATAGAATATCTTTATAAGATATCTTCATCTGGTCTTAGAACTTCTACTTGTCATATCAAGAAAGAAATTCCAGGTGCTGGTATTACAGAAATGAATCCAAATGGTAATGTCAAAGATGCTAAAGAAATCATATGTCAATTGATGGATATAGATTCTGGTATTATGACATTAGCACAATTATCTTCTGACGATAGAGGCTTAGCTGATAAGACTCCAGCTGAACGGAAGAAATATATCAATTCAAAGATATCTGAGTTAGATGCTTTTAATGAAATCTATAAAAAGATTAGTAAGAAGTCTTCTTCTCTTAAGTCTATGCTAAATAGTCTCACTACTAAGCTAGACGCTATTGGTGATACTAGAGTTATCCAAACTAATATTGGACATCTAGAGAACCAATATCAAAATATGGATAAAGATAAAATTGAATTGAATATTCAAATCAAAGAAACTAAAGATAGACTAGAAACTATTAAGTCTGATATTAGTGATGCTTTGTTAGCTAGAGAAGAATTAGGTAATCTTAGAACTACTTTACGTAATTATGAAAGTAAGATAGGACAAGATATCGAATATTCTGATGCTGAATTAGTTAAGTTGAAATCTTCTATAGAGTTAAAAGAAAAAGAAAAAGAATCTGTAACTAAAGATATTGAATCTTTGAATAATAGAAGATCTAAGATTAACGAAAGTATCATGAACAAAAGAGTTCAAATAGATTCTTTATCTGATGATGATACTATCGAAACTATTAAGAACCAATTAGAAACTCTTAAGATAAATAAAGAGTTAGTTGATACTAGATTTAAGAGTCTTGGTTTTACTAAATATGAAGACGTCTCTGTAGATGAGTACAATTATGCTATAGAAACTATAGACGAACTTCAAAACCTTTCCCAAACTCTCCTAAACCGTTACGATGACAACGTAGTATTTGATAGAATGGCTTTAATTGTAACTAATCAGGCCAGTTCCACTGAATATAACTTAGAATCTCTAGAATTCCTTAAAAATAGAATTCAAGAGATGGAAAACAAATTATCTGAGCATTATAGACTAGAAAAGATAGCTGAAAGTTATGATAAGATTCCTAAGGATTGTAATAATCTCAATTCTTGTTTCTTTATCAAAGATATCGTAGAAGCTAAGTCTAAATTACTAGATGCTAAAGAAGTATTACAATTAGAAGAAGAATTACAGAAGACTAGACAAGAAGCAGTTGAATATAAACGACAAATGGATATTCAAGCTGAAGCTATAAAGGATTCTTCCATAGCCGTTAGTTTTTTAAGTCTTATCAAGAGCTCTTTAAATATCATCACTAAATTTCCAATTAAATTGAAGTATGAAAATGATTATGATTTACTCAATAATCTATTCTACTCTAAATCAGTTGGTTTAGAAATAGACTTACGCCCATATCAAGAATATCAAAACTTGTTTATTGATTCTAAGTCTTATCAAAAAGATATTGATGAATTAGAAAAGCAATTAATGAGTATTTCTAATAGTTCTACTCTAATAGTACAACTTCGAAACGATATCGAGTCTCTTGAAAAAGAATATAATCAAATTAGTGTAGAAATTCAAGAGAATAAAGACAAACTCAATACTATTTCAGATGTAATTATAGCTACCTCGGTTAATGCGACTAGATATGAAGAAAATCTAGCATTATATGGTGAGTATAAATCACTTAAGAATAAAGAAGCTGAATTAAGTGATCTTGTATCAAAGAATCAAGACAAATATCAAGAGTCTATCTCTCTAGAAACTAAATTGACAGAGTTAAATAACCGTTTAACTAGATTAGTTAATATAGAAATGGGAGATATTCAATCTCAAATTCAAAAGCTTAAGTTTGCATTAGCTCAATTCGATGAATATTCTATTGAGTATGCTAATTATGCTGAAGAATTCAATAAAGTAGAAGTAATTAAGAAATATTGCTCCCCTACAACAGGTATTCAAACTCTATTCATGGAAATGTATATGAATAAAGTTATTGGTATTTCTAACTCATTATTATCTATGCTATTTGGTGGTGAATTTGTATTACAACCGTTCGTAGTAAATGAAAGAGAATTTAAAATGCCAGTATTAGGTTCTGGTATTCTAAATGATGACATATCTTCTATGAGTACTTCTCAAATCTGTATGATTAGTATGATATTATCCTTTGCATTATTACATGAATCCTCTTCTATCTATAATATCATTAAGATAGACGAATTAGAAGGTGGTTTGGATACACAAAACCGTCTAGCATTCTTTGGTGTATTACAAAACTTAATGCAAGTGCTTATGATTGATCAATGTATTATGATCTCCCACAATGCTGAACTTAATATGGGCTTTATGGATGTAATTGTATTGAGAAATACAGATCCTACAAGCAACTATAAAGAAGGTAATGTAATCTTTGAACTTTAAGCGAAAGATATTGGAGTATCTCATATGAGATACTCCATATTCTTATCTAAAATTCATCAGCAGCACGACTACCAACTAATTTAAGTTTGTATGTTTTGTTGATAGATGCATTACGAGCAATACCATTACGGATATCAACCACACAGCCACCCAAGATAAAGTCTGCAGGGATAGGCATGTTTGGTACTTGTTGTCCAGTACGTGTATCGATTACTTCAAACCATTTATTTTGGTTAGATTGGTCATATACAACTACTGTTTCAACGAATGGATTGGAAGAATTAAGCATAGCATTTTGTTCTGGAGTCATATTTTGTACATATGCATCAAAACCAGAATCACCATCAGCTGTTACCATACCAGTAGTAGGGTCATTATAAACTGGAACACCCATTTCTGGAGTATTGATAGTTGCTGGATGGATATTACGCATAGCTTGAGGAATAGCACCCATAGGAGCATTCATAAATGCATTGAAGCTATCCATTACACGTTTTTCATCACTATCAGCATTGGAGTCAATAGCAAGTTCTTTATGTTTAGACAATTCAAGTCGATGAGCGTTGGTAATAGTATTAGCCATTTCACGAGCAATAGAGATTTTATTGCTATATAAAGAACCAAGAGTACTAGTCATATTGGAAATGTAATCGTATTTCCCTTTAAGAGTACGAGCATGACGTACATCTTCAAGATCTTTACGAACTGTTTGTGCAAGTTCTTCGATTTGTACAGCAGTTTGAGTCAATACATTACGAGGAATATCGTAAGTACTGAAATAAGTTTTGTCTGAGTTCAAAGGAGTTTTAGCTGGTTCTTTATTAAGATCATTAGGGTCTACAGCTTTAACTGCTTTTTTACGTGCTGGTTTCTTTTCTTGAGTATATTCAGTAGGAACACTCAATTCTTTAGAATCCATTTTCATTAATTCACCCATAGGATTAAAATTCTTAAGGGCATCTTTTTGACGTTCTTCCTCTTCAGTATAGAACGTTACTGGTTGTAGTAATTCATTACTCATTATTATATACCTCACATTTTCAAAATTATTTTTCTGATTTACCTTATTGTATAAATAGTGAATTTTAACGAGACACCTAAATAACTAAAATTGAAAGGAGTTGTGATAATATGCCTTTAATCCCCGGTTATCCTAAAGGATCTGATCTAACTGTAATAGATGTAAGATATTCTGGTAAAACAAAAGATGAAGAAACAGGTAAATGGAAAGATGATTTCCTTAATATTATATATAGAGATAATGTAACAGGTGAGAAGAAATCTTGCCTTAAAATGAAACCAAAATTTACTTACTACATTCTAAAACCTGAAAAGGTTACAAATTATCATCAATTTTTCGTAAGCAAAGATGATTTGATTGAGTGTGAATGTGAGTATAGTAAACTAAAAAGAGATATTTGCGATAGACTCGGTTTAGATAGAAGCATAGCTTATGAAGGCAATAGTGTATTAGCTGATAATCGTGTATTTGAAGCTGATATTAAAATCGCTGACTTCTATCGTATGAAGTTTAATGAAGAATATACAAATGATATCATTACTCCTACTAAGTCATTCCTAGATATCGAAGTTGATGGTATTAATATCAAAGGAGACTTCCCAGAACCTGGTGAGTGTCCTATTAATGCCGTATCATATCTTGAATTTGAAACTAAGACAATTACTACTGTCTTATTACGAAATCCAGAGAATCCTTTAATAGAAAAATTCGAAAAGAATCTTTCTAATTATGATAAAGAATTCAAAGAACTCCTAACCCAAGTATTGGGTGGAGAAGAAATGGTTAAGAAATTCGAATTAGAAAATCTTACAACTAAGATCGCTTTCTATGACGATGAAGTATCCATGTTACAAGACTTATTTGGTTATATTAATTCAAAGAAACCTGACTTCATTCTAGCATGGAACATGGCATTCGATATTCCATTTATTATTCAACGTCTTAATAACCTAGGAGTAGATGCTGCTGATATTATGTGTGACCCTATTGTATTAGGTGAACGTAAATGTAGTTACTATGAAGACTTGTTACATAAGCAACAAATAGAAGCTCGTGGCGACTTTGCTGATATCAGTTCTACTTCTAACTACCTAGACCAAATGATTCATTTCATGTCTAGACGTAAAGGTCAATCTACATTTAAGAATAGTAAATTGGATTACATTGGTGAAGTAGTAGCAGGTGTTCGTAAGTTGGATTATTCTGATATTACAACTTCTGTAACTAAATTACCTTATTTGAATTACGATATCTTTGTTAAATACAACATGATTGACGTTATTGTTCAGTATTGTATTGAGCATAAGACTGGTGATATTGATTACGTATTCAATAAGGTATTACAAAACTCTACTTCATATAGCAAAGTACATAGACAAACTGTATACTTAGCTAACCGTGCAGTAATGTTGTTTAAAGAATATGGTGATTATGTTCTTGGTAATAACGTAAACCGTTTCAAAGAAAAAGATAATACCAAATATTCTGGTGCATTCGTAGCTAATCCAACATTGATTTCTGATAAGATTAAAACTAAGACCACTTTAGGCTCTACTATCAGTCTTATCGATAACGTAATTGACTATGACTACACTCGTATGTATCCATCTATTACTCAACAGGCAAATCTAGCTCCTAATACACAAATAGGTAGATTAGATATTCCAAATAAAGTATATAAGAACGAGAATGCAATTCATAATCCGAAGTATGTACGCTCTGGTGCTTATATAGAAGATTTAACTTCTGATAATTATTTGGTTTTTGCTAATAGATGGTTACATCTAGCAAACTTCAGTGAATTATATGAAGATATTGTAGAGTATTTCAATTATAATGAAATACCATATGATAGAAACTTCAATGCTGTAAGTAATCATTATGATTTACCTATAGCACCAGTACGTTATATGGGAGATGATACATTAATCAACCCAGTTCAATATATGCCTTATGAAAGAAACAATATTGAATTCCCTGGTTTGCCAGAACGTATTAAAGATGATATAAAAGAAATTTATAACAGAGGAGTTTTAAATGTATCAAGAGTTGACTTTAGCGACGATTAAAGGTATTCTTGATTACAATAAACTTATGAAAGCTCACATTCTTATGTGGTCCAATCAAGGTCAATCCTTGATTGGATTCTCTGAGAATGAATTAGCTCCATTTGTAATCAAAACTTTAAATGTTCGTCCAGACTTTATTCCACCAGAAACACAAAACTTCGTGGTTAAAGTAAATGATCTTACTAAGTTTAGTAAAGTAATGCTTGAGAAACCAGAATCGACTAAACTGTATATGGATTTAAATGAAATGTATAGACCTAACCTTTTTGCTAAAGAAATGGTTCTATATTCAAATAAATCTCCAGTTGATTTAATACCAGCTTTTGATTTTCCTAGATTCAATGATTTATATTACAGTGCTTATATGGATTGGCATAACTCATATAAAGTATTCGAATGTAATGATATATCTCAACGACCAGAATTAGATAGTATTTTAAATTCTAAATCTTCTGATGGTATTATCAGAACAGTAGTCGATGGTAGAGCATTTTATGTACCTCAGCCATTCTTAAACGTACTTAAGAAAGATACAGTAAGTTTATCACTACTAGAGAATTTCAATAACGTAAGAACATATTTGGGTTGCTTTGAAATAAAGAAAGCCAAAGGGGTTATTGAAAATATCTATTTCCGTAGCGTTAAGCTAGATAATATGTAGCGATAAATTAAGCCCGAGAACATTAGGGTAATCTAAGTACTTTAAGGAGGTTTTAATAAATGGCAGAAAATAATAAAGATATCCAGAGTATGATGGATACTCTAGATAAAACCAAACGCTCTCTTTATTCTGATATTTATTACGACACCGATACTACTAATAGAGAAATCAGGATGCTTCGAAATAATCTTGATGCTTCTCTTCAAAAGATTAGTAATGTAAATCTATCCAATACTGGTCTGGCTAATATTAGTCAGTTATATACTAAGACTCTAAGCAGTAATCAACGTCGTAATCAAGACTTAATCGATAGTATTAATTCTACATTAGGCAATGCTACTAATATGGATAGAGTCATGGGTGTTTATATGGAAAACACCTGGATTCGTGATATTGATAGAGATATCGATATGGTATGTAAATACCTTCCTAAATTAGAACAAGCATTAGCTATCCAACGGGAGCATGTATTCGCTGCCGATTCATTCTCAGCCAATCCTGCAATTATTCAATTAAAGAATAATCCAGATGATGAAGCTGGTGATGAAAACATTCAACACATGATCCGTGTTCATAACTTATATGAAAAGATGGATCAATGGTATAATGAAATCGATAAACGTGGTGAAGTCTTCGTTTATTGTGTCCCATTCAATAAAGCAATCAAAGCTCTACTTGATGCCAAGTCTAAATCAGTACTTGGTGGGGTAGAGCTTGGTGCTATGAATGAAGATACTTTATTTGATTCTCCTGAAGATAAATTCAGTATTCAGGAAGCATGTGGTGAGTTTATTGATGATTTATCTGACCCAAAACGGCATAAATCTAATCAATCTGACACATCTATTATGGAATCAGTCGGTAATATCGATGTATCAATAGATACTAGTAGGATTCTTAGTTCTGCATTGAAAGATCAATACAAAGCTATGAAATTCTTTAGCGAGAACGGATCGTCTTTATTTTTTAACGAAGCAGATAATTCGATCGTAGGAGGAGCCGATACAAATAATTTCTCCAAGTTCTCTGGTGACCCAAATTCTATTTCTAGCGGTGGTCTTTCTTTAGATGGTACTTTTGTTGCAGGTAACAATCGAGGAGAGAACAACGTTAATATCCCTGGTTGTATTATTAAGAAACTTGATCATGCAATGATTAAACCATTATACATCGATGACATTTGTTTAGGATATATCTATATCGAATGTGATAAAAAGATGGTAATGGAACAAACTACATTCTCTAGTACTATCGGTGGTATCAGACCTGGTAATGCTAATAGAACTAACTTTGATCTTCAAGGTTCTCAAGGTAAAGACGCAACTATTCTTAAGAAGATTGCAGCTACTATCTCTGAAAAAGTTACAAGTAAATTTGTAAATGCTAACCAAGACTTAGCTAAAGAGATTTATCATATTTTGGAATACAATGCTAATATTGATGCATCCGGTAAAGTAAGCAAGATCAATATCACTTTCTTACCACCTGAAGATGTACAACACATGTATTTCAAATTTAACTATGAAACTAAACGTGGTATCTCTTCTCTAGAAAGATCTTTATTCCCAGCTAAACTATTCTCCTGTATGTATATTACAAACGTTCTTCAAATCCTAACTCGTGGTGATGATAAACGTGTATACTATGTAAAACAAACAGTAGATACAAATATAGCCGGTGTATTAGGTTCAGTAATTAACCAAATCCAACGTGGTAACTTTGGTATTCGTCAGATTGAATCCATGAATAACGTATTGAATATGGTTGGTAAGTTTAACGACTATATTATTCCTAGAGGTCAAGGCGGTGATGCACCAGTTGACTTCGAAGTATTACCTGGACAACAAGTTGAGGTTAAGACTGAGCTTATGAATATGCTAGAAGAAATGGCTATTGATAATACTGGTACTCCAATTGAAGTAATTACAATGAGACAACAAGCAGATTATGCTACTCATTTAACTATGACAAATACAAAGTTCCTTCAATTTATCAATAACCGTCAAGCAGTGGTAAAGAATCTCTTCAATAAAATCTTAACTCGTATCTATAACTATGAATTCAATATAGATAATTCTAGATTCGATGATATTGAATTACTATTACCACCTCCAGTATATTTGAACGCTATGAACAGTTCACAAATACTAGACTCTGTAAATGCAATGGGTGAAGCTATTGCTAAGCTTGAGTATAGTGATGATGAATCTGATAAACAAATGGAATTCTCTAGATTCCTTAAGCGTAATTTATCACAACACGTGCTTCCTAAGGACATCATTAACAAATCTAAAGATGAAGCTGAAATGTCCTTGGCTAAACGTAAAGGTGATGAAGAATAAAATATTCTGCAGAAAATATCCCACTACCCAATATTGGGTAGTGGGGTATCTTTTGCTTTATTTTTAAGCTATACTAGCTAAAATACTACCAGCTGGATTTCTTGGAGGATACAGTGTAACCACCAGTTTCACCAGGGTTAGGCATTTTAGACAAAGCATCATAAGCGAATTTAGCTTCTTCGAATTCTGTGTTTTCATTGATCCAGTCAAGGAATTTTTGAGCCTTATCTGTAACCAATGGACCAGTAATAGGATAACCATTGAAGGTAATGTTCAATTCACGCCAAGAGATATCGCCTTTAGTGTAGTTGTACATAGAAGTTTCTGCAGATGTAGGTTGAGCAGATACGATCAAATAAGCTTTTTCAATGAAACGTGCTGTATTGTCAGTAGTGAAATACAAGAATTGGAATGTTTCATGTTCGAAGCCAGCTTCAAGAGCGGATTTATCACGTTCAGCACCTGTTTTCAAGATACCGTTATAACGTTTTACTGTAGAACGAGGGTCTTTTACGCCACGTAAGAACAATTCATGAACTTTAGTGAAGATAGAACCAGAACGTTCATTGTATCGCATGGAGAATGTAGAAGCAGATTGCATAGTAGTTTGAGTGATGATATTAAGGTTATTTACACCATCGGAAAGTTCGTTAGTGTTTACACCCATATCTTCGATACCATCTAAGTTCTTGAAGTCATATTCAAGAAGATGACGATAGTTTTCAATCAATACTTTGTAATCATCGGATTCGTTTTTCAATACGTTAAGGAAATCAGGAATTTTCAAAACGATCAAGAAACCATAACCAGTTTCATACAAGTCCCATTGTTCCAAAGCGGAGTAGTCAACTACGCCACGAGTAAGCATGTATTTAGTAACATTACGGACTGGTTTGGTACCAGCGAAAATGTTTTTAATAGTATTTGCCATAGTATGTCGTCCTCCTTTCTATTATAATACAGCGTTTTCGCTGTTACGAATAGCTTCGATTTTGAAGATTTCAGTTTGAATGAAGTTACGGAATGTAACTTGGATACGAGCATAGAAGATTTTGTTCATGTCGTAGTTCAAGTCTTTAGTGTAGATAACTTGAATTGTTTCAAACTTACTGGAGTGACGAGCAATGATGGATTCAACGTCTTGTTTGTATTGTACCAAATCATCACCATCCAAGAATTTGTAACGGTTGATTGGACAACGTTGACGGATTTCACGAATTAATGCTTGTACCATAAGTACGTTATTACCCCAGCTCAATTGAGTGTAAGCACGTTGTGCAGTGAATTCGGAGTCCATAGTCAAGACACCATCATAGTAAGTTGCATAGTTGATGCGGTTGTCATCGAAGAATTGTTTTTGATCACCGGATTTAGGAGTATGTTTTGGTGTGAAGTTGATAGTACCATCAATTACATCATCAAATACGATACCATAAGCTTGACCACAGAATGGACGAGATACACCATTCAAGTAATGGTTAACAAATTTAACTGCCATGTTGTAAGTGGAAGTTACTGTAATTTGTTTACCAGAGTATGGGTCAAGGATATCCCAGTAGTTGCTGTAAAGCATAACGAATTTAGAACGAGCGGATTCTGGAAGTTTAGATACTTGGTATTTAATATCTTGGAAGGACATCAAGCCTTTAGTACCCATATCTTCGAAGTATTCGCAGTCTTCACGGAATGCTACTAATTCTTCAATAGAACGTTTGATTGCAGCAGGATAGTTGCAGTCGAAGATAACGTCGATACGGTTATTATCTACGTCGTAGATAGAATCGCCTTGTTCGCAAGAGCCATTGAATACCATTTGAATTTGTTTGTAGTAGTATTCAAGGTTAGCCATAGGGTTTGTGCCAAAACGACCGTTGGAACCATTAAGCAAAGAAATACCATTCAAGTTGTTAAGGTTAACGGAAGTAGATTTAACACGGATGTTGCTCATCTTTTTACCATACAAATCTGTATTGTAAAGCAAGTCGCAAAGAGCCATTTCTTTTTCATCACGACCAGAGATGTATGCTAAGTTTTTGTAGAATTCTTCCCAGTATTCTTCGAAGATACGAGTACGAATTTGACGAGAAGTTTTAGTATTTACAACACGAGTAAGAGACATGTTCAAACCAGAGTCACGAATGTCTGGGTTCAAGGAGAACATGAATGTTTCAAGTTCAGTTAAAGTACCATCTTGGTTTTCTTCCATAACTTTCAAGATATAGGAAGCATAAACGATTGGGTATTTAGTTGTGTTGTTTCTATAGATACGAATACGTTTGTTAGAAACACCACGACCGATATCAGTGAACAAGAAGAGTGGGTAAGAACCATCTTTACCCAAACCATTGTGAGTATGAGAAGCTTTCAAAGCTGTCTTATAGTCACCAGGGTTGTTAGACACCATATCTACAGATTGAAGTGTGAATTCAAGATCAGCAACTTGAGTCATGATAGGTGTAGAAGCTACAGAAGAAGTTGTTTCTTCACCAGTAGCATTGTCACGATAAAGAGCTTTACCGTTTTCATCTGTTTTTTGAATATTGGTTTTTGTTACATTTGCAATGACAGCAATGTTAGCCAATTTAGCATCTTCTGCTACGACACGACGAGCGAAAAGACGACCACCAGCTTTTACAAAGCTAGCAGCTGTCAATAAGGATTGACCATGACGAGAGAAATCAATATTATTGCCGTAATAGTCGGCAAATTCTTGAGCACTTTCGATTTTGGTAAATTCTTCAGGTCCTTTGTCAGAGGAAAATGCACTGAAATTGATAGGTCTATCAATAGTAACTTTGATAGTATTATCAATAGGATTAATTTGACTTTGATCGTCCCAAATGAACCGTGTTCCAGGAGCTGGCATAGTCTTAGTTCCTCCTTTATTTTTCTTTTAATTCTTAAGAAGTTAAAAAAGTTTATATAAACCTTCTCAAAGAGAGGCAAACTTTAATCATATGTTAAAGGCCACTTCCGGTATATCGCTTATAAATCCTTACCAGTAACGATATTCTCTAATGGAGAATCAACCTCGCTATCATTCAGAGCAGCATATACAACTGACTCGTTAAAGTTTTCAGAAGTAATTGCTGAATAAGGACTGATTATTTTGGCGATAGTCTTAATACCGATTGGAGTATAATTCTTCATATTGGTTTCGCCAGATAACCTGAATGGCACGTCTATATTATCTTTAGCCCGGCACAGTTCAGAAATCATAACGCCAAATAATTGAAGTGCTACGTTATAAGAAGCACCATTATAGGCAATATTATCTATGAAATAATTTTGAAGTTCATCATAACCAATGGTATTAGGAATAGCACCAGTGATTGCGAATAATTTCAAGAATTGTTCTGTATTTTCGATATCTTCTGGTACAAAGATATTTACAATAACCGGGTTGCCTTTTTTATAACGAAGAATCCGATAATCTTGTTTCTCTGATTCTTTAGTTAGTTTAATGCCTTTAATTTTATCTACCTTATATGGGTTCGTTAAGAATCTAGTAGGATAATTAAACTGCTTTAGAGAACCTCTTGTCCCAGTCTTAGAAACTAAGCAATAGTTCATAATACCCATGACATTAATAAATTCTCCAGCATAGGCAGCTAAACCTCGATCGAAAAAGATTTCAGGAATATAGAATTGGAATTCGCCATCTTGATTAAAGACTATGGAATCACCTACACGTTTTAGAAACGTCGGAATCTTTTGATCCATAATTTAACCTCCTTTCTTCAAGTTTATTATGTTGTCATGGATATAATTTGTGATTATTTACTGTGGAATATGAGGACCAACGTATCCACCCAATGTAGTTTTGAATACATTGTGCTTCCACCATAAAATCAATTCATTAGGTTCTTTATGTAGGAATTTCTTGAAATCCCCACCAGGTGTAATCAAGTTAGCAGGTATAATAGAATACCCAGGACGAATAATACCCGTAGGACCAAGAACAGTAACACCACCGGTACTAACACCACCAGTATTCTTACCGCCTCTAATAATAGAACCGACAATACTTTTACCAATTAGTTTACCACCATCTACAATACCGTCAGTAACGATACCTTTAACAGTTGCACCACCAGTAGTAATACCATCTTCAATAGTGAATTGAACGCCATTGATTTCACCGATAGCTGTACCACCATAGACTTTACCACCAGTAGAAGTACCACCATGTGCTTTAACACCAAATACGCTAGCACCAAGAGTAGTCATGTCCATACCAGAACGTTCACCACCAGTAACAATGGAGCTTTGAATAACTGGATTAAATGCAACACCATCGATTGTTTTACAACCAACAATATCTGCATCTACTACGAATAAACGACCTTCTTTAGCTTTAACTAAAGAACCTTCTAATTCTCCGTTACCAGATTTACCACCTTCGGCAATTGGATTGATTAGTTCACCAGCCATTACTTTACCAGCAACTAATGTACCACCGATAGATTGTGGATTGAAAATAGTAACAGATTTTTGATCTTTATTTACACCCATACCAACACCACCGAGTGCAATAGATGTATCTTCTAATGCTGTAGCAGAAACTACAGTACCAGCAGTTACATTACCATTACCATCAATAGTAGCATCTTTAATGAGGATATCTTTAAATAAACCATTCGCTGTTGCACCATAAGTTTTGGCGTTAACCATGTTAACGTCTACACCGAATAATTCATTATAGAGACCAATATATCTGATAGTAGATGTACGGATATTCAATACATTAGACATACCTTCAGTAGAGCAATCTACTTGTAAGATATAGTCAGTATTATCACAAGGGCATTTGCAAGTACTTGCAGTACCAACCTGACCAATTCCAGTAATAATACCAGAAACTTGATGTAAAGAACCAGCTTCTACATAACGGATAGTATATTTATTACCAGTTGTAATATCTACTTCTTTTGTAGTACCATCGGAATAAGTAATTGTTAATTTCAACATTCTAGTTTCTTTAACACCAACATCGACTACCATAAGAGCATCTAATTTATCACCAGTATTTCTGCAGTCACAGCTGCAGCCATCAGCAACCCATTGGGTGCCACCATACATATCAAAGATATTATCTCTATATCTATTATTCATTGCATAGATATTTAATGGAAATTCACCTTCGGAATAATGAATCTTGCTCATTATATTTAACCTCCTTTTCTAAATGATTATCTAAATGTTTGCCGATCAGCTTCGTAATGGGCTTTAATATAAAAAAGAAAATAAAAGTATATTATAGAATTGAGTAGAGATAAGCTTATCTTATCTCTAAAAATTTTTATATTTTTCTTTATAGAAAGGAGTCATAATTATGACAAACGGTGACAAAATTATTGACACATTAGTCGACAATGCTGCAGGTATAGTTAAACGTGCAGCTAAAAAGGTAGTAAATGGTTTATTTGTAGACAAAGAACACTCTAAACCATATATGGAAGATAATGCTCCATATGAATACGCTTCAAGTAAGAAACATGAAGCTAATTTTACAGCAACTAATTTCGATGGTGGCTGGGCACCTATAGATAACTGGCATGAATTAACTGATCATCATATCGATGGTTTCGTAAGCTGGGATGATGTAACTGAAAATGACGAAGAAGAAGGGATGACAGTCACTCCCGATACAGGTATTTATACATTCCGTATCAATGGTCATGAATCTCGTTTCGTTGTATTAGAGCAATTCTGTAATGAGTTGGATATTACATATGATGAATATCGTAAAATTGTAGAAATGGCTCCAGAAATCTTCCCTGTATTGATTCCTCATGGTGAATTCCAAAAGGGTGTATTTAATCGTGAAGCAGAAAAGAATGCTGAATTATTAGAACCACATTATTTGATTTCTATTTCTGCTTTAACTCGTACTGTAGTTAAAATGAATTTCACATCTAGAGATGCTATTGAATTTAAGAAAGCTATCAATGCGTTTATCAAGAACGTAATTGCTTCTTGTCTTGCATCTTCTATCGAAGAATAATTTAAAGGGAGGAGAAATCCTCCCTTTTATTTTTTATTATTTTTTCTACGTTCCTGAGGGTATTTATGCTTTAAACACACCTATAATGACATATTATGCTAATCCAAAGGAGGTAGATATAAATGGGACCAGAGGAGATGATGGTTCAACAACAACCACAACCATTACGCCCTGTATACCAAATGAGCACTACCAATAAATCTTTCTTAAATATGCACTACTACCTCAAAGCGAGAGGTATAAAAAATAATAAATTCATGCTAGTTCTTTTCGATCCAGATTTAGCTGGGGTAGATCCACATGATCCTAACCTTAGCTTAATCATGAAGCAAAAAGTAACTAGAGAAGTAGTAAGAAACTATTGGTATTTTCTTCGTGAAGTAGTTCGGGTATACGAAGATGGTAACCCTAGAGGTGTACAATATAGATTAGACCGTGGTAACATGGCATTCCATTTCTGTACTCTTTATAACTTAAATATTTTCCTAGAACTTCCTCGTCAGGTCGGGAAAACCACATCTGCACTTATCCGTTATTTGTATATCTACAACTTCGGTAGTGCTAACTCTATTATTACATATCTCCATAAAGACATGAAAGCATCTAAAGAAAACTTGAACGATACTAAACGTCTTAGAGATATGCTTCCACCTTATCTACAAATGGCACAAGAATTCTCTATCGTAAATGGTAAGAAGAAAAAGATGCCTACTACTGTAGAAAAGATTCAAAACCCTATAACTCATAATGTAATTAATACATTACCTTCTGCTCGTAATGCTATGCTTGCATCTAACTTGCTTCGTGGTAAAACTATCACAATGCTATGGGCAGACGAATGGGCCTTCATCAAGTATAACGATATCATTTATTCTAATGGTATGCCAGCATTGAATACAGCCTTCCGAAATGCAGCTCGAAACAATGCACCTCATGGTTTTATCATTACAACAACAGCTGGTATCTTATCTGATGAAGCTGGTGTATATGCATATAAGATGGTACAAAATGCTACTCGTTTTAATGAACAGTGGTATGATCTTTCTTATAAAGACTTGATGGAACTTATCGATGCTAATGTAAACTCAATCTTCGTTCATATTAGATTTGGTTATGATGAATTAGGTCTAGGTGAACATTGGTTTGCAGATATCTGTCGTAAGATGAACTATGATATGGTTCGTATCCGTCGGGAAATCTTACTTGAATGGATTGATAAACCAGAAAACTCTCCATTCAATGCTAATGACTTAGAAACTATTCGTGGTTTAACTAGAGAACCAATGAAGACTGTACTATTATTAAATAAATATAACTTCAATATTTATTCTATTAATGGTACTATGTCTGCAGCTCACCCAGAAGGTCTTGGTATTCAACTTAATATGAGAAACGTACCAATGGATCCTCCAATTATCGGTGTCGATCCATCTGGTGGTTATCAACGAGATTATTCTGCTATCTGTGTAATTGACTCTAGGACTACAGAAGTTATTGCTGAGTTAAAATGTAACTATATTAGCCCTCCAGATCTCTGTCGTTGTATCTATTACATCGTTACTACAATGATGCCAAATGCAATTGTAAATATTGAACGAAATGGTGGTTTCGGTGCATCTATTATTCATAGACTTAGAGAAACTTCCATTAAAGATAATCTATACTTCGAATATAAAGATCGTGTAGTAGAAGAAACTAATGACGACTTTGGTCGTGTAATTAGACGTAAACAAAAAACAAAAGTATTTGGTCTAGATTCCTCTAAAGGAACTCGTGATGAATTAATTCAAATACTTCGTGAACGTGTAGAACTCCATAAAGATAAATTCAAATCTAAACTAATTCTAGATGAATTAGAAAAGATGACTGTTAAACGTAACGGTAAAGTAGAACACTCTGACAACTCCCATGACGATTTGACATTCGCTTATCTAATGGCTCTATTCGTTTGGTATAATGGTAAGAACCTAAAAGAAAACTGGGGTCTTAATAAAACAACAATCAAGACTGAAGAAGATGTCGATGAAATTGTAGGTATTCCTGAAGAGGAACAAAAATACGTTGACATCGTTGAAGAAATGGTTGTTAATGATGATGATAAGATTGCTAAGGAAGTTGAAAGACAACTTAAGGAACTTAAAGCTGGTATAGGTATGACAGTTGACGAGTTCTATAGAAAGCAACAAGCTAAAGAAGAAGAGCAATTCAAAATGATGATGCAAAATAGAGTATTCTTAGAAGCTTATGCTAAGTTCTCTCAAACTCCTATCAATGAATTAGAATCATTATACGGAACAGGCTCTAGAACTACGATACCTAATACAGTATTCTTAGGTGCTGATGCTGACTTAATAGAACAAATGGAACATGAAAAGAACTTTGCTCTAGCTAAAGTCAAAATAGAAAATTAAAAAATAAAAGAAGATTAGGAGTACCCAATATTGGGTACTCCATCTTTTTTTACTTAACGAAACGACAATTACGCTTATGGTTCATATGATATTTGTTATCATGGAGAGTCAACTCCCAACCCTCGTATGGGTCATTTTTTGTTCTTTCTGGTTTTGTAATAAGGATTGGTTCAATGATTTCATTACCAAAATCAGATTTGGTGTTTACCTTAGGATATAGTTCTTCGAATTCTCTGAACTCTGGAAGATCTCTAAGAATGTATCCAATAGTACGTAATTTGTTTTTATCATTACTGGATAATAGAGATTTGGCTTCCTCTACTGTTTTATTAAATAAAATTCCTTGTCTTGGTGCAATTAGCACACTTGTTTCATATCCACCATTTCTAGTAGAACCAGCGATCACGAACTGGTATCTGCTAATACCAGTCATGTCGATGATTTCTTTTAAAGAGATTAATGTTAAATTTTTGTCAATAATACTTTCTACTGCTTTTAAAGCAACTAAACGATCGTTTGTTTCTAAATATTGTTTCATCTTAAATTCTCCAAAATAAATTAAATAAACTAAAATAAATAAAATACTAATCAATAACTACATCACTCATAGATTTAAATGCTTCAACTACTGGATGAACCATATCGCTCTCACGGCCGCTTTGGTCTTTAGCGATATATTCTTCATATAATTTTGTACCATTTTTGATACAACGTTCGTATTCCTCACCTGTGTAAGGTAACATTGCCGTGATCATCATCGGCTTTTCAAGCTTCTCTGGAGCTGTAATGAAGATACGTTCATCTCCATTGATGTTGACTTTCTTTTCAATAAAGATTTCTACAGTGCAAATTAATGCTCTTTCGCAGATACCCAAAAGAATTTTCAAGTCGTTAATGTCAAGTTTGTGTTGTTGTTTCATTTTAGAAACCCTCCAATAAATTAAACAAAAAGATTAAAATAAAATAATTATAGAAACTTAATGTCTCTATTCACTTTTATAATATACAACCAATATTTCAGACTATTACAATTTTGCGAAGGAATGTCCCATACCCAATATTGGGTATGGGAAATATGGGTTAAAAGTTTATAACCTAGTTTACCATCTAGCAACCCAGATACCATTAGTAGTTTTAATAGTTCTAGTGATATGATAAGGGAAATCAGATGGGGTCATGATTGCATGCACTGGAGCATCTGCTTCGTTATGAACAGTCACAACGTTAGTTCCAATAACATGATTAGTATCTACAGCAAAAGAAGTGCTAATACTAGCCATGATACATAGAATCATTAAAATTAGAGTCTTTTTCATATTATTCTCCTTTTTGAGGGAAATACTCTGAATTAGATTTATTTTAAAGTTAGAAGATCATTCATGGGAACTAATGTTTTTACAACAAAACCACCCCATGTCTGATATCAGACATGGGATGATACGATTCCAAGAGCAGTTTTGTACAGTTGACCGGACTATACTTATTATAAAGTCCATCATTTATAAAATTACTATTTATTTTGCTGCATACTAAATAGTAATACTAAAAGGAGGTACCCTCGATGAACTTACAAGGTGAAAATAAGGCGGATTTTATCGTCGCAGAAGGTATGTTAGCTAACCTCTTAGCTAATTTCAATACCGAATTTATTTATAACACAGTCGAAGACTTATTACAATACCGCAGCACCCATTTTGATTTGCAACCTAAACACAATATCATATCAGCATTAGAAATTGCATTCAAAGATATGATAAATAACTACCCTGGTGATAAAGCTAATATATTAGAAGTAAGAGAACAAGTGTACAAAGAAATCTTACATAGACTTTGTCGAGATGGTTTATCTGTATCTTATGTGGATTCAGAAACTAATATCTATACTTTGGTTAAATACTTATATGATCTTTGCATCGCTAGATATGATTTATTTGTATTTACATTCTTACGTCGTTTTATCACTATCCAAAAAGACTATTTGTATACAGCTCTTCAATTGGATACTAAACGTAAGTCTAAAGATACAAGCACTATTTACAATAAGAATACATTTGAAGATCCTAAATTAGCTATTATCATTGCTAACTTAGATACAGTATTACAACATATCTGCTATGACTTAGATTTAGATATGTATAATGCAATGAGCTATATGTATTACACAGAAGAAGATAGAATAATCATGAACTACTTGACTAATTATATCGACTCTGGTGTAAATATTATCGATTGCTTCATTCGTCCAGTATTAACTAATCCATTATTGTTCAATCCATGCTTTGCACATTTGAAAATGCTTGGCAATATCAAAGACGTAGATCATACTGAAGTTGGTTATGATCCAGAGATGAATAATCATTGGAGAAATTAGGAGAATTAGGATACTATGAGAAATAGAACAGAAGACATAATAAAAGCACGTTATCAAGATATCGAATCTAAATTAGGTATCGGTAAGAAAGACGTCTATGGTGAATACTTCACTAAAGGAGCAGACGTTACTAAAGAATTCTTAGAAAAGAATGTTTTTCCAAATGCTAATGATTTTGATTTCAAAGATCCAGCTACTTCAGAATTCCCAGCATTGACTGATGAACAAAAACTTGCTCTTGGTCGTGATGCAGTTCTCATCTATAATACAGTACGTGATTATAAAATGGGTGATAATGAAATTGATTGGATTAAAGTAGCCAGAGAAGCTAAACTTCTTACCAATCGTCAATATGAAGAACTAGATTTAGAAAATCGTGATATTCCATTTGAAGAAAAACTCAATGTAATAAATAATATCAAAGATTTGATCATCGGTTCTGGTGAACAAATCTTCTTTGGTTTACAAATTGAATCTTCTCGTGAATTAAATGGTATGATGCCATTCGAATTAGCTCGTAACTATTTCTTACAAAATGATCAAATGTTTAAATTTGATCCAGAAAAAGAAGAGTTCGATGGAGATGTAACTGATTATAATAGATCTTATAGTCAATCTCTATATCTTAATGCTATCAAAGAGATTCTCGAGAAACCAGAGTTCTATGATCGTATCGAAAAAGAATTATCTGATCGTCTATATAAACGTACTATTAAACGTACTACAGATACTATCAAACAAATCTCTGATAAGAAACGTTACAATAATACTAAGAAGACAGCAACACGAGACACTTCTAGATTAGATGAAATGATTCGTTTATTATTCCCTGACTTAACTAAAACACAATCTCGTGTATTTGTGTATGCTATGTCTAAATGCTTCACTAAGAAGAATACATTATACGCAGCACTTACTTGCTATTTAGTTAATTCCAATATCATTTCTCTTATTCCAATCATGGCTTATAAGAAAGATGATTCCGAATTAACTGGTTCTGCTCGTATTCTTTATAATAACTTAACTGAAGTATTTAATACTATCAAAGAAAAGATTACTAAATAAAAAAAGAAAAGATATAGGAGTACCCAATATTGGGTACTCCATATTCTTCCGCTTAAAGTAATGGGTCTTTGTCTTGTACTCTAGAACTATAACCTTTTGAATTATTCAATACAAAGTTATTTACATATTCTAGATCGACATAAAAGACTATTTCAGAAATACGTTCTGGTAGAGGTTGTTTAGGGATAATACTATAAGTATTCCAATCTATAGTTACATCTCTTCTTTGACCAGCATTATATAGTTGAACGTCCATAAATACAGCAGGAGAAATATACTGCTCTTTAGCAGCCTCTGCTATATTGTAGAATGAATTATCATCTGGTCGTTTAATAGCATCGATAAAGTTGATTAATTGATCATGGTCTTTGATAGGGAATTCTTTAGAGTCTTCTACATAGTCAGTTGACATGTATTGACCCCAACCTTTTTCATTTCTAGTAGGTACCGCATCAAAGCACATATTATGATAAATGAATCTTTCTCTATTGACATTTTCACATGGGATATTAACTAAGTTTGTAGGATCCTTAGAGTAATATGTATAGAATTGAGGAGCTGGGAATAAACATTCCACATCCATAGATACAATAAAGTTATTATCTATTTGACCTTCTCTTTCACCTTCACCTAATTCTAGGTTATTAAACTTAAGGTGAGTATACATATCCGTCATTCTTATATAAAACTCATATTCACCTTTTGTACCTCTGAATTTGTACGAAAACGGCAAGTGTGAGTGCTTGTTTAAATAAGAAATGAACTCAAATAGCTTTAATACATCTCCATCACAGATATCAAATCCAGAATCTCTAGCAATAGCATAGATTATTTCCTTAGGTACTACAAAGTCTAAGTCGATATATTTAGTCTTAGTAGTTGGAGGAGCAAAAGCTAGTTGCATGAACTTATATAAGTCCATAGCATGGTTAAAGGAACTTACTTTAACCTTATAGTTGAATTCAACTCTAAGTTGTTCCATTTGAATAGATAATAGATTACCAGAAATATCATCTTTAAAGAAAGCATCATTAAACCGTGCTTTATTAGAATAGATATTCTTACCGAAGTTATATAAACTAGAGAATTCTCTATTATATTCATAATCCAAACGAGGAGTAATCATCAATGATGGTTTACCACGTTTAACGTAATCTAATAAGTCTTTATTTAAATAATCAGCTAAGATATTCTTACCAGCAATGAACTCTGATTTGAAATATCCATCAGCAAATCTACGAACAAACCAATTTCTCATATATTCTACACAAATAGAATATGTATGGGAGATAGAAGGAGTACAAAGACTCATGGTATGCTCTTTTTTGAATTTGCGAAGATCTTCTAGTCCCTTTGGACGTATTTCGATGATCTCCATATTACTTACATCATTAGTTTTACTGCTATAATCCAAGTTCTTATCTCCTTTCTTATGATAGTTTACTATTATGTCATAAAAAATAAAGAATGGCATAACTCCCTCGGATAAACGAGGGAGTATACCTATATATTCAAATTCTCTCAGTAATTAAACTTTGCAATACAGTAAAACCAGACTAAACGATACTAAGAGAATCGGAATACCTATAATTCAGTTTCGAATTCATAGATAGAAACGGAATAAGTTTCAAATTTCATAGATAATACCAATTCTGCTTCTTTTTCCATTTCTGATAAAGACATATCAGGTTTGATTCTATCTGTTTCTAATTCTTTGTTCAGGAATTCTACCAATGCTTCTTTGTCTTCGAAGTATTCTTCGAATTCATCACCGCCGTCTTCTTTCCAGTTACAGTAATAACCATATACTCTGAAATGAGTAGTGGAGAAGAATATATCATCGGTATCTGTATTGATGAATAAACCACAATCTGGTTCTTCAACAAATACGTCAAACTTAATACCTTCCCATTCTTTATCTATTAACATTTGGAAATGTTCTGGATAAGGTCGCCAAGCACTTTCTGTCGCTAATGTAAAAAAGACAATTGGTTTCTTATCTTTATAAGTTTCTGTAATTTCAGAACACCATAGGATTTCATCTCTAAGACTTTCTGTCTTTTGTTCATAAAATTCTGGTGGTATATCTAGAGATTCAAATACTTTTCTTATATATCTGATATTCTTATCAATAAAGTCATGAAAAGATTGTAACTTTTCAATTTCATTTGGTTCACAATAAAATGCGAACTCACTGTAACAATTATTTGCCATAAGTTTGTTCTCCTTCAGCATATTCATGGAATAAGGTTAAGTTTTTCACATAACGTTCAGGGTGTTTTAAAAACTCTCTGATTGGAATTACTGATGTTTTAGCAGCTGTTAGACCAGGCATCTCTTCGATAACTAATTGATTACCAAGAGTATCACAGAACTCTAAGAAGTCTTCTTTGATATCTTTACATTCTTTACCACCTAATAAAACATCACATGCGATACGGTAACCATCTGCACAGAGATAATCCATTACGATGAATTCATCCCAAGTACAAATAGAACCACTATCAGCACCTGGTCTGCGTTCTAATGTATTGACTACTTCACCATCTTTAATCATAATATTAAAACAGGATCGTTTTATGCCGTCTTTTTTACCTAGAGCTGCAATAGCTGCAATGATATCCAATGCACCAATGTATTCTAAAGCATATGCATCATCCCATTTTCTTTTAACGATTTCTTCAGCATATAGATCAGCGAACGAATGACGTAGTTGTTCAATTCCGATATCAACTACTTTAGATAGAAAGATGTTATATTTAACCATCTCTTCACTTTTTGGAGCATTATACATACCCCATTCTTGTAAAGCGTTTTTGCTTACATTAACTCTATTGAGTTTGTGTGAAAACATATGTGTTTCCTCCTTTATAAATTTGCCAGTATGAAATTATACTCGGCTTCATGGAAATAATATACATCTAAAATTTAGATTAAAAAAGAGAAGATATACCCATAGCCAATATTGGCTATGGGATATAATATCAATCTAAAATATTGATTACTTGTAATAGATCTTCACCGTTAAGTGATTCACTAATACGTTTAGTATGCTTTTCAACTGCACGTTGATACATACATTCAAAGTCTTCATCATCTAGCTTTATTATAGAATCAGATAGAGCATACTTCTTGAATACTGGTAATTTCTTCTTATATTGATTTACCATAGCAGAGAAGCCTCTATCTACCACTTCAATATAAGTAGTATCATTAGCACGAGTACGTCCTAATGATTGTCTAGCTAATACATGAGAACTAAAAGGCTCTGCTAATAAAATAGTTAGTTGTAGACCATCTATATCCATAGCAGCACCACATGATTTAGTTGTAGATAAGATAATTCTCTTTTCCAATTCAAATGGTTTCTGTTCTTTAGGAATAAGAGTAGTATAAACACCAACTTGTCCTTTTAATTCAGGATAAGCATATTCTATCCAGTCTTTAATAGATAAGATTGCTTCATTTGTTGAGATATATACTAGAGCTTTATTAACTTCTAGACATTTCTCTACCATTATACGAAGCATCTTAATAAAATTAGGTGATTTAGTACAATATTTAGCATAAGCATGCCCATTCAGTCCATGTCTATTCATACAACGTTGAATATCCATTGGTGATGGATGTGAATTGTATTGAATAGCGATATAATGTGTATGAGGATCATTATCCTCATCAAATAAATCTATTTTAGGTACAGTTTGGAAATATGCTTGATATACTTCATCTTCATCTCTATCAGATCTTTCTGGTGTAGCAGTAAGATAGATAGTTTTATACGTATTGGTAGCAAAGTCTATATGAGATACATTTTCGAATGATAAATGTGCTTCATCATATATCTTTAATCCAACACGTAGCATTCTAAATAATTCACCTACCTTATCCCAGCCATATTTGTCACCATATGACTTGATAGTTTGGTGGGAAGCCAATATATACTTTATCGAGGATATGTCTACTAGTCCTTTTAATACACGGGCAATAGAGCCAATTCCGACTAATTGATATATTTCGCTTTTAGATGTATCTGTATATTCTGTAATACGATCTTCCCATTGTTTAATCCAATCATTGGAAGATGTAATCATAATAGAACGTACTTTCATAATAGCCGCAGATACTACAGCTACATATGTCTTACCAACACCTGTATTTAGGTTTACAGATAGTTGGGATTTACCTCTGGTATAAGCATATTCTCCATTACCAAGAATAAAGCTCAAAGTCTTCTTCTGAACATCATTTCTCGGCAAGTAACGTAGAAAAATGTTTAAACCAGCATCGAATGGGTCACATTCTTTATCTATAGTTACATTGGTACCGAACCAATGCTCTAGTCTACTTAATGGAAATCCTCTAGGTATTGATAAAGTACGTTTATCTGGATCATACTTAATACCCAATGCTTCATATCTAAAATAGACTTTATTCCATCTACTAAATACTTTCTCTAATGGGAAACAATCTCGTTCTCTGTAATCGTGAATTACAGTACAAGTATGTTTAGCTACTATTTTAGAGTCATAAATCAAGTATTTTCACCTCCAGACTAAAAATAATCCCAGATAGGAATAACCTATCTGGGAAATAAACTATATTAATTCACTTACACCTTCAACAGGTTCTTCTGGTAATGGAAGATTGATAACAGGGTCTACCATATATTCTTTATAATGGTTAATTACAGCATCATCATAAAGCATATAAGATTGAGGATGTGTCATAGCAAATCCATCTAATTGAGAAGGAGCAGATTTCTTGAAGGATAATGGGTTAGTAATACATTTAGTCAAATCTTTATATAATAAAGAGATAACGATACTAGGATTATCCATCAATGCTCTATCCAATGTAATCAATTTGGAATCTTCATTAGGATTTGTCCAATTTGGTTTAGCAATATTGGAGAATACACTACGAACTTGGTTGGATATGATAGTTTCAATATGTACTGCTTGAATTTCTACATCACCTTCGATACAACGTTCGATGATATGCTGTACGATAGAGTTACGATCATGAGACATGATTGTTTCTTTAAGGTTAACAATAGATTCAAGTTCTTTAAGTACTTTAACCAATTCATTATTATCGATAGTGAACAAGAATAACATGATACCTTTTTCAGATACATCTTTCAATGGAATATGTAAATTACCATCTTCATCTGGTTCAATACCATTTTCAAGAATATATTCATTAAATTCTTGAGTTAAATACATCTCTACTTTTTCCATAGATGTAATTTCATTAGGTGTATTATCGATAACAGCTGTAAATCCAGTTACATATGATTTTTGATTAGTAAGTTCTGGGTTATAAGAATCTACATCACCAGTTGTAACGATGTCATCCATATTGATAATGATTTCAGAGTTCATATCTTTACATGGAATAGCATAAATAGCATTAAAGTTTGGTTTAAAGTATTTATTAAATCCATTAGACCAATTCAATGCTGTGATTACTGTTTCTAGTAGATGCTTTGCAGATAATAGTCGTTGAGTCAATTGATAAGTCAATTGTTCTACAGCGATCTTACCTACACATACGATAGTATTAATCAATGCTAATTTATAACCATAACATCTATGACAGATACCATGACCCTGAGCATTGGATTGACAAGTAATAGGAGAATAGATATGTAAAGTCTTACCAATAAGATTTTTATCTGTCTTGGCATCTATTACTAAGTCTTTACCATCTTCATTCAAACGATAAGTTCTACCATCAAAACGTTCTAAGAAATCTTCATTTTCGATAGTGATAATTTCTAAGTTCTCTGTATTACATACATAATTAGGATCTTTATGTAAGAATGTACCTAAGTTATTTAGACCCATAATACGAGCAACGTCACCAGATTCACCTACGTTGATTTTAGTTTGGTTTTGTGCTACACGAGCTGCAGCGGCATCCATATAGATATCAGTAATAGTATTAAGACCATTAGCATAAGAGCTATCAATAATAGCTGGTAATACATTACCTTTACCATCTGGTTTAGTACCAACATTGATAATCAATTCTTTATACTGACGTGGGTTGATACCTTGTTTTACACTTAATGGATTCTTCAAGCAATGTTCATAACCTAAATATTTTTCAGATTCCATGATGTATTTGTTTGATTTATTCAAACGTTTCATACCCTCATCTTTTACATCCTCAATAGGAATATCACCAAAGTGAGAGTTTAATAAACTCCAGAACTCTGGAGCTTTTTGTGCTAATTTAATTGTGTCGTAGAAGTTGATTGTACAAGCATTAAACTGAGCAAAGCTATTTACAAATTGTTGCATAGCAAAGATATTGTCAGCAAATGATCTATTTAATTCTACAATATTAAGCTTACGATTCTTACGATATTTACTAGCTCTATATCTTTTATCGATATGTGGTTTTAGATTACGGTCTATGATTTTATCATAATGATCAGCAATCATACCACGAGTGAAACCTCTCTTGTCAAATATGAAATGACGAGATTTGATTTTGAATCCTTGGCGAATAACAGGTTCCCATAATAGTATATTGACTGCCAAATCAGGTAAAGTTAGATTTACTGATTTACCATCAACAAAGTTTACTCGAACCTTTGCCATTTGGATAACAGGTTGTTCCACACCATCTAGAAGTATAGAGTTAATTCCATTCCAGTAATCATCGTAAGTGTATTGAGTTATATCTCCTGTATCGATAGTCAATGGTATACCATCAACGATACTGGAGAACACGTAATAATTACTTCTGTTTCGTTGTAAATAATTAACTGCTTCCATTCTAATCCTTCCTTTTCGTTTAATTAAAATATTTGTTCCAGTTATCTTTAGTACTGTTAATAAAAAGTTAAAAGATATCTAAGATTCAATTATATAATATACATTTGTAAGGAGGTTTAAAAATTTTGCGAAAAAGAAGGGAGTAGGCCATAAGGCCTACTCCAATAGAAATTTTATTTAATAGTTTGTGTGTGATGATTTACTTGACAGAAGTGTGTGAAATTTCTTTCAAGTACAATTTAATTATTTTTGTTTTAGTCTTTGTCAGCTTTAGGAGCTGTTGCTTTAGGAAGACGAACGTAATGCATAGGATCTGCTTTCAATAAAGCTTTTTGTGCTTTGATTACGTCACGTTTTACTGCGTTCCCGTAGCGTTTAATGATGTTGCTGATTGCTAATTTTTTCATAGCAGCAGCTTTTTTCAATTTTTTCCAGTCAGGACTATTAGATTCTTTAGCTTTTTGCATAGCAGCCAAAGCAATACGACGGTTGTAATCGTCTTCTTTAGAAAGACGTACAAGCGTACCTTTGCGGATACCGCCAGCTTCAACTAATGCATTAACTGCTTCAGATTGTAAAAATTCTTTAGCAGACTCTTCGTCCATATGTTGAACAGCGTCAATGAAGAAGGTTTCGAAAAGAGCACCTTGGTCTTGTACGCCTTGTTCTTCGATATTTTCGAACATTAATTTCACCTCGCTATAGTAAAATATTTCAATTTGATTTTCAACTATCGTAATGGTCTAACGTAGTTATATAAATGTTATACTTGTTAATTAGAAATTAATTGCAAATTAGACACTTAAATACTATATATTTGGAAAGGAGTAGTGCCTTTATAATGGATATTTCGAATACAGAAATCATAAAAAGATATAAAGAAAACCTTATGGATACACTTCCGTATATTTTTCCTACATTATCTGATTCAGAGTTAAATAGAACCATTGATTATTCTATAAATAAACGATTTAAAAATTCACCTTGTTCCGTTTATAATAACTACAAAGAAGCCACACTTAATACAACCTTACTTAAAATGACAGAATATATTTTAAGTAAAAGACCTATAGTGACGTCCCAAGGATGTTTGTTTACAAGACATGGAGAACTACCAAATCCATTGTCGCAAATGATTGAAGAGTTTGCTATGACTCGTAATAAGTTTAAGAAAGAGATGCTTAAGTATCCTAAGGGTACAGAGCAATATCGTAAATATAACTTATTACAACTAGTAGCTAAAATTGATACCAATGCGATCTATGGTTGTTTGGGTGCACAAAGTAGTATCTTCTATAATATCTTTGTAGCATCTTCCATTACTCGTATTGGTCAAAGTATAATTGCGGCGGCAATTATGTTCTTTGAAGCAACTCTAGCCAACAATGCTAAGTTTGCTTCTATGGATGAAATCTTATCTTTCATCCATAATGTAAAATCTGAAGCTGGAGAACGTAAGTTCAAAGATGAAGAAGTAATCGGTAGAAATATCTCTCCAGAAGAATTATTCTATAAGATTATCATGTCTTGTGGTTATTCTTGGTATCCTTCTGAAGAAGATTGTGAAGTTATCTGGGATATCTGTAACCGTATGGAACAGCCAGAACGTAATAGAGTATATATGAAGAATAATATATTCGATTTCTTCAACGTTCCATATACTAGTAATCTAGTAGTTAATATGCTAAAGAAACTAGACGCTCCATTCTTGGATCCAAATCACCCACCAGAAACTATCAAAGAAGATATTGCTCTATTCACTGACTTGATTAGAGAGTATGTAGCATATAAATATCAATATACCGATAAGATTGATAGAGTTATGAGTATGATTCGTGAGACTAGTGTTATTACGGATACAGACTCAACTATGATTACTCTAGATGGTTGGTATAAGTTCATTCTCGAAAAGACTTTCGGTGTAGATATGAAGATTAAACATTCTTCTATAGATGGTGCTGAAATAGTAGAGAAAGATGATATCAATAATCTTAAGACTGAAGATGAATACGTTCAAGAATATGATTTCTTGAATGATGAAATTATTGAAACTAAACGTATGGTAGAACCATTTAAAGTTATTCCACAAGATGGATTACGTTTCAGTATCATTAATATCTTAGCCCACTCTTTAGGTATCTTGGTTAATGAGTATATCAAACGTCTATCTGATAATTATAATATGGATGGTAAGTTTGATCCTTGTCTATTAAGCCTTAAGAACGAGTTCTTATTTAAGAAAGTTTTATTGACTAATGCCAAGAAGAACTATATCTCTAAACAAGAACTTCAAGAAGGTAACTTAGTGCCAAATAACCAAGACCAATCTCTAGAAATCAAAGGTCTTCAAATTGTAAAAGCTGGTGCTCCAGAAAAGACTACAAAAGAACTATCTCGTATTCTATATGAAGATATTGTAAATGCTGAAGAACTAGATCAATTGAAGATTCTTAATGAATTAGCTATCGTTGAAAAGAATATTTATGTATCTATCAATAATGGTGATACAACTTACTTTAAACCTCAACGTATTAAAGCTATGAGTGCTTATGAAAACCCTATGAGAATTCAAGGTATTAAAGGTGCAGTAGCTTATAATGAGATGATTGACGAAACTAATCCTAAGATTAACCTAGAAGAACCAAATGCAGTCCTTATTATTAAGACTAATATTAATAAAAAGACTGTAGTTGATTGCAAAATGAAGAGAGAAGAACCAGAACGTTATCAAGCAATGGTAGATTTAATGAATAATGAGTTCTATAAAGGTGAAATCACTTCTATAGCTATTCCATTCGATGCTAAAGTACCAGATTGGATTATTGAATTCATCGATTATCCATCAATCATCAACGATAACTTAGGTTTATTCCCTTGTGATGCTATTGGTTTAGATAGACTATCTACAAATTCACCATATAGTGGTATTATTAAAATATAGGAGCAAAGAAATGTTATTTAAAGAATATAAAGAAAAGATAGATAAAGCCCTTGAGGCTTTATCTGCTTGTAATACTAGCTTTACTAATGAAGAAGCAGCTAGAATGAGTACAGAAGAGCTTACTAATAAGGTAGGTAATAAACAAGGTATTCATAAAGCTCGTAATTTCTTAGAAGAAGTATTATTTAAAGATGGTAAGTTAATCGGTAAAGCTTCTGATGATAAAGAAGCTATTCGATATATGATGAAGAATAATCTTCAGTTATACATCATTCCATTAGATGAAAGTAAACCTTACGGTAAACAAGAAATCGGTGTTATCTATAAGGGAGTAGTTGGTATAGTTGTAAACCATGCTATGAACTTCGTAGAAGTAGTAAGTGAAGAGGATATGAAAAAGTACGACATTTAGTTGCATTCAAAAAACTTTTTAATTATATAATATCTCTATGAGTAAGACGTCATAAGTCATAAATTAAAGACACGACAAACTTACGAGAATATTTTTAATTAAGGAGGACAACAAAATGTCTAAGAAAACAACTCACGTATCCTATGATTTGGATACAAAATTCATTTCCGCAGCTCGTAAATTGAAAGCTGCTCCAAAAACTTCTGAAGGTGATTTCGCTAAAGCCTTCGAAAAAGCTGGTAACTTCGGTGATAAATTGAACGTTATCGGTAAATTCGCTATTGGTCGTACAGACTTATATAGTGTAATTCTAGATATCAATAAAGATATCAAAGCAGACTTAGAAGATGCTGATAATGTAAAACGATTGATTCAATCTCTTTACGTATCTGCATTAATTAATTTCAAGTTTGTACCGAAAGTTCATGAGGAACTTCGGGGTTATGTCCCAACTGAATTCCAAATCTTGGAACGTCAAATTCATCAATTAGTAGCAGCTATCATCGATGGTAAAGATGAAGTAGAAGAAACTGTTGATGAAGCAGATCAAGCTCCAGAAGAAGAAATTGGTGCTGAAAAACAAGAAGAAAGTCTATTCGCTCAAATGCTAGGTAATGCTGCTGACAAAGTGGAGAAAGTAGCTAAGAAAGCTAAAGACAAAGTTAAAGCAAAAGCTGACAAAAAAGAAGATGTTAAAAAGGACGCAAAAAAGGAAGAAAAGGTAGAAGCAAAGACTGAAGTCAAACCAGAAGAAGTTAATGTGAACCCTGTTCAACCTGTCGTTGAAGATGAAAAAGCACAACGACCAGCAACAGATGCCAACAATACGTTCTATCAAACATTGAAAGAATTAGAAGCGGTTGCTTTACAACGCGAAGCTTATCACTTCGCAAACCATTCTCCAATGGATAACAATGCGAACCGAGAAATTGCATACCAACAATATGCAAATCAATTCGGTGTAGACCCTATTCTTATCCCAGAATATCGTATGTATCTAAACCAATTCTTGAACCCACAAGAATCTGCAATGTTCTTTGCTGACGTTCAGCAACCTGGATTTAACAATCCTCAACAACCAATGTATCAACCACAACCACAACCTATGGTTAACCAACAACTAGTAGCTCCTGCACAAGCTACTATTTCTACAATGGTACCTCAGGATGTTCAACCAGCTCAAGCTCCACAACAACCAGTTCAAGTAGATGCCCCACAACCGGTACCGGCTGATGCTCCTCAAGCAACTATTTCCACAATGGAACAAGTTAAAACAGAATCCGAATCCGTTAAGGATAAAGTTGTGAAAGAAAAATTGGAAACATCTGACCATGACTTGGCAGAATGTGTAGCGAAATACTTAGGATACTCTTCCTACAAACATTTCATGAACACATTCCTAGACGCGAATGCGTTAAAACGTAAAGCTAAGATTAATAAATTAGTGGATACTGATAAAGTTATTCTTAACTTTACATACCTAATTCGTGACATGATCACTAAAGGTGGCAATACAGTAATAGCTGATGCTATCCTTAAAGGTGGTCGTTTCCGTGTAAGTGGTATTCAAATGGTTGATAAGACACCATTTGTTGTTCTCCGTAACAATAAAATGGTTCTCGAAATCAATGCACTTGATTACTTAAAACGTGGTAACGTTATTGTATTCCGTATCAATGCACAAGGTAAAGATGCTTGGTACTGGATGCGTCTCGCAACAGGTGAAATGGGCCAATACAATATCCATCAACAACCTGCACAACCACAACAACAAACTGCATAAGAATATTTTTATAAATAAAGAGAGGTTTAACCCACCTCTCTTTATTTTTTGAAGAAAGTGAAGGTAGGAAATTGGACAAGAATTACAACAAGATAGAATCGCTAATCTGCTTCGTGGGTAGAAAAGCTGTTCTTAAGATGAATGTAATACTAAGTGACACTAAAGCCGAAAGGTATAGAGATCTATCCTATCATATGGAAACTGATTTCTATTCTAACTCAGCCGATAGACGTATGGTTAATATCAAATTAAACTATAGGTATTTTCTATCATTAGAAACAATCGGTAAGGAAAATACTAAGCGGGAATATTTAATTATAAATGATTCCGATGTATTCCAGTTTAGAGAAGCATTGAGAGGGTTACATACAGAACTTACTGCATCTGATTTATATGCTGAACGTGAAGGTAAACTTACTATGGTAAGAGATAGCCCTTCGTTTGGTGTTAGATTAGCATTTAAAAATAAGGTAGTATTTCATGCTTCCACAATCACTGACTCTGAAGACTTTAAACGCCCAGGAGCATTGATGTATATCAATAGTAAGGATTTAGTAATTCCATTATCTGTAAGAGATGTAGAGGGGTTACTATATCAATTCGAAACTATTAATCTATATCAGATGGCTCAAGAGTTAGTAAACTATTTTGGTAGACCTGCAGATGGTACTAATAGATTTAAGGTTCAATATTAATAATCTCTATGACTGTATATTATAAAAATGATAAAAAATTAAGTCATTTTAAAATAGGAGGTTATTAATTTATGAACCGACTTAAATCAAATCAAGAATTATTAGAACCAATTATATTCTTTGATAATCCACCAAAGGATTATGTAAAGTATGTAGATAAAAACCAAAGTAAAGAATCCAATATATTTGGATTAGTTAAAGAAACAATTAGACGAATAAAATCTATTGAATTCAATTATGAATTCCCTAGGAATTTGAATATTAAAACATCGTTCAAGGAGGACTACTATGGCAGAAACTATCAATTTTGATCTTGAATTTCCTAATAATCCAGAGTTTGAGTTCAGTACTACGCTAGAACGTATAAACCTAGATGAGGAAATGCAAAAAGATCTAGAAAGAGGAAAAGGTTTCTTAATCAAAGAACCTGATGTCGCTTTAAATAAAACTTTAAAGCGTACAGACTCTATCTATTCTGAACGATTCACAAAAACACTACAAGATCCTGATGCATTTGCTGATAGATATTCTTGTAAGTGTAAGAAGACACAAGGTAGAGACTATAATGACTCTATCTGCCCATATTGTCATACTAAAGTACAATATACAGGTGATGATTTAGAAATCTTTGGTTGGATTAACTTAGCTCCATACCATATCATTCATCCAAACTTGTATATGAGTATTGAACGATATATTCGTCCAGAAAATCTAAAAGCTATTCTAATTCCAGAAGTAGAATTAGATGAAAACGGTAATCCTATTACCAGAGTAGATAAAACTATTCAAAAGAAGAAAAAGGAAAAGAAACGTCGTGGTCGTCGTAAAACAGAACCAGATCAAACTTATGCAACAATCGGCATGATTGGGTTCTATGAAAAATTCGACGAAATTATGGAATACTTCCATTCTAAACTCAAAGGTAAACGCGAAGATGTATATGAAGATATCATGGCTAATAGAGATAAAATCTTTATTCAAAATATTCCAGTATATACTTCAGTATTACGTCCATGGAAAATCGATGAAGGTAGATTCACATTTGAAGAAGCCAATAACCGATATACTATGATTGCTAAACAAGCAGCTAAAGCAAAAGACGATAGTCTTGCAATGTATCGAATGCCTAAGTATAAGAACTCTGTTCTTTGGGATATCCAAGAACGTTATAGTGCTCTTGTAAAAGGTATTCTAGATATGATGCTAGGTAAGAAAGGACGTCTACGTTCCTTGATTGCTGGTCGTTGTTGCTTTACTTCTCGTTCTGTAATCATTCCAGGACCTGAACTTAGAATTGATGAAGTTAAGATTCCATATTATTCAGCATTAGAATTACTTCAACAAACCATCATTAATATTCTTATTAAGACTTATAATATGAATGCAGCTGATGCATATATGAGATTCTCTCAAGCAAGACTTGAAAAAGATCCACAGATTATAAATATTATTATGAATATTATCAATACAATTGGTCTATATGTATTAATCAATCGTAACCCTACTATCCGTTATGGTTCTATCATGGCTATGAAAGTAGTTGGTATTAATGATAGCTTCACATTGAGTATGCCTTTGAGTGTATTATCTTCATTCGGGGCTGACTTTGATGGGGATACATTGAATATTATTTATATTCCATTACTTGAATTCTGGCATAAGATCATTGGTGTATTTAATCCAAGAGATGCTATGATGATTTCTCGTAATGATGGTAAGTTCAATAATGATATGAATCTATTTAAAGATTCTATCTTAAATGGTAATGCATTATTACAACTAAGTCGTAAATATTATGATAATAATGATATGGCTGAAATAGATGCAATTCTTGAAGCTAATAAATGTGAAGAATTGAAAGAATGTAACGATGACTATCTAGACTAAAAAGCAGAAGATATTCCCATAGCTCATATGAGCTATGGGATATATTTCCTTTTATTTTTTAGGTTATAAATGAATATGCTATACCCTTATCCTCAGCTAGTATTTTACAACCGATTTGGATTTCAGCTATTGCATACTCTTCGATAACGGCTTCAATAGGAACGGTAGTTTGATATTCACCTAGTATAGCACACTTCATAGGTATAGAAGTTTCATAATCTTCTATAATAATTGTAGAAATGTGTAGGTCATCGAATTCACATACATCACGAACATCTGCTCGTATATTGACATATGTATTTAATTCATTATCATACTCTACTAACCTATACCCGTTCTCCGGTAGTGCAGGCATCGATATCCACCTCGCTCAATGTTTGAATTTTGAAGTTGATGGTAGATACTGGACAGTTAAGATGTAAAGGTTTAGCTTCACCAATGATTCGATTTTCTAATCTACTATTATTTACCAAACAAGGCGTAATTTCTACACTAGCATTTGGTTTTTCTGGAGCAATAGATAATTCGAATTCCTTAGTAACTGCAGAACCTTTAATAATATATTCACTACTTACTTTGACTCTACATTTAATACCTTCAATAACTACAGTACAGTTATAACCATACTTGAATTTATTGATATTAAGTTTAGAAGAGCCAAATAAATCAGCAGTAAATCCTTTAAGTTGGAAGAATTCTATATCGTCGGATACAAAGCGATGGAGCTCCCCATCTTTATCTTTATATGCAACGAAGTTATTATCATGAATAACATCATCATCAAATAATGTCTTAAAGTTACCGTTTCTATCTACAAAAGCATAGTGCCCTAAACCTTCAAAACCAAATTTTTCAATCTCACTATGGTTTTCTAGTTTTCTTAGATAACGGTTATCTTCACCATCGATGAATTCTTGTTCAAATTTACCATCTTTTGTAATAACTAGCCAAGAGAATACTCTCTCAGGACAAGTACTTTTATACTCTTTCATTTAAAAATCCTTCCTTTTGTTTTGCTGTTGTTTTATTAAGAGAAGTATCCTTGGATTTTCAAACGCCAGTTGTGAACATCTTTAGATGCATTCAAAGCAGGTACTACACGAACTCGAATATTAGCGAAGTTTGTAGTACTGTTACTTACAGTACCATCATTTGCTGTACCTTTGATAACATGATTTGTCAAGTCATCACCAGCAGCACCATTGGAAGCTACACCAACATAGGAGTTAGCACCAATAGCAACGAATTGTTTAGAACCATCAGCACCTACAGGAGCAGTAGCATATACTAAAGCTTGTGTCCATTTATCACGAACAGCTTCTTCAGCAGATGTTTCATTTACACCGTTTTCATCAACAGTTGTTACTTTAACATCAACCAAATCAGAAACGTCTACAGAACCACCTTTGTTATTCCATACGTTGATTTCCAATTCTTTAGATGTTGTACCTGTACGAAGAGTACCTAAGTACCATTCAGTTACAGGTTTTGTATTGTCAGCATTCATAATGCTAATAATAGGACTAGCCATTGTTTCATTCCTTTCTAAATCTTCTGACGAACTTCTACACAGGTAGATATAGATTCTAGACCTAAAGGAATAGTACTAGCTGCAGTGATTGTAAGTCTAGTACCAGCTCTAATTAAAGTATTATCTACTTCTACAGAGCCTTCTTTAGTGTCTTTATCAATATCAATTCTGGAAAGAGTTTTCCAATTACCATTACTATAGAGTTGTAGCTCTAGTGAAATATTATTTTCCATGGTACTAGATAATGGTACGATAGAATTGATCTTGTGTAAATAGCAGTCAAATGGACAATAGAGTTCTACCTTGTTAATAGAAGATTCTTTGATAGAGCTTACGAAATAAAGATATTTAACTTGAGATAACAATTTAAGTTTAGTGATAATGTCAGTAATAACTTCCATTTCACCATCGACTTCAATTGTCTTAGTACCAACATCAGTATTCCCAGCTGTGAATTTAGTCCAATTAGTTAAATTAGTTTTAGGAGTATCTGGATTAGATGTAAGAATATACATATCTGTCTTAACCATACAAGTCATGTATAGTTGTCGACGTTCTTTAGGAATTTCATACATCTCGTCCATAGTATTACAACTATGCATACCACCCAATAACTCATTAGAATGAGCTGTAGGGAATTTATCTACAGTTGTAAATGGACGAATAGGAGATGAAACATTCGTTCCTCTAATCTTGGTCGTTGTGATTTCTTCAATACCTTTTTCCAATTTAGAGTCCCCTTTCTTAAAGATAAAAAATCAGGCATCTGGAAATTATCCAGATGCCCAATAGTTTAATGATTATTCTTCATTACCTTTATATCCATCAACTAATGGAGTTTCAGTGCGAGTAACTGTATCATCATCTGAAGAGATGTGTAATGTAGTTACAGAAGCACCTGGTTTTGGAGTTGTTCCAGTACCATCTGTGGATGGTTGATCTGGAAGTCTATGATTACCAGCAGAGTTAGGTAAATCAGTAGAATCAGAATTAGTAGTTTGGTAGTTAATCAAAACAGGGATGTTTTCATCTGTTTGTAAGTTACCAGATGTATAAACGTCATAGTTATTAGTATAACCAGATTCGTTAGTAACACGGAAGTTTTGTTTTACATTCCAGTCGGAATTGATAAGACCACCGATAGTGATGTCACCACCAGCATTCAAACGATAAGCAGATGGGATTGCGAATACCATGTATCCACCACCTGTAGCGTCGAAATGCATTTCTTTCTTAACTCGACCATCTTCGATTTCGATGAATTCGGAATGACCAAGTTTAAGAATGTCATCAGATTTAACTACAGCACGATCAGAAACGCCATAGTAAATCTTAGGTAAGAATTTAATAGAAGCTTGAGCTTTGGATTCCATATTATTTTGGTCTCTAACTACTAATTCCCAAGTAGTGTTGGAAGTAATATTAACGTCAGTTTTCTTAGCTGTATTAATACCAGCAGCAACAAAACCAACGGAAGCATTTGGATTAGCTGTACAGTTTACATATTGAGATGCAACATTGTCAGAGTTTTCCAAATTCCAACCAAATTCAACTTCAGAAATAGTGGAACCGATTTCAGCAATACCATTAGCTGGTTTAGTGATACCGAAACCTTTCAATGTGATTGGTTCATATAACAAGTGGTCTAAAGCTAATTGTACTGTTGGGTATTTACGATGATTCAAAAGAATAACGTCAGGAGCTTTAACTACTTGAGGAAGACCAACCATACCTTTGATCATTTCTTGAAGTTCCGGAGCCAAGTCATCCCAAGTTACACGGTCAGTACCGTCTGGGTTTTGGGAATCATATTTTTTACCCATTAAGTAGGATTGGAAACCAGTGAAGTCACCAAATGCTACTGGGTTAAATGCAGTTTCGATTTTTTCTACACGAGCACCAGAAGTTGGGTCAAGAATAGCAATATTTTTATCTGTGTAGTTTGCTACAACGATTTGGTAATCATTGGAAACGTCTTTAGTCACACCAATAGAGATTGGACCACGACCACAGATAAATTCAGAAGTTTCTAAGTCTGCACCGTTAATACGAGTTACAGTACCAGAAGAGAAGTTACCAACCCAGATATTGTCGGATAAGTCAACAGCGATAGCACGAGGTTCATCACCTACAGTGATATCAGCCATTTTAACTTGATGGGAAACTTTAGTCACTACGCCACTAATAGCACAAGCAACATAAATATTACCACGAGAGTCACAACAGATACCATCTGGACCATTGGCTACGTTTACAACTCCTTCATAAAGAGTCATGCCTTTCCAGATTACAGAAAGAGTATTATCAAGGTAGTTAGCAACCCAGATATTACCATCTGTATCGCAACAAATACCACGAGGACCTTGACCAACACCGAATACTTCATTTACTTTACCATTAACAATTTTAGTTACAGTATTAGAAGCATAGTTGGTAACGAATACAGGATAATCGCCATGTTTATCGGCGATAGATCCTTCGCAAATACCATAAGGGGAAGTACCGTTCGTAGGGATTTCTGCAACTACAGAACCATCACGAACTTGAGAAACGGTATTATCGTCTTGGTTAACAACGTATTGTGTACGTCTATCACGACAAACTAAAACACCCCATGGAGAAGTACCAGTGGCAATCTTAGTTTCTTCAGTCCCGTTGGTATATTTAAATAAGCCATAATCTGCAGATTCTTTATGACCAATTTTATTGGCAGCTACCCAGATTGAACTTAAATAAGGCATATTAAATATCCTCCTTTAAATAAAAAATTGATATCAATTCTTTTAAGAATTTATAGTAATGTTCTATAGGTCATTTTTCAAGCCTATAGAACATTACTGAGTTTCATCATCTTCTTCATCATCATCGTCTATATAATTCTTCTTATCAGAATCACTTATATAGATCTTCTTAATGATAACTTTTGTTTTATTATCACTAACAGCATCCTTATAATCCCTAACATCTGCAGAGCGTTTAAAAACGATCAAATCGATTATTTCGATAATCCTATTTAATGTGGAAATCCTTTCTAGAAGTTCAAACCCAACTATGCCAACCATTAGGGATATAAATAATAAACCTTTAAAACCAATATGGTCTATTATTGTATCGGATAAAGCGAAGACTAATAATGTAGAAGTAGCAGTGGAAAGAGCTACTCTAGTCGCTCTATATTTAAAGGTAAGATGCATATATACCTTTTCTTCACCCTTAAATACGATTATAAAATCTTTAGCTAAACTTCCAAGCCAGCATACGATAAGAATTGCTATAAAGATAACGATCGAATCTAATGACAAAACTGCCGAGTAGAGATCTTTATCCATTGATATTGCCGCCTTTTCTACTATTAGTAATAGATTCGAAGCGGAAAGTTTTAGAAATAGTGTATAAACAAATACTAAATAATGTAATTAAGAAAATAGAAATAACTACACACGTTACAATCTTGCTAATAATAGCAGATTCGGTCTTCTCTTTATAATCCTTGATTAATGTATTATATGTGGTTATATAAGTATCATATGGTTTTACTATTTCATATAAATTAGAACTACGTAATAGAATTAATTTATGAGAAATTTTAGCATCAGGATTATTCTTAGTAAGAGCACGTCCAGCATCAAAATAACTTGGTACTAAAAGATCATAAGCTTTAAGAGCAGTAACTCCACCACTATCAATAAGGTCATTGATACTTTCTATTCCAGGTTTAGTGATTTCTAAATGCCTGCCATCAGAATCTTTGAGTTTCTTATTGTACTCAATGACACTTTTTGGCATATTTCTTTCTGGGATAAATAAAATATCATCATCGGTAGAATCACCAGTTCTATCTTCAGTTAGAATAGAAGTTATTACACTCTTCTCTAATTCTTTATTAGTAGATTTATTAATAACCTCAGACCATGGGACAAATAAATCTTCCGTAACATTCTTAGGACTGATAATAATTCTATCTTTATCAGCCAAGAATAAACGTTCTTGTTTATCTTCACCATATGCTCTCGTGTTATTATTATCTAATGATAAAGCATCATGATATAGTGAAATTAGAGCTGTATTCTTATCAGTTGAATGAAGCTCTCTTTCTATAGTCAATAGATCTTTCTTACCATAATCATCTTGTAACTGGTGCTGGATATATCCAATAGTATAAGCATTCTGTAACTGCATATCGCCTTTACGATTATTTATAATATCGTCGATATGTTTATTTTTTGTCGATTCTAAATGAGCAATAGTATTCTGATAGTTAGTTTTATACTCATAAATATCAACATAAATATTATTGCATAGTATTATTAAAATTATAGCTGGAAGTAGAGAAAGAATAATCATCAATCGTCTACGTAGCAACACATTTAGCGATAATAATCTATGCCAAGTATACAGCCGACGTCTTATACCCATATATCTATTTCCACCTCCTTATAATTGGAATTAGCATAAATTTAAATAGTCAGTCCTTATAAAAATGTTAAACTAACTCCGCCGAACATACTAATAATCTTAATATATCATTAAAAAATAGGAGGTGTAATGATGGCTAGTTTTAAAGACAATGACAAGATTTCTTATGACGATCTTGCCCCAAGTCTACAAGCTATGCTTAAACGAAGCGTATCTAAAGACGATCTCGAAACATTCAAAAATAAAGTAGCTGAAATTGAAGCTAAGTTAAATGGTATTCGTTTAAGTGTAGTAAACGATGTAGCTAGTATCCCTAACCCTCAAAACAATAAAGAGATCGCAATTGTTTTAGGTCCTAAGTATACTTTCATGTGTACTTATAATAACGGCTGGCAAAAAGCTAAAGCTGTATATGCTTAGGAGGGTTTTATATGTCGACTTTTAGTGAAGAGACTGGTATTAGATATGAAGATCTAACTAAAGATCTTCAAGAAATGTTTAAGCCAAAATTCACATATGATGATCTTCATGATCTAGAAAATCGTTTAATGAGAATTAAACAATTACTTGGTGATGTACGAGTTACTATAGCTCCTAGTAAACCAACAGATCCTAAACCATTAAAAGAGTTGTATGTAGATCCTTCCTTACCACAACCTTATATGTATACTGAAGATAATCGCTGGGTACCAATTACAATGGTACCAGTAGATGTATCTGATGATGATGTAACTTGTAAAGTCAATATCATTCAAACAGACAAACAACGTGTTGTTGTTATTGTCGATGGTAAAGAATATCAAGAAACATTCAATTCTATTCTTGGTAAGAAATATACTACAAGAGTATATGCTACAGATGATAGATACATGCCTGGTACATTGGTTAACATGCCAGCATCTGGTATGTTCTTAGGTGATAGTATATTCAAACTATCTGATGCGGTACCTAAACAACTTTCTTCTAATAAAGAATATCATAAATATACATCTCATTCCAATATTGCTTACAATGAAGCAGTATTTGTTGAAACATGGTTTGATAACGCAACGGATATTACATTAGATATCAATACAGAAATCTGGTTAGGTTATAATGGATATAAATCTGGTCCATATAACTCGTTCTATAACTTTGAAGTCCGGGTAAATAATGTTCCTATCTGGGAATCTGGTAGACGAAATGGTTCTGACCCATACTTTGCTCCTATCATGACTCCTACACAATATAAGAACTTCCATGTTGGTACATTCAAAACAAAAGTACCTGCTGGTAAAGTAAGAGTTTCGTTATGGGTATGGCAACAAGACGTTCGTAATAAACACTGTGATACTAATATCCGTAAATTTACTGTAGATTTTAAATAAGGAGAATTTTATGTTTGACTCTCTGATTAAATTTTTCGGTGGTGTAACTAAGAAAGAACATGATTTGATTGTGTTCCAAACTATCGAAGATCTTACTAATTCTAATAAGAAAACAGCTGAAGCATTAGAACAAGCTCAATCTGAATTGGCTGAAGCAGAAGCTCAAATTGAAGAATTAGAAGATTTGGTTAAAGCTAAATCTGCTACTATTGTAGCATTGAAAGAAGAAATCGAAACTAAGAATGAAGCAGCTGCTCCATCATCTTTTAAAATCGGTTCTTTGAAATCTAAATCCATTCAATTATTCAAATCCATCCGTGGTGCTAAAGAAGAAAACGTAGTTAAATTTTACTTCGGTAAAGTTATTCGTTATGCTCGTTTAGATGGTGATAAAAACGACCACGGTCTCTTCTATAAAGAAGGTAAAGGTGCTGAATACAAACATCTAACTTTTAAGAAATAAAAGACTATTATAGCCAGTAGCCAATATTGGCTACTGGTATAGTTTTTAACTACTCCGGAGACATTAGATTAATATTAAATTTAATTTATTCGATCAAGGAGATAGAACACATGTTAGAAAAGTTTGAGGATGTCTATAAGTGCGACTCCATTACAATCAACGTTACTAATAACTGCAATCTTAGCTGTATATACTGCTTCGAGCATAATAAACAACCAGAAATGATGGATTCTAAAACTGCTATTGATATTGTAGATAAAGCATACAATAGTAGAAATACAGAATCTCATGGTAAGTTCATGTTGAACTTCTTTGGTGGTGAACCTTTCTTAAATTGGAAATGTATGAAAGATGTAATCGATCATTGTAATGAAAAAGGTTACGAAATCTTTTATGGTGTTACGACTAACCTTACTATCCTTACAGATGAGATTATGGAATACATTGATGACAATGAACTTCATCTATTGGTATCTGTAGATGGTAAGAAAGAAATCCACGATAAGAATCGTTCCAATAGTTATGATATCGTATCTGATAATATCAAGAAGTTAATTGATAATGGTCTTGGTATCTTTGTAGAAGTCCGTATGACTATTCTACCTGAAGATATTGATAAAGCTATTGATGGTGTTAAAGAATTCTTAGATATGGGCTTTACTAATATTGCTCCATGTCCTGTAACTGATACAGAATGGAATGAAGAACAACTCAAAGGTCTTGAAAAATATATGGAAGATCTTATGGAGTTATACGTTACTAAATTAAATGACGATAACTCTACAGAAAACTTCTCTATCAAGAACACAGATGAAATTCTTCTTAATGTATTAGAACCAGATGTGTATACACCACAAATGTGTCCAATTGGCTCTACTCGTTGGTGTGCATTTGATATCAATGGTGATATCTATCCTTGTCATCAATTACCAACTTCTGAAAAAGAACACAAAGAAGATCAAAAGATTGGTAATATCTATACAGGTGTAGATCGTTCTATGCTTACAGGTGGTGTAAATCCAGCTAAGTATATTAAAGAAGAATGTGATACTTGTATCGGTAGATCTATCTGTGCTTCTGGTTGTCCTGAAGAAAACATTCGTCAAACTGGTAATGTAGATACTCCATCCGATGCTTACTGTGCAGTTAAACGTGCTATGGTAAAAGCAGTTAAGAAATATCAAAATAAATTCATCACTGCTACTAACGTTCGTAGTAGATCTTTGAATGTATTGATTGAAAATCTTAAGATTAAAGATTATATCGATACAGTATTCAAGAATATTGATGTAAATGATGAACTTACTTTCACTGTATCTTTAGCTCATGTAGATGCTATGATTAAAAACCTTGGTGAAGAAAATATTATTGGTTCCTTTAAGGATTACTTCACTAATGCTATTATAGATAAATCTGCTAAAGTATTAGCTGCTCAAGGTGTAGAGGATTTATATCTATCTCAAATTAAACCAGAAGATGCTGTTGTTACTAAAGTAATAGAAGAGGAATTATAATGGATTCTGAAAATGCTGTAAAGCGTATAGAATGTGAATTATATTCTCCTAGTACTTGGACTATTTCTATTGGTTTGGATAGAGTTACAAATATAGCAGGATATAGTTGTAAGATAGTTAGATTGACTTCTAATACTTACGATATCCAATATAAAGTAAAAGAAGATGAATTCTCTACTTTAAGCTCTGCTTTTGTAAACTTCCCAGACCAAGATGGATATAGTGATGTAAAGACATCTACTAACGTTGATATTAACCTTACCTTCAATAAGATAAATAATATAGATAATGATATAGCTAAGGAAATATTAGAATACTTTATTTTATCTATATTCGGTAAAGAGGTATATCGACGTATTACAAATAAAGAAATCCGTATAGATCTTTATATAACGGATGAAGATAAATTTGCTAGAAAATAAAGGAGAATATTATGGCTAATAGACATAAAGTCATTTATGTAGAAGCTAGAAAACCTAATAAAGGGACATTCCCAGGTAGAACTTATTTTAGCTCTATTATTGATATTATTCTAACTAACTTAAATGAACGAGATTCCATTAAACGTGCTAAAGAACATCCTTGGCAAGAAAAGACTGGTACTCGTTATGCTCAATTAAGTGGTATTGAAAATACAGATTTAGAAAGACGTCTCCAAGAAGCTCAACGTTCTGTAAATGAAGAAGATGGTACTCTTAAAGCTAATGATGTAAACCTTATTATCGATACTACAGCTGACTTAGTTAGAACCATTGCACCTATTAATACAGTAGAAGTACGCGAAGAATGTACTTACTGGAGAAATGAAAAGATTGTTCCTCTAGATGCAGGTGTTGGTACTTCTCCTGTATTGAGTACTAATCTAGATTCTAAGCTTGTTAAATATACTACAGCTTCTGGTCAAGGTATCAGAGTATCTGGTTATTCTAATATGGATGCTAGAATCGCTAAATCTATTTCTGGTGCAGAAGTAGAACATTTCGGCAATATGCCTGGTAATACTATTCATTATATTGGTAGAAATATTACTAAAGATTTTAAAGTAATTGGTTTATTAACAGCTCAAGCATATAATGGTACTACAGATACTGCTACTAAAGTTGGTAACCCAAGTAACTTTATCGTATTTGAAAATCAATTATCCGATTTCCCTGAAGATATGTCTGGTATTGCTGTTACTGTAGGTAGTACTGTATATTCGATTGACCGAACTTCTATTAAAGAAACAGCTGACCATAACCATTCATATGCTGAAATTGCAAATACAGATAAAACAGTTCCTGTATTTACAGAAGCTGAAACTATTTATAATGTAAAATTCCAAGCTGTTGTAAATATGGAGGCTGCATTAAAACAAGATGCTCGTATTTGTACACTTAACTACGATCCAGCGAACTCTTCTACAGCTTGTGAAAACCGTTCTATCTTACATGGTTTCCGTATTGCTACTCAAGAAGATGCTACCACAGTTCAAATCTGTAATAATACACTACGTCGTGTTACTAAAGCAGTCTCTGATCCAACTACAAACTTTACAATTGAGCATGTAAATGCTGGTGAAACTGTATATGCTTCTAAATGGGCATTGATTGCTGAATATCTTCGTAGAATTTCTCAACAACTTGACACATATAACAACTGGTGGGATGATAATGGATATTGCAATATCACATGTCAAACTCACTGTCAATCCACTTGCCAATTATCTTGTCAAGGTTGTTATTCTAATACATGCCATAACCAAAACTGTGGTATGTCTTAATTCTTATAGGAGATTCTATGGATAATTATAGAGAATATTTCTTTTTCTTAACTAATAATTGTCCTAATCGTTGTAAGTACTGTTATATAGACTTCCATTCTAAGGATATGACTATAGAGCAGATTGATAAATACATGGAAGAGCTTAAACCTTCAAGGATTATATTCTTTGGAGGTGAACCTCTCCTTCGATTAGACTTAATTGAATATACGGTTAAGAAATACTATGGAAAATGTAAATTCCAAGTAGTCACATCTACTATGGCTAACTTTAAAGAATTTATTGAATTCCATAAACAATATAAACTTAATGAAGTACAACTATCTTGGGATGGATTTACTAATAGTCGTGTAGACATAAACGGTAACTCCATTGCAGATAGAGTTAATGCTAATATCGAATATGCTTTGGAGCAAGGTATTACATTCGATATTAAGACTGTAGTAAATAACGAGAATATTTATAAGCTTAAAGAAATACATGATCATTTCAAAGCTCTTAAATATGATACTAAATATCCTGGTAAAGCTAATGGTGAATTCGTTATCGCTCATGGTGAAAACTATTCTGAAGACTTCTATGAAGAACTAGAGAAACAATTACCTTATACATTCGATTTAGATAAGCTCTATGTAGAGCATTTAAATAAGATTGGAGCATGGTTAAGACAAGATCGTAGTTTCTGTAGTTGTGATATTGGTAAATATACTACAATATCTCCAGAAGGTATTCAAAATAACTGTACTGCTATGAGTCAACAACTAGTACGATTAGATGATACTAGAGCTCAACGTAGATGTAAACATGAAGATTGTCAAAAATGTGAATTTGGAGCAATCTGTGATGGTGGTTGTCGATATGAACGATATGAGAAGTTTGGTGATGACTGGGAGAACCATTATTTAGATTGCACGTGTCGTATAACTAAGATATTTGGTAAGACTATTAAGAACTTCTTATCTTCTTTAACTCCTGAAGAAAAGAAAATACTTCTTAAGAAATATCTAGATTATACAGCATGGACTCAACGTGAGCATAATATTACTCCACTAGAAAGTATTAATACAAACGATAAATTCTAATCATTTTATACTCCTTAAATTTTGTAATTATCATAAATTTCAGTTATATATTATTAAGGTGAATAAGTTAGTATTATATTATAATTAAAAGGAGTAATTTAAAATGAAAGAAAAAGAAGTAACTTATATTGAAAAATTTGTAAACTTTCCAACATTTAAGGAGTCTTTTGTAAGACCTGGAAATTTATTTGCGGCAGAAACCGAATGTTGGAGATTTCGATGTCCAAATTGTGTGTTAGAAGTCTCCGTAATACGGAGCAGCACATCATTTGGAGGGAGACAAGGTTTATTCGAACTAGCGTTTATGCTAGGTGATGAGGTGTGTGATCGCACCGATTTGATCTATGATGTTGAAGGATATTTGTCTGAAGACGATGTAATAGAATATTTAGAAAAGTCCAGACATTTGGAATATGACCCAGATACATATAGATTCGTAGTAGTTGATTAAAAAAGAATTATATTTTAAATAAAAGGAGTTTTAAAAATGCGTAATACAAAAATCAAGTCATCTGGTTTGGCTATGGTACTTAAAGGTTTAGGTTTTACAACAAATATTGTTGTTAACCCTATTAAACATGGTTATGAAACAATTTTAATTGCTATGCGTGAAGACGCATTAATTGAAATGAACCTTACCTTAAAAGAATTATCCATATTCGGTGATTCTAAAGTACGTGTTCGTATGTACAATGTAAAAAAGAGTAAAGATGCTGAATCTACTATCTTAATAGATAACATCGATGACCGTAAAAATACGGCTAGATGTATCATAAGTGCATTTGATGAGGTAAACAAAGAAACTAATTTGTTTATTCAAAGTATTATAAAAGAATTATATTTATCTTTGATAGATGCAAAGGCTATAAAAGAATTATATTCAACTTATAAAAAGTTGAATAAGATACACAAAAGCATCAATAACCTTTCTTGGTAACTATAACCATACCCAAGAGTATGGTTATTAAGTTATATAAAAATTAAGTTGTTTTATTTTAAATTAATTTTCACAGGAGGAAACAAAATGAAAACAACAACAAACAAAAAAGCAATGGTAGTATTGGCAGCAATGGCTGCAATTTCTAGTACAGTATTCGCTGCTGGTGTCAACAATACTGTTGACCCAAATGCTGTTCTTTATGGAGCAGAAGCTTATGGTAAAGACAATGTCATCGCAGCAACTGGCACTTCTGCATTTGCAGTAGGCTATAATAACACTGTATCTGGCGACAATTCATTTGTCTATGGCAACGCTAATAAAGCGACCGGAACAAATGCTATTGCCGGCGGTGAGTATAGTAGAGCTGCAGGTCGCAATTCCGTTGCAATCGGCTCCAGTGCTCAAGCATTACAAAATGATACTTTCGCTATTGGTAGTCAAGCTCGTGCAAATGGTACCGACGCTTTGGCTTTCGGTAACGGTGCTTATGCTGAAAGTTCTTCTACAGTTGCTATCGGCAAGACCGTTAAAGCCAAAGCAGACTCCGCTGTAGCTATTGGTGTTCGCACATCTGCGTCCGGCAACTCTACAGTTGCTATTGGTCGTGACAACTCTGTTACAAGTTCTGACACTACTGTTGTAGGTTCCAATAATGGGACTGTTGCCGCAGAACAAAGTGTTGTGATCGGCTACAACAACACAGTTGTAGGCACAGATCCTGAACAAGTTGTACTTGGGTCCAATTCCAAAACAGGAGCTCAAGGGGCAATCGCAGTAGGCACTCATGCAGAAGCAACTGCAATGGATGCCATTGCTGTAGGCAATAATACGCTAGCAGATAATGCTAATAGTGTAGCCTTAGGTACTAACAGCGTGACTGATGCTGTAGTTAATACGACTTCTGCTACTATCGGCGGAAAAGTATATAATTTCGCAGGAACTAACGCTTTGAGTACAGTATCTGTAGGTTCCGATAGCCGTTCTTCTGCAAACGGTGCTGCTGATTACAAACGTACTATTACGAATGTAGCAGCAGGTCGAGTATCCGCAACTTCTACTGATGCTGTAAACGGCAGTCAATTGAATGCTACAGTTGAAGCAATCAATAAGAATCACAAAGATATTCTAGATACTGCTACTGGTCTCCAAATGCTTGGAGACATTGTGTCTGACCATGAGACACAAATCGCTGCTAATAAACAAGCCGCAGCTGATGCTATGGCAGAAGCTAAACGACATGCAAGTGTTGCAGCTGGTGATAACGTAGTAGTAACAACTGGTACAAATGCAAACGGTGGCATTGAATACAAAGTTGCCACTAAGAAAGATGTTTCTTTAGATAGTGCTTCTTTCGGATCTGTATCTGATCCAGTGCATAATGTCATCACCAAAGATGGCATGGGTGTATTCGATAACGATGTTGACACTCAATACAAAGCTAACGGTATGATTGTCGAAAACCGCGACAATCTAGATAATGCTACTCACGACATCAATGGTGTAACTGCAGACTCCAATGGTCGTCATGTAGCATTCACTACAGATGGTATCGATGCTGGTAGCCAAATTATCAACAACGTAAAAGCTGGTGTGAACGATACTGATGCTGTTAACGTTAAACAACTAAACGACTCCATTTCTACAGAATCCGTGGTAAGCGATAATCAAGTAGATAACATCGCTGCTGTTCGTGTATTAAATGGTAAATCTACTGGGGATAAGAACGCTCAATACGGCGTGTATGTATCCCGCACAACTGTAGATAGCATCGCTAAAGCAAGCAATCGCTTTGCAGGCGATGACGTTATTAAAGTAGAACGCTGGTCCGCTCCTGCTAATGTTGCAGACTTAACTACTTTCAAATATAACGGTAGCAAAGCAGCTGAAAAGACACCTTTAACTTACAAAGCTAATGGTGTTGTTGAAACTACTATGTTATCCAATGGTTTAGATTTCACTAACGGTAATAATACAACAGCTTCTGTTGATGCTAATGGCGTGGTTAAGTATGATCTTAACAAAGACATTAGTGTAGATTCTGTAACTGCTGGTAAAGTTGTAGCTGACAAAGCTAACATCGGTGGTGTTACTATTGATAACAGCGGTATCAATGCTGGTGGTAAAACAATCACTAACGTAGCTCGTGGTATCAATGCTAATGATGCTGCTACTGTAGGTCAATTGAATGATCTACATACTGCAATGTCTAATGGCGACGCAGCTACATTGAATCGTGCAAATGCTTACACAGATGCACGTGTATCTGAAACAACTGCTCAAAATGCAGCTTTGGCAGCATTGCATCCTTTAGACTTCAATAAGCATGATAAATTCCAAGTAGCGACAGGTGTTGGTAATTACAAAAATAAAACATCTGTAGCATTGGGTATGTTCTACCAACCTAACGAAAACATCTTGTTGAGTCTAGGAAGCACATTTGGTGCTCATCGCAATGTCGTGAATGCTGGTGCTACATTCCGCTTTGGTAAACATAGCGAAATGAACACTGACCGTCACGATGCAGTTGAAGAAAAAGTAAAAACTTTAGAAGAAAAACTTGCAGATATTTCTGCTAAATACGATGAACTTCTAAAGAAAGTAGAAAATAAATAATTATATTATATTAATGGAAGAGGCTCTTAATCGAGCCTCTTTTATTTTTAAGGAGGAACTTCAAATGAAAGTAAACAAAATCTTATTGACTGGTTTGGTATTGACAACAGTAGCCGGTACAACTATGGCTTCAGAAAATAATCAAAATTTCAATGTTGGACATTATCGTTCAACTACAGAAGCGGATAATTCTATTCTTTATGGTACAGATATCAACGTTACCCAACATAATGATGGCAAAGTGGTCAAGAATATCTTGATCGGTGGCTATAACAACATGGCTCAACATGATGCCCATAATAGCCTAACAATCGGAACCAGCAACAATAATAACTCCGCTAATAGTATTGTAGGTGGTTTCCACAACACTATCACAAATGCAGAAAATACCATCGCTGGTGGTGTACAAAATGCGTCACATTCTTCTAATACATTGGTATTTGGTAATACTAATGCTATTGATTTTAGAAGTGATAACAGCTTTGCTGGTGGTGAACGTAACAAAATTACTGGTAAAAATTCGTTTGTCTTTGGTGAAGGTGCTGAAGTAGAAGGCGACAATATATATGCTATCGGTAAAGAAGCAATCGCCAATGCTAGTAACTCAGTAGCAATTGGCAATCAAGCAAAAGCTACCGAAGAGAATAGTGTAGCTATTGGACACGAATCCAATACCAATACCGTAATCGGTACAGCATCTGTTACTATTAATGATACAGAGCATACATTTGCTGGTAGTGCTCCTGTTGGTACTGTATCTGTTGGTGATATCGGTAAAGAGCGTACAATTACAAATGTAGCTGCAGGTCGCATTGATTCCAACTCTACTGATGCCGTAAACGGTAGCCAATTACATGCAGTAGTTGATGCTTTAAAACCAATCCCAGAAATTGAGCATAATGTTGACGTCAACAAAAAGCTTATTGAAAATCATGACGGTCGTATTAATGATCTAGATAATAAAATCATTGATGTTGCTTCTAATACTATCAAAGAAGCCAACAACTATACTGATTCCCAAGTAGCAGCAGTAGGTGCACAATCTGCAGCTTTAGCTGGGTTGCATCCTTTAGATTTCAATAAGGATGACAAAGCTTCCTATGCTGCATCCGTTGGTCACTACCGCAATGCTAATGCAGTTGCAGTAGGTGCATTCTACCGTCCTAATGAACGCACAATGATTTCTGGTGCTGTTAGCTTCGGTAAACATCTTCAAATGAATGTGGGTGTAGCATTCAAAACTGGTAAAGGTTCTGAATATATCAATGAAGCTAAATCCAAAGATAGTAGAATTGAAAAGCTAGAAGCTTTGGTAGAAAAATTGACTGCTGAAGTAGCTGAACTTAAAGCTAACAAATAAGGAGCCCACATGTATATATTTAACCTTTACGAAGATTGTAATAAACATAAAGCAAGTGTTGCTTCTTCGAGCAATTTGAATAATGCTCTTGCTTCTATAAAAAATATTGTATCTTTATATCTCAATGAATGGTATAAAGAAAAAGAGTTTGTTACCTTCAGAATTGAAGTGATCGACCAAGAAACCAATGATATTAGAAATATCATCTGGGAATCTAAACAAGGTTTCTTCGAAGCATGTTCTATTGAAAAATATATCCATCATCTGATAAATAAAGAGACTTATCAGATCTGGATCAAAGATCATGTAGATTCTGAAAGCATTTGTAAGTTTGCAGATTAAAGCCAACAAATAATTCAACTTTAAAATAATCGCAGGGGTGCATTTTACACCCCTCTTTTATTTTTTGTCTCCGAAAGGAAGGATAGATAAAATGATCCTTTATTTACCAGAACGTCTTTATGATGAAATTAAAGATAATCAAGATTTTATCGATATCTCTGAACAAATGGAAGATATCTATACAGAGAAGAATACATTTGAGCACGTTATCACAACTAACTGGGTGGATAATGATGAAATCAAAGCTCTAGTAATTAAACTAGATAAACTTATCGAAACTTTCTTCAAAGACAAACCTAATTATATTGAAGAATACAAAATCAACAATGGTAAGTATTCTAAACAAGAAATGATTGTTAAGTATGAAACTGGTAATACTGAAGTTTATGATTATGAAAATAAATTCTTCTTATTATCTAATATACTTAATAAATCATATGAAGATGGTACATATACCGAATATATGAAACCTTATGTAAACTTATTTGAGTCTACTAGTTTAGAAGAAAAGAAAGAAATGAATCTTTCTAAATATATTTGGTTAAAATATATGCATGCTAAGTTGTATGTAATGGCTACTAAGATTAATTTCGTTGATATGAAATGGGATAAATCTTTTGCAGACCAAGCATTACAATTATTAGATGAATTGAATGTATATGATGATACAGATATCTTCGAAAACTCTTTCTTAGAAGCATATCTAGAAGCAGTACAAACTGTAATGGCTAATAACCCTAAATTACCTAGCCAAGAGATTCTTAATCTATTAGCTAGAGTAAATGGTATTGTAAATGAAAAATCTTTCCAATACTATAATTGCAGTTTCTCTGTATTATCATATATGGATACTATAAATAACCTATATCTATTCAAAGGTGATTTTACAGCATTCCATCATATGACTTCTACTATTGTAGATTACATTAATGACTCTTTATATTATATAGAAAATACTCTTCGTGGTTTAAGTTATTATGATAAGTCTAATCATGCTATGTATGCTATCCTTATTCGTAAATATCTTAAACTCACTGATTACTGTGACTATATGAGAGATATTAAGATTAAATATCTTTCTGATACAGATAAAGAGTTTATTCTATCTGATAGATTAGGTTCTGATGTATCTACAAATCCATTTAATGGTGTAGTAGAATCCCGTACCCTAGAAGATTGTGATTCTTTCTTCAAGAATAACTTCTATCTAGAAAATCTTAAGCATATAACGGTAGAATAACCATGTTTGATACTATAAAATATGTGCTTATTAAGTTCTGTAGCTTTTGTAACTTAGATTGTAGCTATTGTATTATATCTGACAGAGATTCTAAGGCTAAATCTAATGTATTCAATCAGCCCAAGGAACTTAGAAAACTGTTGCTTACTATGGATATCGGACCAGTATTAGACTTTGAGCTTACTGGCGGGGAATGTAGTCTATACTGTAACGAAATTAGATCTTTCATGAAGGAAATGAAGAAGATCGAACGATATAAAGATACAAGAGTCATTGCATCGACTGTAACCAATGGTACTAACTTAGATGGTATCTTTGAATTACTAGATGATAATGTATTAGACTCTTGGTCTATGAAGATGTCTTGGGATGGATTATATTCCGCATCAAAAGTTCGATTTTCTAAATTACCTCAATATGATGATCAATTCTTTAGAGATCAAGTAGCTAAACTTGGGGCAAGTAAATATCGTAATGATATTTTACTTAGAATAGCACTTACTCATGAAACAGTAGATGACTTATACGATTCCGTTAAGTATGCAAGAGATTGTGGTTGTAATAAGATAGAGTATTATCCTCTATATCTTAAAGAAGACCCAATGTATTACCATGATGAAGAACTTCTCAAGAAGTTTAAAGTCCAAGCTATTAAGATAGCTGAGTTATATAATAATGAACCATTTGATTATGAAAATTGGAACTATTTATATTATACTCGTGCTCTAAACGCAGGGAAACCGTTCGATTTGGGATGTGAGATCTTAGGAAAAATGATTTATGTCACTACCTCAGGGGATGTATACCCTTGTTCTCTTTTTAGTGAGAATTTTAAACAAAACTTCATTATCGGTACAGTAAAAGACGGTATTGATTATGACAAAATGGAAAAGTTTGTCAAAGACTACACCGAATGGGATAATGGTTGTAGTGGATGCAATCAATACCACTGTAATAAGTGTCCAGCGATGCTTTATTACACAAGACATAAGGGGTTGGGTTGTTATATTCATCCTTTCAAGAAACTTGAAAGTGATATATTCGAAACTCTAGCACCAGCTCTTACAGAGCAACAAACAAAAAAGATCTTAGGTAGATTAAATTTTGTTAATGATCCTGAAGTAACTGACAGGATGCCTAGTTGGATAGCGAGAGATAGATAAAATATGGAATTTATAAATTTAGTCGTTTATGTAAAGAACGTAGATAAAACTATTAATATTCATTGTAACCTTAACTTCGAAAATGAGTTAATTTTAAAAGAGATTATCAAGAGATATAACCAAACTCTTATTAATCACTTTGGAGCTAAGTTATTTAGTGATAGTATTCTATTCCAAGAAGTAAATACAAATGTGTATAAGAATTACAATAACCTAGTGACTGTAGATGAAATAAATATGGTTGATTCAGTTTATGATAATACTTTCACTACTATAGACTTCTATAACTTTAGCTCTTTCGATCAATATATGAAGAATTTAGTGATTGGAGAGATCGTAGGTGTTTGATAACTTCAAATCCATCATGATCAAGATATCAGATAAGTGCAACATGAGTTGTGATTATTGTTTCCAAGGAGAAGGAGTCTCTGAAGGAATATTTAACGATATCGATGGTCTTAAAAACTTCTTAAAAGATTTACCTACTGGAGATACGTTAGATGTAAAGTTTATTGGTGGAGAACCTTTAATCTATTCTGATAGTATTAAACGTATGGTAAAGGAAATAAGAAAACTAGAAAGAACAAAAGATGTTCACTTTAGATTTGGTCTAACCACTAATGGTCTATATTTCAAATCTTTAATTGAATTGATTAAAGAAGGATATCTAGACGAAGAGTTAGTAAAAGTAAGCTGGGATGGAAAATATAGTAAGTATATTCGTAAGTCTTGTTATGATAATGGCTTTGTGAATAATGCTATCTATAGTATAATCAAAGAATGTCCTAATGTAACAGTTAGGATAGCTATACATCTAAAGAATGTAGAATTCATTGAAGAGTCTATGCTTGCTTTACTATCTAGAGGAGCTAAATCTATTGAGTTATATTATATAATGGAATACCCATTATATAGAGATGAATGGTTTATATATAAATGCAAGAAAATGTTTGAGAAGGTTGCTAGAATATATAGCTTCTTATCATTCAGATATGTAAACTGGGAATCTCTTAAATATAACTCAGATAAAGAAACATCTGAAGCTTCTAAATGTAGTCATCTTGGCTCTCATCTCCACATAGATAAGAATGGAGACTTATACCCTTGCGGTATGTTTGTCCCTGATGATAATATATATGTGACCACACAATGGAAGATTGGTAATTTAAAATCTGGTATCGACTTCAATAAAACTAAAGAATTAGAAATGGAGTTGAACAAAGAAGTTGGTTGTTCTAAAGGTTGTAAAAACGTCAACTGTTTTGAATGCCCAGCTGTTAATTTAGGTGAGATTGGGACCATGGAAAAAAGATTCATGCAACAATGTGAGCTTAAAGAAATTGAACGCAAAATTTATAATAAATTCCACGGAGTAGGCTAATATTAGTCTACTCCAAATCTTCCCTTATTTTTTCCTTCCAAAAGGGTGTTAAAATCTCTGAACTTCATAATATAGAAGAGAAGAGTATCTTCGAAAAATTTTCAAGTTTACTATTTTCTCATATTCTATATAGAATAATTTTATTTTTTTAAGGAGGTGTAATTTTAATATGGACACAACAAACCGACGCGTCGTTGAAAGCCCTGTTGCTTACGATATCCCTGGCACTAATGTTGCTTCTGGTATCGCTCCATTTAAAACTACCGATAATTACGCTACTCATTACGAAGAGTATGGTCAAGGTGGCTATCGTTCTGTAAAAACAATTGAAGAACGTAATGCTATCCCTAAAAAACGTCGTAAATTGGGTATGCTTGTTAATGTTCTCTCTGCAGGCATTTTCAAATTAACTTCCGATCCTGGTAACGGTAATACTACTGATGAAAACTGGGGTTCTTTGGACTCTGTTACAGTACAAGAAGCTACTCCTAGCGATAACCCTACAGCTAGTAATCCTGCTGTAGATGGTAACTTGATTACATTGTCTGACGGTGCAATCATGCGTACACAAGTAACTCCAAACTTACCTTCTTATGTTTTCAATGTATTCTTGAAAGCTAAAGCTGACTATGCAAAAATTCGTTGGTGTGTAGTAGTTGGTCAAACAGTTCCAACTGTTACTTATGTAACTACTAACTCCCGTGGTGAAACAGTTCCTGCTACAATCCTTGTAGATGAATTGGATACACTTGAATTACGTGCTGGTACAACTAAAGTTCTTGAATTCGAAACATTGGATCATGGTGATACTTGGTTCGTAAACGGTAAAACTTATAACAAAGCTGGTGCCGAAACAGATCCTAACCTTGAAATTATTACTCGAGCTAAATTGAATAAAGCTCTTGAATGGGAAACAGTAGAGGAATAGGAGGAACTGCTAATATGAACATGATTAAACGCTTTGTACGTCTTACTGCAGCTAAATACAGTGAATTGATTACTGGTACTAAAGTAGACGAAGATGCTTTCTATTTCTTGGAAGATACTGGTGAACTCTTCAAAGGTTCCGTACAACTTACAGATGCTCTTGTTGTTATCGACTCCATTGATAACATCCCTGACGTTAAAACAATTCGCAAAGGCCGTTTCTATGTAGATAAAAACGGTGGTGTTGCGGGTATGGTTAATGATCAATGGACTAAATTCATTGATCCTAAGGCTCGTCCTATTAACTACGTAGAAGATGCTTCTCAACAACCAGCTGGTGCTAAAGAAGGTGTATTCTATTTCGACGGTGTTAACTTGGGTGTCGTTAATGGTGCTTCTTATGTTAACCTTTCTAAATTCGATGCATCTGTATGCTCTTTGGTAAAAGACGCTACAGTTCGTCCACAAAACTTAGTTAATGGTCACTTCTACCTTGATACTAAAGGTAATGTGGGTGTAGCTATTCAACTTACTGAAGATCCTAACTCTTTAGACTACAACTTGATCATTCAACCTAATACCAACTATGTAACTCTTAGCAAAGTTGAAGATACTATTAAAGAAGCTAATAAAGCAGTAGCTGCTGCTTACACAGCTGCAGATGCAGTTTTGAAACAAGCTGTTGATGAAGTATTGAATACTTTGAAAGGTCAAGTTGGTGCTCTTGAAGCTAACTTCGAAGAAGGTAAAGCTAAAGAAGCAAAAGTAGCTGATATTGCTCATGAATTGGAAAACCTTCCTACAGACAAAATCGCTACTAAAGAAGAATCCGAAAAAGCTGTAGCTGATCTTAAAGCTGACATTGAAGCTAAAATGTTGAATAAAGTTGAAGTAGTTGTTGGTAAACAACTTTCTACTGAAGACTTCACAACAGAAGAAAAAGAAAAACTTGCTGGCTTGGAAAAATACACACTTCCAGTTGCTTCTGAAGAAGAATTGGGTGGTGTAAAAGTTGGTGAAGGTCTTTATGTAACTGACGGTAAATTAAACGTTCATGAACAAGACCTTTCTGCTTATGCTAAAACAGCTGCTGTCGAAGAAAAACTCAACGATTACGCTAAAGCTGTTGAAGTACAAACTCAATTAGAAGCTTATGCTAAGAAAACTGAATTGCCTTCCATTGAAGGTTTAGCTAAAACAACTGAAGTTGATGCTAAATTGGTTGACTACGCTAAAGAAGCTGAAGTTAATACTAAATTAGCTGAAAAAGCTGACGCTACAGTTATCCCTACACTTGCTACTAAAGCTGAAGTTACAGCTGCTGTTGAAGGTGTTGCTAAGACTGCTGAAGTAGATACTAAATTAGCTGATTACGCTAAGACTGCAGATATCGCTAGCACTTATGCTACTAAAGAAGCTATCAATGCGGTAGCTGGTTTAGATGCAGATACTGTTGCTGAATTGAAAGTTTTGGCACAAAACTCTGACTTAACTACTGTAGCTGCTAAAGTAGCTAATGTATATACTAAAGCAGAATCCGATGCTAAATTAGTTGACTATGCTAAGAAAACTGATGTAGAAACTAAACTTGCAGCTAAAGCTGACGTTACTGCTATCCCAGATGTTTCTGGTCTTGCTACTAAAGCTGAAGTTGCTACTGCAGTTGCTGGTGTTCAAGTTCCTAGCATCGAAGGCTTGGCTAAAACTACAGAAGTTGAAGCTAAGTTAGCTGACTACGCTAAAACTGCTGAAGTAGATGCTAAATTGGTTGACTATGCTAAGAAAACTGAACTTCCTTCTATTGAAGGCTTAGCTAAAACTACAGATATCGAAGCAGCTTATGCTAAGAAAACTGAACTTCCAGACGTATCTGGTCTTGCTACTAAACAAGAAGTAACTGATGCAGTTGCTGGTGTTCAAGTTCCTAGTATTGAAGGTTTGGCTAAAACTACTGAAGTTGAAGCTAAACTTGCTGACTACGCTAAAACTGCAGAAGTAGATACTAAATTAGCTGACTATGCTAAGACAGCTGAAATTGCTGAAACTTATGCCACTAAAGAAGCTATCAATGCGGTAGCTGGTTTAGATGCAGACACTGTATCCACTTTGAAAACTTTAGCACAAAACTCTGATTTGACTACAGTTGCAGAAAAAGTTAAGAATGTTTACACTAAAGCTGAAACTGACGATAAACTTGCAGCTAAAGCTGACGTAACTGCTATCCCAGACGTATCTGGTTTGGCTACAAAAGCTGAGGTTGCTGCTATTACTGTTCCTTCTATTGAAGGCTTAGCTAAAACTACTGATGTAGAAACTAAACTTGCTGACTACGCTACTAAAGCTGAAGTTACAGCTGCTGTTGCTGGTGTAGAAGTTCCTTCTGTTGAAGGTCTTGCTAAAACTACCGAAGTTGAAGCTAAATTAGCAGACTACGCTAAGAAAACAGAACTTCCTAGTATTGAAGGTTTGGCTAAGACTACTGATGTAGAAGCTACTTACGCTAAGAAAACTGAATTACCTGACGTATCTGGCTTAGCTACTAAAGCTGAATTACCTTCTATCGAAGGTCTTGCTAAAACTACTGAAGTTGATACTAAGTTAGCTGATTATGCTAAAACTGCTGAAGTAGAAGCTACTTACGCTAAGAAAACTGAACTTCCTTCTGTTGAGGGTTTAGCTACTAAAGCTGAAGTTGCTGAAACTTATGCTACTAAAGAAGCTGTAAATGCAGTAGCTGGCTTAGATGCAGAAACAGTAAATACTTTGAAAACTTTAGCTCAAAACTCTGATTTGACTACAGTTGCAGAAAAAGTTAAGAATGTATATACTAAAGCTGAAACTGATACTAAATTAGAAGCTAAAGCTGACGTTACTGCTATCCCAGATGTATCTGGCTTGGCTACAAAAGCTGAGGTTACAGCTGCTGTTGCTGGTGTAGAAGTTCCTAGCATTGAAGGTCTTGCTAAAACTACTGAAGTTGAAGCTAAATTAGCTACTAAAGCTGACGTAACTGCTATTCCAGATGTTTCTGGTCTTGCTACAAAAGCTGAAGTGGAAACTACTTACGCTAAGAAAACTGAATTACCAGACATTTCTGGTCTTGCTACTAAAGCTGAAGTTGCTGCTATTACTGTTCCTAGTATTGAAGGTTTAGCTAAAACTACAGACGTAGAAACTAAACTTGCTGACTATGCTAAGAAAACCGAATTACCTTCTGTTGAAGGTTTAGCTACTAAAGCTGAAGTTACTGAAGCGGTTACTGGTTTGGCTAAAGCATCTGAAGTTGCTGCAACTTATGCTACTAAAGAAGCAGTTAATGCAGTAGCTGGATTGGATGCAGATACTGTAAACCAATTAAAAGCATTGGCTCAAAACTCTGACTTGACTACAGTTGCAGAAAAAGTTAAGAATGTATACACTAAAACTGAAACCGATGACAAATTAGCAGCTAAAGCTGACGTTACTGCTATTCCAGACGTATCTGGTCTTGCTACTAAACAAGAAGTTACATCTGCTGTTGCTGCTGTACAAGTTCCTAGTATTGAAGGTCTTGCTAAAACTACTGATGTAGAAGCTACATATGCTAAGAAAACTGAACTTCCTGACGTATCCACATTGGCTACTAAAGCTGAAGTTACAGCTGCTGTTGCAGGTGTACAAGTTCCTTCTATCGAAGGTTTGGCTAAAACAACTGAAGTTGAAACTAAACTTGCTGATTATGCTAAGAAAACTGAACTTCCTTCCATTGAAGGCTTAGCTAAAACAACTGAAGTTGATACTAAGTTAGCTGATTATGCTAAGAAAACTGAATTGCCAGACATTTCTGGTTTGGCTACTAAAGCTGAAGTTGCTGCTATTACTGTTCCTTCCGTAGAAGGTTTCGTTAAAGGTACAGAAGTTGATGCTAAATTAGTTGACTATGCTAAGAAAGCTGAAGTAGAAACTACTTACGCTAAGAAAACAGAATTACCAGACGTTTCTGGTTTAGCTACTAAAGCTGAAGTTACATCTGCTGTTGCTGCTGTAGAAGTTCCTTCTATCGAAGGCTTAGCTAAAACTACTGAAGTTGAAGCTAAATTAGCTGACTACGCTAAAACTACAGATATCGAAGCAGCTTATGCTAAGAAAACTGAATTACCTTCCATCGAAGGTTTGGCTAAGACTACTGAAGTAGATACTAAATTAGCTGACTATGCTAAATCTGCAGACATCGCTAATACATACGCTACTAAAGAAGCAGTTAATGCTGTGGCTGGTTTGGATGTAGAAACAGTAAATAGCTTAAAAGCTTTGGCTCAAAATTCTGACTTAGCCACAGTTGCTGATAAAGTGAAAAATGTTTACACTAAAGCTGAAACTGACACTAAATTAGCTACTAAAGCTGATGTAACTGCTATCCCAGACGTATCTGGTTTGGCTGTTAAATCTGAAGTGGAAACTACTTATGCTAAGAAAACTGAATTACCAGATGTATCTGGCTTGGCTACAAAAGCTGAAGTTACAGCTGCTGTTGCTGGTGTTACTGTTCCTAGCATTGAAGGTTTGGCTAAGACTACCGAAGTAGAAGCTAAACTTGCTGACTATGCTAAGAAAACTGAATTACCTTCCATCGAAGGCTTGGCTAAAACTACTGAAGTTGATACTAAGTTAGCTGCTAAAGCTGATGTATCTGCTATCCCAGACGTATCTGGTTTGGCTACTAAAGCTGAAGTCGCTGCAGTTGATGCTAAATTCGCTACTAAAGCAGACGCATCTGCTATTCCTAGCATTGAAGGTTTAGCTAAAACTACAGATATCGAAGCAGCTTATGCTAAGAAAACTGAATTACCTGATGTATCTACATTGGCAACTAAAGCTGAAGTTGAAGCTCTTAAAACTGACTTCGTTACAGAAGAAACTTTAACTGAAAATATCAATCAATTCTCCACAAACATTGATGGTAAAATTAACGAAGCTAAAGGCGAATTAGAAGCTAAAGTTACAGCAGTTGATACTAAATTAGCTGACTACGCTAAGAAAACTGAACTTCCTGATGTATCTACATTGGCTACTAAAGCTGAAGTTACAGCTGCTGTTGCAGGTGTACAAGTTCCTTCCATTGAAGGCTTGGCTAAGACTACTGATGTAGAAGCTACATATGCTAAGAAAACAGAACTTCCTGATGTATCTGGTTTGGCTGTTAAAACAGAAGTAGAAACTACTTACGCTAAGAAAACTGAATTACCAGACATTTCTGGTTTAGCTACTAAAGCTGAATTACCTTCCATCGAAGGTCTTGCTAAAACTACTGAAGTTGTAGCAAAAACTGTATATGATACTAAAGTAGCAGAACTTGAATCTACAATCAATGATCTCAAAGCTAAATTAGCTGCTGTTGCTTCTGGTACTACAGAACAACGTCCTACTGAAAACCTTGTAGTTGGTCAACAATACTTTGATACAACTCTTGGTGTTCCTGTATACTGGAATGGTACTGAATGGCACAACCCATTCGCTAATATCACTACAGTAGAAGTAGAACACTAATTACAACTAAATAGAAAATCTATATGGATAGGTCTTATAAGACCTATCCATATTCTTAATTTTAATGAAAGGAGTTATTAAATGGCGGTTTTAAAGAAAGCTGTTTTAATTGATTATACCAAACTCAAAGATATGATTGATCATGGTACTATCGATAACGAAACAGTTTATTTTTTATCTGGTAAAGATTTACATGATAAGATTAAAGATATCGATACTAAAATCGAATCTAAAGCCGATCAAACTTCTATTCCTAATATAAGTAATCTTGCTACTAAACAAGAAGTGACTGATGCAGTTGCTGGTGTTCAAGTTCCTAGTATTGAAGGTCTTGCTAAAACAACTGATGTTGAAGCTACCTATGCTAAGAAAACTGAACTCCAACATCTTACAGCTGGCGAAGGTATTACTATATCCGAAGCTGGTGTTATCTCTGCATCTGCTCCTCAAGTAGATTTAAGTGATTACGTAAAAGATGAATCCCTTTCGTTAGATGGTCTAGATCTTGTAGCTAAGTATGAAGCAGCTAAAATCAAATATGATACTCCAGCTGCTACTACTGAAACTACTGAAAATCATTAATGAAAGGAGATGAATAATATGGCAAATTTAAAAGATACGCTGACACGTGTCTTAGATCCATTTATAGATAAGATAGCAAAAGAAATATCTACTATCAAAGCTGGTATTGAAGCTACTAAAAGTATCAATGTAGTTAGTTATGGTATCGATAATACTGGTGCTACTGATGTAACTGAAAAGCTAAATGAGCTATTCCTCAAAGTATCTAAAGAAAAATACCAAGAAGTAATCTTCCCTGATGGTACTTATAAGATTGAAAACGAAGTAAAGATTTTCTGTCCAGAAAAGATGAGTCGTTCTTTAGTTGTCAGAGCTGAATCTACATATGGTGCTACTATTATCTGTGAACACACAGATGCTTCTCAAAGCGATACTGTTGGTTTCACATTAACTCGAAATACACCAGAAGATCCAGATACAATAACTAATGCATATAATACTACAATCGATGGTCTTATCTTCAAAGTTAAAGACCAAGATGGTGATGGTAGTAAATATAAATTTATTGGTACAGATACTGCTCTTAGCCAATTATTGCTTACTAATGTAAATTTACTAAATCTTCGTATGACCAATACCAAAGATTGTACTGGTAATAATATCGATATGGGTTGCATATGCAATAACTTAACAATCGATAACATAAAAACCAACTACGGTATGTATGCTGTATATTTAGAGCAAACTGGTGGTGTCAACAATAAGATCAGTAATATCGTTTCCAATAACTGTTCATTCTCCATAAGCTCATATTCTTATGCTGATTGGGAAACAGTTGCTATTCATTACGACGACGATTTCAGTTTGGATAATGGTACATATGCTAATTTCTATGCTAATAAAGTTTCAAACTTTAAATTGACTGGTAGATGGGCTTTGAACCAAAATCCATTATGGATTAATGTTGGTCCAAGACCTGAACTTAGCAATATCGAATTAGATATCACACTCGATGATGATAATAAAGATCATGTAGTTGGAAATGATAATAAAGTTATGGCATTTATTTATCTATATTCTCCAGAAAGTACTAAACTTGAAGTTAAAGTAAGTGACCTTAAATTCGAAAAATTCCAAGAAAACTTCTCCCACTGGATAGATAAAGGACTTAGATTCTCTTGGATTAATTCACCAGAAATATCTGTGTCACCAAATGGTGTTGCGGAGTTTGTTAGTTTAACATTATTTGAAAATTTAGGTTCTACTGATGAGTATAGTTCTAAAGGTTTCCTTAACAGAAAATATGAAATCAGAGCTGAAGATAATGCTAAAACTAGGATCTACTTAGGCTACGATAGAACTATTCGTGAAGAAGATATTGCTAGTAAAGATGAATTAGCTCAACTTGAAGGTTCTGCTATCTTCTTTGGTTCCAATGGCGTTCCTTATAAAGACGCTAAAGGTCATGACTATAGTAATTATACCGCTGGTGTTGCTGGTGATGTTTATTTAGAATCCACACCAAAAGATTCTGGTCATTTCGGCTATGTATCTACTTATAAATACACTACTAGTAGTGAATACTTACCAGCTGAAGATAAACCTATTTCTATTACAAATCATGGTGATAGAACTGCAACTTTAGCTTTTAATAAATTCCCTGTATGGACTAATGGTACATTGAAAGATACTCCAATTACAGTTGGTGCTGACATGAATGTATTGGGTAAGGGTGTTTTTAAAGTTATTGAAACTAACGTAGAAGCCAAAACTTTAAAATGTGAAATTCCTGAACCTTATGATGCCAATATAATTAGTACATTAGAAGACTTAAGAATGGAAATTTATTTCATTCCTAATAAACCAGTGAATACTATGGGTGTAATGACCTATGAAACTATTCCAATCATTCACTCTGGTCCTACAGAAAAACGTCCTACTGAAAATATCGCTGTAGGTCAACAATACTTCGATACTACTTTAGGATTGCAAATAGTTTGGAACGGTACCAAATGGATTGCTAATAATGTAGATATTGATGCTAAATTAGCAGAATACGTTCGTAAAGATAGTATCACAGCTACCGATATTACTACAACTCCAGCATTCATTGGACAAGTTGCAGTATCTGGTGATCAAATCTACATAGCAAAATCATTAGATCATGGTGGTGCTGGTTGGAATGTTATCAGAACTGAATCAATAGATACGTTATAATATTTTAATATAGAAAGGATTATATATTCATGACAGTTTTAAAAAAAGCTACTTTAATTAGCTATGATAAACTTAGTCAAATGATTGAATCTAATTCAATTGATGAAGAAGCAGTATACTTTCTATCCGGAAAAGATGTCGTTAATGCAATTAAGAAGATCCAAATTCCTTCTATTGATGGTGGTAAACTTGTTGCTACTGATATAACAAAAGCTCCAGACTTTGTTGGACAAGTTGCAGTAGTCTATGGCACAATTTACATTGCTGAATCAACAGAAGGTCCTGGCTCTTGGCGTATTGTACTATTGCAACCTAACGACCATTTATAATAATTTAATATAGAAAGGTAATTAGATAATTATGCCTGAACAAATTAACAAAATTATCTTTACTACTAAAGAAGCTTATGCACAAAAAGTAGCAGAGGGGTCATTAGATCCTTCTGTTGTTTATGCTATTGATGCTTCTCAAGTAGCAACTACAACCGAAGTTAAGGCTACGGTAGATAATAGCTTTGATAAATTTGGTTTAGGGTTAGGCATCAATAAAGAAGGTGCTGAATTTTATCATACCCCATTAGATCTTGCTGGTATGATTAAAGATATGGTTAAATCGAAATTTGACGTAAATTATACTGGTACCAAACATATCAACTTTGGTAACGGTACTAAGACTCTTTCTATAACCAATATCCCTAACTCTAATACTTATATCACTGCTATCCAAGATGGTACAAAACATGGTTTTGTTTCATTTAATATAGATAACAATCTTGCTCATGTAACTATCCCTGATGCTGTAGACGTTACAAGAGATTTTGAATTAAAAGCATCTAATATATTTGATACAGCTCATGATACTATCAAAGTAGCTGCCTCATCTGAAGAATTTGCTATTGAAAGATTGAATGCTTTTGCTTCTTCTATCAATACAGAAACTGGTGTTGCTGACTCATTGTCTAGTATCCCTCCTTTAAGATTGTATAATAACGCTCTTTATCTTAAAGAACAATCTCAAAAGAATATTGCCTACTTAGTTAGCTACCAATATAGATTTGTAATCACTGACAAATCTATAACTTTCAATAGTAATGATATCGAAGATATGAAAAAACGATATCATGAATTTAGTGATAGCTTCTATATCTTATTCGTAGATAGAACGTTCAGTTCTTATGTAGATTTAGGTACAGGTGCTTGGAAAGATTTCCCTGCAAGTGTTAGTGAAACTACAACTAAATTAGCCAATTACTTCGATAAATATGCTCTTGATATAGATACTACAATAAAAAATAAAGTAGATGCTATATTGAGTACTCTTAATACTTCAGATATCGATGTAGAAACAACTTTAAAATTATCCGATAGTGATAATTTCGAAGATGAAGATATGAAAAATAAAATATTGAATGCTGAATGTATAGCATTCAATAATTATGGTACTGACGTTGCTACACTTGCGAATAAATTGGTTGCATTTAATACAACTAATCCATTGAAGGTTAAAGCTATATATTATGATAGCGATTTGAGAGAAGAGGCATTTAAAAAATTGAATGAACTTCCTACTTTACAACTCATAATAGCTCGCACACCTTTCAATGACTTTGTGACAGCTGATAAACGAGTTCCATTAATTATTAAAGATAGATATTATCCATCAATCAGGGTAACTATTAAGCCTGGTGACGGTAAAAATATGGGTATAGATGATCAATATATTAATGGTATTACAACTTTTATCAATTCTGTATCACAAAAACTTACAATAGCTCCTCCAGATCATTTATAATTTAGAAAGGTAACTTAATATGGCTGAACAAATAAAGAAAATTATTTTTACTACCAAAGAAGCTTATGATCAAAAAGTTGCTGCTGGTACTCTTGAACAAGATGTTATTTATGCTATTGATGCTTCTCAAATAGTTACACCAACTGAAGTTAAGACTGCCGTTAATGATGGATTTGATAAATTCGGTTTAACTCTTGGTATTGATAAAGAAAAAGCAGAATTCTATAATATCCCTCTTGCTCTTGCTGATATGGTTAGAGATGTCGTTATAGAAAAAATCGATGCGGCTTATCAAAACGAAACTTTGAGTATGGTTGCTAACGGTACCAGAGAAGTAAAAGTAGGAAACTTTTACTTGAATACGGTTGTTACAGTAAAACAAGATGGTGTAGATTTAGGTATGGTTAGATATGACTTAGACCCATCTGTAGTTGAAGATAATAATCAAGGAAGTTATCGTGTAGCAACAATTCATCTTCCAGAAGCATTGAATTTATCGAAAGATTTTGAAGTTAAAATCTCCAATGTCTTTGGTACTAAATCTAATACAATTACTTTTGTAGTAAGTTTTGATCCAATAGTGAAAGAAAAACTTGAAGAACTTTACAACGGTATTGATTTTAATGGAATTCCTCTTGTTGTAGGTAGCTATAACCCAGGTTATGGTACTGCTGGTAGTATATCCAACAATATCAGATACTACCAAAATACAGATAGTGCTAAAGAATATTTTAGAAATAATGTGCAGAATGAAATTAATTACAATACAACATGCTTGGCAATTCCAGACAAGTCTCTATTAACTTCTGATGTATTGGAACTTTTGAAAAATTACGCACAGATTGGTAGATATATTTTATTTACCAATTTAGAACTTACTGAGTATTATGATATTTCAAAAAATACTTGGAATCCTATGCCTTCTGGTATTGATGAAAAATTAACTAAATTGCGTGACTATACTAATTATTACTTCAATTCTATAGCTATAAACAAAGCTAAAGTTGATGAAATTGGTAGAACTGTAGATTTATCTACAATCAATACTTCCTCTAAATGTATTTTATATAGCAAAACTATTGATAGTAATCAAGAAACCACACTTCGTGCATCTGATGTTATATATTATGGTAGCAGTAGCGATGTTGAAGAGTTCATAGATACTTTAATTTCTTTGAATACTACTACTCCATTGACTGCTAAGGTTCTTGTACTACAATCAGAAATTACACAATCTATAATTAATAAATTAGCTGCGTTGGGATCATTATTAGTGATTAAAGCAAGAGGTTTAGATCATAACTATTTTGTAATTCCAGAAAACTTCAAACCATTGCTTGTTAGTGATTGGGATCAAAAGATCTATATTCAACCTGCTAAAAATAGAGCGGCATTTATTGATGCACCAGAATCTATTAGAAATGTAATTATAAACTTATAATTTTTATTTAGATTTGGTTCTTAGTTCAATGCTTAATTCCCTAGCCTAATATTAGGCTAGGGAGTTTTATTATCGTTTACATCTATATAATTTGGAAAGGAGGATTCTAGCTTGGATAAAGTATTTATGAGTGCATATGACGAGAAGTCTATGCCTAATGAAGATATAAGTATAGATGGTTTACATTTTACTTATAATAAACCATTCTTCTTAATTGGTAATAAGAAGCTTACTGGTAAAATGTATTTCGAAGTAAATGTAAGCAATTATTATCCAATATCTGCTTTTCACAATATTCCAATTTATATAGGGGTTTCTAGAGAAGCTTCCTTTGGTGTATTAAATGCTGATTTCTGTATTGGTGCTTTATATCATGAATATGATAAGAATTTTGATATTCAAGAAAAGTTCAATGCAGTTGCTATAAATAACCATGTATCTCCAGAGAAAACTTTAACTCATCTACCAGGTGGTAAAGATGTAATCGGTGTCGGTGTAGATGTACCTGGCAATAAGATTACATTCTTTAACAATGGTAAGGAGTTCTATTCTTTTTCTCCTACTAATTTTAAACTAACTGATCATAATTTCTATCCTTGTATTTATTCTGATATCTATTATGATGAAGTAGTTTATGATGATAGAGTAGAATATGAGGATATGATAAAGAAACAAATTAGTCTTTATGTAAACTTTGGTAAGACTAATGTTTCTTATCCTCAAGATGATTATAAAACTCCATACGGGTTCTATTATAAACGAACTCAATTTGAAACTAAGTTACCAATCAAAGCTGAAATAGGTGGAGATAAATGGAAAGAATTAGTAAGAAGCTTTGCTATTAACTGTTCTGGAGTTAAAGGTACTTTCGAAGATAAAGTTCCTAAGATTATTAGCTCTGATATGAATATAGATGTTACTAGTAAGAATAGATTTGAAATGTATAGCGATTCTACTATAGTCAACTCTACTCTATATGGATCTACAGCATTTGTTAATCTGCCTATACCTAAGAACCAAAAGATATATCTAGAATTTACTTGTTCTAGAGGTGAACTTAATGATGGTATTATCGGTATTCCTGTATCTGTAGGTATATCGAATATTAATAACTCTATACTATCTAAGTCTTCTCGTATGTCTTTATGGCACCAAAAACAAGCAGTTTACGAATATAGATTAGTAGAACAGCTTGCTGAGACAACACACCAATGCGGAGATATGGAAACATCTGTAATTCCTACTCAAGGTAAATTAGTTGGTGTATTAATAGATCTAGCTAATAATAAACTTGATTTCTATATTGATAAGAATAAGTTCTATACTTATGATTTAGTATTAGACTTTACTGATCCTTATCAATTAGCATACTTCTTTATTCATGATGATAGTATCTTTACAGGTTCAGCTGTCGGACTAGTTAACTTCGGTAAAACTAGATTCGATATGGAACCTCCAAAAGGTGCTATTTCTTTATACTCTTATTATGATAGAGTATATAGAGAAATATCTGCCAACTATGTTAAGATGATAGCTAATATAGAGAATGATAATAATCGTGCTGGTTATGTATCTATTTCTGCTACTATAGACAATGCACCTAATATGGTTGTACCAGATACTGCATCTCTTATTGGTGGTTATGGTAGTCTTTATTATCTACTAAATAATTTTGCTACTTTAACTGACCAAGAAGAACATATCGTAGGTGATATGGCTTTACCTGCATTTAAAGAAGAGATTAAGAAAAATAACTATGGTTTCTTACCTAATATTAAGAATGAGTCTTATCAATTAGACTTCGGTGAAACTGTAGTTCCTACTTATACTATTTCTATAAAACAAACTAAGAATCAAACTATCATGTGTGAATGCGGTGGTAAGTTCTATATGGAAACCTTTGATGCTAAAGAAGGTGATATTGTATTAGTACATATCAAAGCATCTACTGGTTATGATGCTGGTACAGTACATCCTTATGGTAGATTCCGTGTTACTAAGAATATAACTATCTCAGCAACTCCTGCAACTGTTCATAGATATAGTGTAACTATCATCAATAAACCTAGAGAAAAGATATATGTGGAAGCAAATGGTATTGGTTATACTAATACATTCAATGCTGTATATGGTACTAAGTTTAGAGCATATGCTATCGGAGAAACTGGTTATAACCCAGGTGAGATTAATATCCCTGAAGGTATAGTAACTTCTGATATGACTATCAGTACTTCTATGAGTACAATTAAGACATTCAGAGTTAATATAGTACAACCAGAGCATTATACTTTGGTAGTAAAATATGCTGGTAAAGAATATACAGAATCATTTGAAGTTCCATATAAATCTATGATTACTTTAGTTCCTACTAAAGTCCATAAGGGTTATATTATTAACCCAGAAGATAGGCCTGTAAACTATATGATGGTAGAAGAAGATGTTACTATAGCCCCAAAAGATGCAGTTGAAGACGTATGTAATTTAACTGTAGTTGGTGCTTATAATGGTAACTTAACTATCAATGGTCAAAGAGGTTCTGTATTTAAATTCCTTAAAGATGATAAAGTTACAATAGATTTTAAAGTAGAAGATGGTTACTTTATCGAAGAAATCTCGATAGAGCCTGTTCAACACTAATATAAACTTATTGTAAAGAAAGGAGGACTTACTTTGTCTGATACTAATAAAATTCGTAAATTAGCTAAAATGAAGAAAGAAACCTATGACGATATCGTTACTCCAGATATGGATACGTTGTATTTCACAACAGATACTGATGAAATCTTCCTAGGTACACATAAACTTGGTTCTGGATTTGTCTGGACCGATGCAAATAATCCTAGACCTAAAGTAGGCGTTTCTGGTGTATTCTATATCGATCGTGATACTCTTGATCTTCATATTTGGAATGAACAATTGTATCGCTGGGTATACTTTGGTAATGCTAGTGAAAATAATTCTTTATCCGTTTCTAAATTCTATGAATTCCGTCAAGATATTATTGATATGGTAGAAAAGAATAATAAACGGGTTGATGATATTATTAAAAATCATTATTATACTGAATCCCGTCTTTACTTTGTAACGGATTCCTTCAAAAAGATTCCTGAAAATGATTATTGGGTTATTAGAATTCCTAAAACCGAAAAAGAAAGAAATCTTTTGGTTAAAAATGTTTATGCTCATTTAGAAGGTACTCCAACATATCAAATCGTTTATCCTGATATTACAGAAACTCAAGAAGAAATCGTTCTTCAATTTACTACTCCTGTAGCTGGTTTCTGTATTTTGAGTTAATTATAAGGAGCTATTTACAATGCCAATATATAAACAAGTACAACTTGGTGCTGTTCCTCGTAATGTAATCACTACGATTAACAATAACTTCAACAAGTTGACTATTCCTACTAATACTCTCACTACTCAAAAGATTGGTGATATTGAACGTGGTACTGACTTAAGTACATTACCTATCAATACTATCCTTACTAAGCTTCTTACTTCTCCTAATGGTTTTGTAAGTAAAGCTGCTATCACTGATGCATTGGGTGGTAAAGATATGGTTACTGGTGATAAAGTTGGTGTAGCTAACGGTATCGCACAATTAGATGCCGATGGTAAACTTAAAGGCAACCAACTTCCAGAAACTATTTCTAACTCTACTAAATTGAATGGTAAAGATGCATCCTTTTATGCAACTGCTGATGCTTTATCCGCTAAAGCTGCTGAATTAGATAACCGCATCACGTCTGCAATGAACTCCATGCAATGGCGACCATCTGTAGCTAATATTGCTGCAATGAAAGCTATTACACAACCTCAAGAAGGTTGGACTCTTTCTGTAGATGATACTAACCAAGTATATCGTTTCGATGTACAAACTACTAAAACAGCTGATGAAGCTGATAAATATATCATCGCTGCCGATGGTACAACAGGTTGCTGGGTAAAACTTGGTACTACAGTTTACTCTGCTGCTTCTACAACTGCTGATGGTTTGATGAGCAAAGAAGATAAAGGTAAATTAGATACTTTAGTGGGTACTGATGTTCCAGCAATCAAACAAGCTCAAACTGATTTGAAAGCTAAATTTGATTCCAGTGGTGCTGCTCTTAATGCAGTAAAATTAGGTGGTAAACCTTTAGCTGACTTTGTAACTACAGCACAATTGAATGCGATTACTGGTGGTGCATTTGTAATCAAATCCAAATATATCCCACATGGTAGCTTCACTCCTGGTTATACATTCTCTACAGATCCAGAAGCTCCTACTTATAATGCATATACTCTTCCAGCAGGTGATACTGCAGCTTACCGTCTTCCTCTTTCTGCTCTTCGTAAAAATGATGATGGTACTTTCGAATACTTCGTTCCTGTAATTACTCTTTCCTCTAACGGTCAAGATGTTACAGTATTGCTCGAAGACCCAGCTGATACTGTATTGGTATATGCTGAAATTAAAGCAGGTGAAGGAATTCAATCTCCTACATCTCCTGATCCAGCTATTTAATTAAATAACTTGTATCCCATCAGATTTTTCTGATGGGATCTATTTTTCAGAAAAGGAGGTAATTAGATGCCTGATACTACTCCTGTTACTACACCAGCTGTAGAAGGTACAGTATCTTCTGAATTGCATGATAGTAATCATATTACGGTAACTAACTTAGCACCGTATCGTGGTGATATCAATATAATTCCAGAAGGTATGAAGCTTTCTGAAGTCTTATCTATCATCGTTTATTATCTCGGAGTATTGGATCAAACTGCTCATGTCTTAGATAAAGACCTTCGGGATAAACTAGACAAATTCGTAGCTCCTGCTGAAGGTATGGGTTTCTCTAGTAATGACTTTACTGATGAAGATAAGAAAGCACTTGAAGATGTAGTAAAAGAATTAGAAAAACGTAGTTTATTAACCACTGATTCTAATCATGTAACTATTACCAATATCCAAACTATTGCTAGAGGTGAATTAGAGCATGGTGATACTTTATCTACTGCTTTATCTAAACTTCAGTACATGTTTGGTATTCTTCATTATAAACTCAAAGATGAATATTTAGATAAGGGTCAAATCGATAAAGAGTATGTCCATAGACGTACTGGTCAAGGTTTGTCCTCTAATGACTTCGATGATGATTATAAAGAATTACTAGATCATCTTACTACAGATAATGATAGCAATCCTACTTATACTAAACAACATATCGACGATACATTTGTAAAGAAAGATGGGGCTAAAGTTTTATCTACTAATGACTTTACTGATGAATATCGTAATAACTTAGTAGCAATCACTAAGAAATTAGACGATAATTACTTATCTCTTCTTGGTGGTAATATGACTAACCATCGAATTACATTTGAAGTCGGTGGTGGTTTAACCTTTAATGGTACAGACCAATCTGTAGAAACTACTTTAGATAAAGACTTCTACACTGGTACAGCTTATAAAGCTATTCGTGTAGGTAATATGGTTGCTACAGAACGTTCTAAAGAATATCATGTAGGAGATACTGTATTTACAGAAAATCTTCCTATTGGATTATATCTATATTGCAAAACTGCTGGTACTACAGCAGTACTAGAACCTACTTGGAATACAACTCCTGGTGGAGAAACTATAGATGGTACCACTACATGGGTAACTCGTCGATTTAGTTCTTTATACTCCGACGATGGTGAAGAAATTAAAACAGAATATCTTGGTTCTAATGGTGGTGCTATGAATGGTGCTATCAATATGAACTCTCATGATATTAAATTCACTACAGGTGGAGTTAAATTTGCTAATGGTACTCAACTTACAGAAGAAGGATTGAAAGGTAATGCTGATACAGCAACTAAACTTCAATTACCATTCAAGATTAATGGTTTCTCTGTAGATGGTACTGAAGATGTAGAACTAGATTATATTCCTAAAGATGAAAAATCTAGACCTTATGGTGTAGCTACACTTGATGCTCATGGTAGAGTACCAGTTAACCAACTTCCTTCCTTTGTAAGATCGGTAGAGAATGTTAAGAACTACCAATCTTTACCAAGAATAGGTAATAAAGAAATCATTTATATCACTAATGATAATAATGAAATCTATCGTTGGTCTGGTACAGCTTATATTAACGTATCTCCAGACTCTGCTACTTCTGAAGCTACCATTAAATTAGTAAATCCTCGTAATATCGGTTTAACTGGTTCTGTTGCAGGTAATGCTTACTTCGATGGCAGTGAAGATATCACTATTGAAACTGAACTTAACAGAATTGTAATGGGTGGTAAGTTCGGTAATACTGGACAATACGTTCCATCTTTTACTTTAGGTGATGATGGTCGTATTAGTGCTATTGAAAACCGTAAAATTGTAGTTCCATTTAATGAAATTACCAATAAACCAACTACATTAGCTGGTTATGGTATTACTGACGGTATCACTCCAAGTAATCTTAATCTATTAGCTGATGTATACTTAGCATTAGCTGGTGGTAATATGACTGGTAATATCGTTATGAACGATGATACTAAGATTGCTGGTAAGAACTCTGGTGTAAAAGTTCATTTCAAATCAGATGAATTGGTTATTGGTAGTGATACTAAAGATGCTATTACAGTAAATGATGGAGATGCTCAATCTTCTATCAATACTTATGACTATGCATTTGGTTTTATGAGTCCTTATAGAGCTACCGATATTGATTCTTTCCGTCAAAAAGATTATGACAGAGTACGTACTATCACATCTCTACACCCATTCAATACATTTGATGTATTTAAAGGTGCTGAGTTAAAGAACGAAACTAATAGTACAGCAATGAGTATTGGTTTTGGTCAAGATAAGACAACTGCTATTCTTCAAATCTCACCATCTAACCATAAAGTTAGAGTTGGTGGTGGTACTAATATTACTTTAGATTGGAAAGATACTATCCCTACTGAAGGTGGAACTAATACCTTTACTGGTACTAATAAATTCACTGGTCCTGTAGACTTATCTGCTGATAATACTACATTAGGTGGTAGAAGTCTTAATGCAGCTATTAATGGTGCTATTGAGACTAAGACAGCAATAGATATAGCATATCCAGTTGGTTCTATTTATATGACTACTGATGCTAATTTTGATCCAAATGTATCTTGGCGTGGTACTTTCTGGGAACAATCTGACACTCGTAATAATATTACATTCGGTTCTGTTTCTGCTACAACATTCGTTTGGAGACGTCAACGTTAAGAAAGGAGCTATACTTAATGGCACAATTAAAAGTTTATCGTGATGGGCAATGGGTAGTTGTACCTTTAGAAGCTACTTTTGTTCCTGCTGCTACTGATACTAAAATTGGTGGTGTGCGAGTTACTAATGGTACTATGCTTCGAGTAAATTCTACTGGTTTGCTTTATGTAGATGAAGATGAATTGAAGACTTTTATCGAAACAAATTATAATGTAACCAAGAAATAAGATAAAACCTATCCCCTATCCAATATTGGATAGGGGTATTTCTTGTGCACGAAAACATTATTATAATTAAACTTCATATTTTATTAAGAAAGGGGTTTGAAATGTTTAAATTTCTTTTCCCATTGGGAGCTAGACTATCTACCGTTATTGATAGTATAGAATACTTCTTCAATACTCTACATGAGAAAAAAGAAAATAAAATCCATTTTGGTGAAATCCCTCCTGAAGATCCAGAGGCAGGTGATCTCTGGATTTCTTATGCTATAGATCATAATAATCTTAGTGAAAAGGAATTTCCTATTTCAGCAAACATTGAACAACTTGAAGTATCAGACCGAAGTCTTTCTATTTCTGCTACTATAGATGATAAGAATGATATCGATACTGTATTCACCCCAGAATTCTCTAAAGATGGTAATTGGTTAGGTTATCTTCAAGGTAACTATGGTCAATTAACTAATGATTGGATTCTAGATGGTAATCTTAATTGGTTTGCTGTAAATACTAAGGGTGAAATTTGGTTCGAAGCTCTTGGCAAATATTCTGAATATATTAAAGTGATTATTATCTCTATTGATAATAAATATACATTAGTATTTGATGGTTTACATGATGTATTGAAACGTGAAAAAGGTTTCATTAATGATTGGACTACAAACGATGAAGTATATCAATATATTCGTTCTAAAACAGGAGAACCTATTAAATTACATGTAACAGTTATTCGTTATTAGAAAGGAGGATAACATGGCTTTTGGATTGGCTCATTTGACTACCTTATTAAGCGATTCTGCTAATAAGTTATTCAATAAAAAACAAAATAAAATACGTGTCTCCTTTCTAAGACCAAATGCCGCTGAAGAAGGCGATATTTGGATCGATACTGGAGAACACTCAGCACAGGTATTCAATAAACCTTATATAGATGACAATTTCCTATCTTTGACTGCTGTAATCGAGCAATTAGAAGCTTCTAAGGAAGTAAATATCTCTGGTTTTGTAGAAGAGCACTTATCTAAAGATATTAATATCAGTGCAGATATCATTAATAATACTGCTGATAAGTATATTGATATTATGGCTGAAGTATCTTCTAACTGGGTACTTAAATCTGGTCGTAAAGAATATGATCGTATGTATGGTAAGCACTTTAGAACTGCTTACTATGGTTATTATACACCAGCAGCTAACTGGATACAAGATCAAGACAGACCTCCTGTACAAATTGGTTCTATGCAGTCTGCTCAGTTCGATATAGATGGTAAACCATTCTATATCTTATCTCTAATGGCTTATTATGATGAAGATAATACGGCTAGTGGTAATGGATTTAATGTATTACTTACTATCAGAACTCCTGATAGAGTAATACCATTTGATACTCTTACTATTACTATCAATCATCAATTCAGATATCCTAAACGTAGAGATGTAGTATATACTAAAACTATTACAGCTGAAGAGTTTGATTCTGAAGACTTATTAGTTAGACATGCTACATGGGCTGATGAAACTAATGGTGCTATACCTAAGTTATTCGAAATCTTATATGATTTAAACCATTATTCTGATATACCAGTTAATATTGACCTTAAAGCTACAGTAAATGGTAATACTTATGGGTTTACTAAAACAACTAATGCTTTAATTCATGGTAAAGATATCGATATTCCTGTAGAAGAGATTCGAAAGATCACAGATACTGGAGATATTGATATCCAAACAGGTTATAATATCCTTGGTAAGTATAATAACCTAGAACCAGTTAAGTCTATCATCGTTAAACGTGAAAAAGATAGTGTTGGAAGATATATTAAATATCTAGAAGTAGAATTTACTGATGTATCCTATACAGCAGCTAATATTACACTTAGAGATAACTATGATTCTGGTCTAAGAATTAAGTCTAAGGATATCGTAAATAATAAATTCAAAGTAACTGATCCTTATAAGGTTAAGATCTGGAGTGAAGTATTTAACACAAGCCTTTCCTCTGGTACAACAGTTATATTTAGAATAGAAGATAAGGGGGATCAAATCCACTATGAGGAATAAAACAATTAAACCTCCAGTGAAGTCTGATAGTCCTTTTACTGTAAATATAGTTCAATCAGATCATCAATTAATTACAGTTAAGCATGATGGTAAGAGTTATACTGAAACTTTTACTATTCCAGCTGGTAAAGTGCTTAACTATAAATCTTATATAGCTCTTACTGATGATGATGGATATTATGTAGGTAGAATTAAAGAAGCTATTGATTTAGCTTCTAATTCTACCACTATTTCTGCTTCTGAAGCTCGTCCTATTATTCATACAGTAACTGTAGAGCAATATCAATTACAAGATATCAACGTTCATCTTACAGAACCTGGTAATATTATCAGATTTGAGGATGAAACTACTTCTTATTCTTTTACTGCAGAAGATAAGACTAAATATACTTCGGATTGTATCACTAGATTAGTAAATTATGACCCTGGCACTTCAGATCATCCAGGTCCTGGAGATATTCAAGAGAACTTTACTATTGCTGCTGAAACTAATCCTCAACGTAATGAAAATGTTCAAGTATTGATATACCAATCCCCACATCAAACTATTACAGTTGATTATAAGGGTACTAAACATACGGAACCTTTCATTATCAAACGTAGAGATATTGTATCTGCTACTATTGAAGCTGAAGAAGGATATAAACCTGGGTTATTGAATCGTACTAAAGTACGTGCTACCAACTTCGATAATATTGTCTTTAAAGCTTCTGCTGCTGGTAAAGCTAAGAAGAAGATTCGTATTAGACAAAAACGACATCAAACGATTACTGCTGTCTATAGAGGTAAAACTTTTGAAACTACATTTGAAGCTTATCTTGGTGATAAGATTCAATTCTCCGTAGAAGCTAATCCAGGTTGGACAGCTGGTGTTTTAAATGTAGATGCTGATTATACAGTAGCTGGGTTAGAACCTCTAGAAGTAACTGTATCTGATGCAGAACCTGTTATGTATACCGTAACCCCAATACAAACTCCACACCAAACTATTTATATTAAATATGGTGATGTACGAAGTTCTACTCCTGTAAGAGTTCCTAGTGGTACTAGAGTTGAATTTGAAATAGTACCAGAAACTGGTTACAATGCTGGTACTCTTGATAAATTATCCGCTGTTGTAGATGGAGTGAATATTACTGTATCTGCTACAGCTGCTGAAATTAAGAAATTCAATCTCAATATAGTATTTGATCCAGAAGCTCACACTACGTTAAAGGTAACTAAAGACGGTACTGTATTTGGTACTTATACTGAAAATACTGTATTAAAATTCCAATACGGAACTGTATTAACCTTTGCTCTTACTATGGAAGAAGGATATACTGAAACTAGAAATCCTAATTCTATTACTATGAATAAAGATAATACTTTGATTATCCAAGGCACTTCTAAGAAACAGTTTACTATCACCCTAACACAAACAGAAAACCAAACTATCTATGCTATGTATAAAGGGGCTAAGAAGACTGATTCATTTGTTGTGGAATATGGTGATAATTGCACGTTCGGTATTGAAACCTCTAATCCTGTTGATATTATAGTTGGTACTTTATCCGCTACAGAATTTACTAATATTAAAGAAAATAAAACAGTAACTGCAACTCCAGCTACACTAAAACCAGCCGATCTAAGTAATTTTGTTATACTAAGATATCCATATCCTGGTAATGATTATACGACTGATGATAATAATATAGGTAAAAAACCAACTCATGAGAATTATATATTCTATAAAACTATAGATAAATTAAGAGAAGAAGATTTTAATTATGCTGAAAATGCAAAAAATATAGTAGCAGCTAATGGTGCTTTTAAAAATGCATATAATCTTGCAAAATTCCCAGTAATTAAACTCAAGGATAATATAAGAGATATAAGCTATATATTTGCCGGGTGTGATAAATTGACATCCGATGAACTAAACCGAAACTTATCCGCATGGAAATTGTCAGGTGATTTAGATATTAGTGATGCATTCAGAAATTGTCCTTCTTTAGAAAGAATTGACATGAATGCATTCAGAAATTGTAATATAACCAAGTTATCTATTTTATTTTCATCTGATACAAAATTAAAAAATATTACAAATATTGGAAATATGAATATATCTAAAGCAGATGGTATAAGTTATGTTTTCAGTAATTGTTCTGCACTCACTCAATTAGATTTATCTAATTGGGATACAAGAAATGTTCAATATATGATAGGTACATTTGGTGGCTGTACTAATCTTACAGAAATAAATTGTTCTGGATGGAATACTAGCAAAGTATATAACATGCAAACAGCATTTTATAATTGTAAATCTTTACAAACTTTACCAGTTAGAGATTGGGATACTAGAAGCGTAATGTATATGGATAATGCATTCGCATATTGTGAGTCTCTTACGAATTTAGATGTATCTAAATGGGATACTAGTAAAGTTGTTGAAATGACTAATGTATTCTATCAGTGCTCTTCTCTTACAACACTAGATGTTTCTAAATGGAAGACAACCAATGTTCTCAGAGCAGAAAATTTATTCGCTGTCTGCGAGAAACTTACGTCTCTAGATGTATCTAAATGGGATACTAGCAATATTGCTACTGCAAATGCTATGTTCAGTGCATGTAGAGCTCTAACTAGCTTAGATGTATCAAAATGGAATACTAGTAAAATGAAAAATACGGCATCTATGTTTGCTAGTTGTGCAAAACTCACATCTCTAGATGTTTCTAAATGGAATACTAGTAGTATTGGAGATATGAATTCTATGTTTAATACATGTAGTTCTCTTACAAATATAGATGTATCTAGATGGAATACTAGTAATGTATTTAATATGTCGGCTGTGTTTGCTAGGTGTGATTCCCTTACAACTGTAGATGTTTCAAATTGGGATACTGGTAATGCTATTAATTTATCTTATATATTCTCTAATTGTGCATCTCTTACAACTGTAGATGTATCTAGATGGAACACTAGTAAAGTAACTAATATGGCTGGAATATTTGCTGGATGCTCAAAACTTACTTCTGTGGATGTTTCAAGATGGAATACTAGTAAAGTACAATATATGAATAATCTATTTGCATTTTGTTATTTACTTCCATCTCTAGCTATATCTGGATGGGATACTAGTAACGTTAGAGATATGCATGAATTATTTAATTCTTGTAAAAAAGTAACTTCTTTAGATTTATCTAGATGGAATACTAGTAAAGTAACTGATATGAGAGCAATGTTTGTTTATTGTGATGCTCTTACTACTATAAAGATAAATAACTGGGATACTAGTAAAGTAACTAATATGAATCAAATGTTTAACGAATGTACAAATTTAACTACTATTGATGGTGTATTGGATCTTAAAGCATGTACCAATTATGAATATATGTTTAGTCGTTGTGATTCTTTAACTTCAGTTAAAGTTAAGAACTTACCTACAGATATTGACACATTCTGTAATACTGCTAAGATAGATAAATCTAAAGTTATCGTAGTATCTTAATGAAAGGAGAATAAATTGAGATATCCTAAATTTATAGTTAGGCTTGGTGATTCTCTCGCCAAGCTTATAGCTGATATAAAAGCTGGACTTAGGTTTTATGATAAACATAAAGAGAACAAAATCACTATAGATCATGAACCTCCTAAGAATCCAGAATATAGAGATATATGGATTGATACTTCTCATGAATATATACCTCCTACTCAATACTTTACAGTATTCATTATACAAGGACCACATCAAACTATTAAAATATCTGATGGTATTGGTGAGTATGTATCTAATACTAAACTAGAAGCTAAGACTCCTATTTCAGTAAAGGTTATTCCTGATGAAGGTTACGATGCTTCTAAACCAAACCTAACTCATTTTGTATTGTCTGAAGATACTGTAGTAGAAGCTCTTACAGAACCTACTAAGACTATGCTTAGAGTAGATATTAGACAAGTACCACATCAAACTATCACTGCTCATTATAATGGGAAGGACTATACTGAACCATTTATGGCTGAATACGGTAGTGAGATTACGTTTACAGTCACTGCTGATAAGAACTACTATGAAGGTACTTTAAACTACGATAGAATTGATAAACTTACAGAATCTGTAATTATCAGAAATATAGAACCGCCTAGAGTTCAATCTTATATCGTTCGTATTAATCAATCAGAACATCAACGTATCTCTGTAGAATATAATGGTAAATCTTATTATGAAACATTCGAAATTCCTATGAATGTTGCTCATGATTATGCTGTATATATTGATGCTGATGATGGTTGGAATGCTGGTGAGGTTAAAGAAGTTAAAGATAAAAATAAACGTGGTACTACTATTTCTGCTTCTTCTGCTTCTCCTATTATGAAGACTATTACTGTAGAACAATACCAAAACCAAAATATCTGGGTTTATGTAACAGAACCTTCTGGTACTGTAGAAGTATATAAAGAAAGATTCTCTATTACGGTTCCAATGAATAGTCATATTACAACTAAAGTAGTTGCTAAGAATGAAAACTGGACACCTGGTGTAGCTAATATTCAAGAAGCTGATATTACAGACAATATTATTATCTCTGCTACTGAAGCTACTGGTAGTGATGAAGTTCATCATTCTGTAAATGTGCTATTCGATATGAATAATCCTCAAGATTTGCATGGTACTCTTAAATTGATTACTGGTGATGGTCGTACTATCAATATTACTCAATCCAACGTAATTAAACTTGAAGAAAATACAGAAGTTAGATTTGAACTCACTATAGACAATGGTTATAACAACGATACTGTATTAAGTGAATATGTATTGAATAAAGATATTTCTGTTAGAATTAAACCTTCTACCATTAAGAAATATAAAGTTCAATTACAACAATCCGAAGGTCAAACTATCTATGCTATGTATAATGGTCAACGTTATACAGCACCATTTGAAGCTGTCTATGGTAGTGCAATTACATTCGGTATTGAATCTACTAATACAGAAGATTGGACCCCTGGTCGTTTGAATATTACTTCTATTACTAGTTTAGATAGACCTATTACAGTAACAGCTACATCTGCTGAAAGAATTATGAGATATAATCTTGCTGTAGACTTTGTATCTCCAGATTCTCATACTAGACTTAAAGTTAAGAAAGATGGTAATGTACTCGGTACTTATACCGATGACTTTACTTTAACTAGAGTATTACATGATACTAGATTTGAATTCGAATTAGTACTAGATGAAGGTTATAGAAATGATACTGTATTAAGTCCTATTACTTTAACTAAAGATACTAGACTTGAAGTTAAAGCTAGTAGATTCAAACAGTTCTTAATTACTCCTACACAAACAGAAGGTCAAACTATCTATATCGTAAATAAAGCTACAGGTGAACGCTATACTGAACCTACTTATGTAGATTATGGTACAGTAGTTGAATTCTTATTGGGTAAACGTAATGATGTAACTGGTCATTATGAAGCTGGTACTATTAATTATCCTACTGGATATAATAATGGTATCGCTGTACGTGGTGATATTACAGTAACTGCTACTCCAGCTAAACGTTATGGTGTAGTAAATATTACATTACCAGCTGCTACTAACCGTGTAGATTCTGATGATTACTTACCTAAAGCACAATACACTGCAACTTATGAAGGAATCGATACTCCTATTACATTTACTAATGGTAATGGTAAAGGTTCTACTAAGACATTTATTGCCCCTTATGGTAAAACTGTAACTATTAGATCTTTCGGTACTCCTACTGGATATAATCATCAAGATGATATTACAGTAACAGTAAAAGATGATAACAATGTAACCATTCCAGCTCCTACTCCTAGAGGATTTACAATTACTTCTAACTCCTCTGAAACTAATTACTTCAAGATTGTTGCTACTGATACAGCTGGTACTAAGTATCAACCTAGTGATACTATTCCTTATGGTACAAGAATTACTTTAGGTATTGAACCATTTGATAAAGATTATACCATTACAGAAATTAATAGTTTACCACTCTATTATAGTAATAAACAAAACAAATACTTTACTTTACCTGATACTATTATACCTATTACTGGTTATAATACTGATCCTACTAATGGTAAACTTGGTATTGTTATTACTAAAGATATCAGTGCTGCTGCTATAGTACCTACTACAGGTGCATATGGTGTAATAAATATTACTGTACCTGCTGTAACTAGTGGTGTAGAAGACGCATATTTACCTCATGCTTCTTATGTAGTTTCTTATCAAGGTCTTACAACTCCTCTTGTATTTACTAATGGTAATGGTAAAGGTGGTGGAGCTAAATTTGTTGCTCCATTCGGTGCAGAAGTTACTATTAGACAAGCTACAACACCTACTGGATATGAAGCAATTCAAGATGTTACATTCACTGTAGGTACTACTAATAATATCACTGTACCTAACCCTACTCCTAAAACATACTTATTCACAGCACATAATGTAGAGGATATTTATAGTAGAATTATTGCTATAGATGAAACCGGTCATGGGTACGAAAATGGTGAAAGAATCCCTTATGGTGCTAAAGTACGTTTCAATGTTGTACCATATGATGATGATTATAGTGTGATCAATGACGTTGCTACCGGTGTTGATATATATCGTAGTAATAAACAAAATAAGACATTCATTTTACCAGATACAGTAAAATATACATCTGGTGATGAAACTCTATACTTCGTTCCTATCAACACATTTAAATATGTAACTAATGATATTGATACATCCCTATATGATGGTGATGGCGTACCATTTACCGAAGTTAAATCTATTAATGTTACATTTGAAGATCCTACAAAAGCTTGGATTGAGTCGATAAGTGGGACGACAGGTATTGTAAGACAGAGATATAATATGTATGATGGTCTTAATAAAAACAGCACTATCTGGGTTTATAATTACCCTAATGCTAATTTACAAATCGCTCCAGCATTTGCTGAAGATATTAAAGCTCCAGCATATATTATCGATAGTTTAACTAGTCCTACATATAGGATTCCTATTACAGCCAATACTATCAATATTCCTGTACCTAGACAAGCTGGTTTAGATATTAATATCAGATCTTCTAAATTCCAACCTATAACTGCAGTATATGATGGAACTAGATATACTACTACTTTCCGAGTTCCAAAGAATTCTACTGTAACTCTAGAAGCTCCTGTTGATACAGAATTATTCACAGGTAAATTATTATTCGAAAAACCATCGCTCATTGATCCAGGAACAAGAATAAAGGATGAAATAATAAATAATAAACTCAATGTAACAACTGCGGGCGATATTATTTCTGAACCTGAATTCTTATGGGAAACAACTGGTGAGTTTAGAGGTAGATTACGCTTAGCGGATAATAGAATAAAAGAAGCGGATAAGAAGAAGATTGATAAGATATTTAATACCGGATTAATTAAGAATGCTAATAGTGCATTTAGGGCTATCGAAGGTGATTCTTTTGATGGGTCTACATTTGGTCCGGCTATGTCTAGTGTAACTAGTTTATTCCTTGCTTTTAATAATTCTGGTCTAAAACAAATCAATGTCTCTAACTGGGATACAAGTAATGTAACGAATATGTCAAATACATTTAGTAATTGCGAATTATTGACTTCTATAGATGTAAGTAAATGGAATACATCCAAAGTAACAAACATGGAAGGTATGTTTGTCGGTTGCAATTTATTAGCTTCTGTAGATGTAAGTAAATGGAATACATCCAAAGTAACAGATATGGCAAGTATGTTCTTTGGTTGTGGTTCATTACGGTCTATAGATGTAAGTAAATGGAATACTAGTAATGTAACTGATATAAGTGGTATGTTCTTTGGTTGTGGTTCATTACATTCAGTAGATATAACTGGATGGGATACTAGTAAAGTAACCAATATGACAAGGTTGTTCTTTAACTGTAGCTCTCTTACTACAATAACAGGCGTATTAGACTTTAAGAATTGTACTAAATATTATGGTTCATTCTTTGGTTGTAATAATCTTACTTCTGTTAAAGTTAAAAACTTACCTGTAGATATTGATACATTCTGCAATGACGTTTTAATAGATAAATCTAAAGTTATTGTAGTTTCTTAATGAAAGGAGAATAAATGGAGATTTTAAAATCTAGTGATTCTCCTAGAGTATTAGCTGAGAAAATTAAAAAGAATATATCTTTTTCTGAGAAAGGATATAAATATCATTTCGATACAAAACCTCCAGCTAATCCAGATGAGAAAACTTTATGGATAGACCTATTCGATAATATTATTCTAAAGGAAATAAATACTAAAACCTATGCGGATGAGTACTTTAGTACTCATCCATCTATAGATAAAAATACCTTTAAATATATTGGTGATGATGGTAAGCCTACATTAGAATTTAAGAAGATGATTTATGGTGATGATTACGATCCAGATTCTAAGTATATTCTACAACCTAAGAATGGTATTATGGAAACATTCTGCAAACCAATAGAAAGGCAAAATGGTGTTAAACCATATAACTTAAATGATATTGTATTTAATACTAAGAGTCTAAATACCCTATATATAGCTTTCATCAATGCTGGTAATCTTGAATCTGTCCATACTTCTTCATGGGACACTAGAAATGTGACCAGTATGTATACTATGTTTGGTAATTGCTATAAATTACAATCTCTGGATACATCTAAATGGGATACAGGTAAAGTTAAAGATATGTCATTCATGTTTAGTAACTGCTACAAATTACGTTCTCCTGATGTATCTAAATGGAATGTAACATCAGTAACAACCATGAAAGGTATGTTCTTTAATTGTAGATCAATAACTTCTCTAGATTTATCTAAATGGGATACTAGTAAAGTAGTCAATATGGCAGATATGTTTAATAGTTGTAATTTTCTTAAAAGTATAACAGGTGTTATAGACTTTAAGAGCTGTACAAACTATTCGAATATGTTCTTTAGATGTAATACTCTTACTTCTATCAAAGTTAAAAACTTACCTACAGATATTGATACATTCTGTGCAACAGCTAAGATAGATAAATCTAAAGTTATCGTAGTATCTTAATGAAAGGAGAATGATAAATGGAAATTCTAAAATCTAGTGATTCTCCTAGAGTTATAGGTGAGAAGATTAAAAAGAATCTATCTTTATCTAAGAAAGGATATAAATATCATTTCGACGTTAAACCTCCAGCTAATCCAGATGAGAAAACTTTATGGATAGACTTATTCGTTAAGACTATCGTAAAAGAAATAAATACTAAAACTTATGCTGATGAATACTTTGCAGCTCATCCTAGTATAAATAGAAGTACTTTCAAATATATTGGTGATGATGGTAGACCTACTTTAGAATTCAAGAAGATGCTTTATGGTGATGATTACGATCCAGATGCTAAGTATGTTCTACAACCTAAGAATAAAACTATAAATGAATTCTGTAAACCTATAGAAACTCAAACTGGTATTCAACCATATAATTTAGATGAAATTGTATTTAATACTAAATCAGTAAAAAGTTTTAGTGGTCTATTTGGTAGTCTTGCTCCTCATCTCGCCTCTATAGATTCATCTAACTGGGATACTAGTAATATAACTAGTATGGAATACATGTGCTATTATGCTAAAGCATTAAAGAAACTAGATGTATCTAAATGGGATACTTCTAAAGTAAATACAATGTTTCATGCATTTAACTCCTGTAGTAAACTTAAAGTATTGGATGTATCCAAATGGAATACAAGTAAAGTAGAAACTTTAGGTGGTACATTTTCATACTGTAGTGGTATTACTGAACTAGATATATCTAATTGGGATACTTCTAAAGTAACCGAAATGAACTACATGTTTAATGGTTGTAGTTCTCTTAAAAAACTAGATGTATCTAAGTGGAATACTAGTAAAGTAACCAATATGGCTAATTTATTTTACTATTGCACATCACTTACCGAAATAGATGTATCTAAATGGAATACAAGTAGTGTGACTAATATAAGCAATATGTTTTCTAGTTGTAATGTAACGACATTGGATGTTTCTAACTGGGTTACTAACAATATACAGGATATGAGCTATGTATTTTACTATTGTAGGAATCTTACTAATTTGGACGTCTTTAGATGGAATACAAGTAATGTGACTAATATGTTTTCTATATTCAATGGTTGCAGAGGACTTGAAATTTTAGATGTGGCTAGATGGGATACTACCAACGTAACCGATATGGGATTCATGTTCTCATACTGTAGTTCTCTTACCACTTTGGACGTATCTAAATGGAAAACTGCTAATGTTACCAATATGGGTAATTTGTTTAGCGGTTGCAGTTCCATTACATCTTTAGATGTATCTGGATGGAATACTGCTAATGTAACTGCAATGAATAGTATGTTTGATACATGTAATAGCTTAACTTCCTTAAATTTATCTAATTGGAATACTAGCAAAGTAACTAACATGGAAAAAATGTTCTACCAAGCTAGTAAGCTTACTACTATTACTGGTGTATTGGATCTTAGAGCATGTACTAATTACAAGGAAATGTTTAATGGATGTAGTAAACTCACTATGGTTAAAGTTAAGAACTTACCTACAGATATCGATACATTCTGTAGTACTGCTAGAATAGATAAATCTAAAGTTATCGTAGTAGCATAACAAACAAAGAGAGAAGGCTTTATAACCTTCTCTCATTTAATTAAGGAGAATTTTCTTTATGATAGAAAAACTAAAAGAGAAACTTCAGACCTTAGGAGGTAAAATAAATGAAAATAACAAAGAGCATATTATTAAAATCTGTTCTATTTGCATCATTATTGTTGCCATTGTACTCTTCACAAAGTCTTGCTTCGGACCTAAATCCGAACCAACCGATTCAAGTAAAATCAGAGAGTCAATCAGATATTCAAAAGAACTCAATTCAAATGTTATCCGCAACCTTGAAGATGCAAACAGATCTCTCGATGAAGCTCAACAATCAAATTCAAGAGCTCTCTACGGAATTGAACGTATTGAAGAATACCAATCAACAACTGGAAGAGAACTCAACGAAGCAAGAAACAGAATTAACAATTCTCAAGAGCTCGTTGAACGATTACAGGCTTCAATTGGATCAAGCCAAGATAGCTTACAATCAACAACAAGCAATCTTGAATCAACTCAAGGAAGAGTTGACAAAATCGAACAACTCAATCGGGAACGCAATGAGCTCCAATCAACAAGCTCAAAATCAATCTCTAGAAGTGAAGAATACCTTGATGGAGCAAAAGGAACAGCTAGAGAGCTTGAAGAAGTCATTAGACGAAGCAATGACCAACTCAAAGCTATTAAAGACTCAATTGGATCTAGTGGAGAGTGAGTTTGAGCAATATAAAAAATCAATAGAACACAAGTATAAAGTTGCTAAAAATCAACGTAATTTTGCGTATGTATTAACAACTATATTTGGTCTAGGTGCTATTCTAAAGCATTAATAATATAATGATCAGATAATTTTCAAAAGAATCTCCAAGAGTCTAATAATAGACTCTTGGGATTTTTATTCTAATTATAAAGGAGGATTAAAATTAAATGTCAAACTCTCCTATCAAGAATAGTACTCTTAATAGAACTAATTTAGTAAGATTAAATAAAGTATTTGCTAGTGCTGGTAGTAAAGGTAAAACTATTATTGCTACAGAAACTCCTGGTGGGGTACAACCTAACGATACTTTATTTTTAAATACAGATAAAAAAGATTTCCCTATAATTAAAAAAGGATTAGATTATTTTGAAAACTTCGCTTTAAAGAATATCCCTAACTATCAAACAATTAGAAAGTTAGATGATGATATTATAGAAAAGATGTATACTACAGATAATGACTATAATTCTAATACAGCTGTTGCTATAAATACAACAAAAAATATGTTTAAAGACTGTGCTAATCTAGAAGAAGTTCCTAGATTACCTAATATATATGGTGATTATTTAATATCTGGTGAAAGTATGTTTGAAGGGTGCAGTTCTTTAAAATATGTCGATTTCACAAATTACCAGATACAAACAACCACTGTACCTAAGGAATATTTATTTGCTCGTGGTGCTTCACTCAAAAACATGTTTAAAGGATGCACAAACTTAAAGCATATATATGGTTGGATTTCTATTGGTAGTGGATTAAAAGCTGTAGCACAAGGTTATGCATTGGGAGATTCACTTACAGAGTTTAAAGCATTTATAAATAGAACTTTTGATTCCATGTTTGAAGGATGTACTTCTCTTAAACGTGTAGATATAATGATTTTAAATCATAAAACCACACCAGCTTCAGAATCTGATCCTGAAATAAAAAATATATTAGATAATGGTCTTGATAACCATCAACTAACTTTAGATGAATTGAAATCATTAATTAAAACTGCTTCTAAAGCTCCAGAGTCTTTAGAAATTGTATTGTATTAGGAGGATGCTTTATTATGGTAATTAAGAAATTATATTCTAGTGATTCTAGAAGAAAAACTATTTCTAAATTAAATAGCAATTTTGTAGCTATCACTCCTGATGTTATTCTAGAGATATCTGATAAAACTCCTACAGAAAATATGGAAAATATTATCTGGATTGATACTTCTATGGATATCATTACAAAGGAAATAAATACTAAGACATATGCTGATGAATATTTTGCTTCACATCCAGCTATAGACAGATCCACTTTCAAATATATTGGTGATGATGGTAAACCTACATTAGAATTTAAGAAGATGATCTATGGTGATGATTATGATCCAGATGTTAAGTATATTCTAAAATCTAGGTATAATACTATGGTAGATTTCTGTAAACCAATAGAAACTCAAACTGGTATTAAACCATATAACTTAAATGATATTATATTTAATACTGAGAGTATAGATATACTATATAACGCCTTTAAAGATGCTACTCATCTTGAATCTATCAATACTTCTCCATGGAATACCAGTAAAGTAAAAGATATAAGTTATATGTTTAGAGGATGTAGTTCATTAACTTCTATAAATGTATCTAAATGGGATACTAGTAAAGTGACTAACATGTATTCTGCTTTTAATGGTTGCAAGAAATTACAGTCTATCGATATAAGTGAATGGGATACTGGTAACGTAAATGATATGGATAGTATGTTTTATGGTTGTAATTCATTAACTTCTCTAGATTTATCTAAATGGAATACAAGTAAATTGTTAATTACATCATCTATGTTTAGAAATTGTAATTCATTAACTTCTCTAGATTTATCTAAATGGAATACAAGTAAATTAAAGGATATGTCATATATGTTTTTAGGCTGTAATTTATTAACCTATATAGATTTAAGTGAATGGGATACTAGTAAAGTGACTAACATATATTCTGCTTTTAATGGATGTAGTTCTCTTACTACAATAACTGGGGTTATAGACTTAAAAAATTGTACTGATTATTCTGGTATGTTTTTAGGCTGTAATAATCTCACTTCCGTTAAAGTTAAAAACTTACCTGTAGATATAGATACATTCTGTACTAGAGCTAAGATAGATAAATCTAAAGTTATTGTAGTTCAATAAGGAGGATTAAATGGAAATTATTAATACTAAAGATCTTCCTTATAGTTTTGATATTAAGGATAATATGCAACTTAAAGTTGTTACTAAAGAGATCCCCACAGGAGAGCTTAAATGGACTAAGTATAAGTCCAATGACGGTTCTAAAACATTCCTTTCTCAAAGCTTTGAGCTTAATATTCCTGGTGGTATCACTGCTGTACAGATTTTCTTAAGCCAAAATGATGGATCTCCTGCAGCTAATATCAGAATACAGAACTTCCATTCTAAAAAATATTGGTTTGATAACGTGAATACGGATACTATGTCTTATCCTATTATCAAAGTAAATCAATATCAGAAATATCTTCTTATGATTGATGAGATTACTGAATTACCACGGGGTGGTACTCTTAAGTTTAGATTTGGTAATGACATCAATAAGGCTACTCCGGATCTTATTGACATATAATTAAATCAATAAGAAAGGAGGACTAAAAGATATGAAATATTTCTTGTACCTTATTGGTCAAATCCTATGTACTCTTCTCTGCTACCTAACTAACTGGTTAGTTGTATTATTTGCAGATGAAGAAGGTGAACTTCATGGTTTCTTACATTATTGGCAAACATGGGATAGTACTTTAGACAACAAAGACTATGTTGAAAGATATGGTTGGGGTTTCTTAAAGTATGATTACGATAAATACTTCAAACAAGATGAAGTACTTCTTGAAGAAGGAGACTTTAACCGTAAGAAGTTTGTATCTAAAGTAATCAATCCTAATATTCCTATCTCTGTAAGAATTAAACGTTACTTATCTCGGGTTTGTTGGTTATATAGAAATAATGCATATGGATTTGCATATTATTTCTTCTCTGTAAGAGTATGCCCAACTAAGTTGGTATATATTTGGAAGAAAGTTCAAGGACCTGGTAAACATGGATACTTGGTATACGAAAAAGGTCACAACCTTTGGAATACACCATGGGCATTCTATGATAACCGTCATATTAATAAATATATGGACTGGTGTAACTATCTTGGATGGAAAATTGTTAGAGAACCTGGCAAATCTCCTGATGAGAAGTTCCAATGTATGTTAGCTAACCGTATTGCTATTCATGGATATGATAACGATTAAGTAAAATTTTGCGACAGACTGTCCCGTACCCAATATTGGGTACGGGTTTAGTCCGTTTTTCTTAGGTAGGATTTTCTATGTGAAAACAACAGCAAACAATGTTAAAGATATAAAATTAGGAGCATTATCTATACCTCTAACATTATAATTATGTTTGATTCTCCAGCCAAGCAGAAAGCTGTTTTAAAAACATATCAATAAACCTTATTATAGGTTGAATTCTTATTGTATTACTCACGAAAGGATGTGAAAAATATATGCTAGGTGAATTATCCTCTGTATACGAAAGTAACGGTGACTGGGGTGCTATTTCCAGTGGTGTAGATGACTACGGCGGGAAAAGTTATGGTGCTTATCAATTGGCTTCCAATCCTGGTACAGTTCAACGATATATCAATTGGCTTCGTAAAGAAGGTTACTGGTTTGCTGATAACTTAGATCAATATGAAATCGGTTCTGCTGAATTTGATGGTGCTTGGTCTTGGTTAGCTGACCCAGCTAATGGTAACTTGGATGACTTTGCTAAATCTCAACACGACTTTATCAAATATTCCCACTATGATCCAGCTCTAGAAGATCTTGCTGCTAATGGTTTCCATATTGAAAACCATGCTGAAGTCATGAAAGACGTTGTTTGGTCTCGTGCTGTACAATATGGTCCTGGTTTGATCGTTGAAATGTTCGAAGATGCTGTACAAGCTGTAGGTTATCCTTACTTGTCTTATGTAGATGCAGAATCTTTCGATGAACGAATGATCCGTGCTATTTACTTAGACGTATGTAGTTCTTATGAATGGAATTCTGGTCCATCTCGCCAAGCATTGTTAAACCGCTTCCAAAGCGAATGTAATGATGCATTAGCTCGTCTTTAATTTTTATTTGGAGGAGAGATAAATGGGCGAATTCAAGAATACTTCTACTAGTAGTTTGGTAACTAACAACGTAATTCGGAATAATACCAATACATCTCTACGCCAATCTATTATCGGTAACACTACTAATTCTATGATTAATAGGGTTACCGATAACCCTTATACTTTCTTTACTGATCAGTCTATGACAACTGTTACGTTCTATAATATAAATAAACAGTTTACTACATTAGATGAACGGTTGGAAAATACATATAATACGATTGGTGATGCCTCTGGCTTAAGATTTGATAAAATCAATGGTGTTGTTCTATATGGTATGGGTAAAATCGAATTAAATATCGATGTTGGTGAATTCGGAACAGAGGCTGACCCTATTGAAGGTGAAGCTGTTCTCCCTCCGAATACTTTTATTCCTTATCAAGAATCGTTCTTTACCATCGACCACTTAATGACTAAGAAAACATTGTGGTTCAGAGTGGTAAAGGTAAATATAGATACATTACCAAACGGTAATAATTACTACAAAATTGAATATAAACTCGAAACTGTTGGTGATAATATTATGCCTCAAGTTATTCGAGAATATATGTATAATGCAGATGCTGTAGGTCTTGGTGCTACTGGTTCTTCTGGTGGTATTGATGATGCTACTGGTATGAATCCGAATGTTGTAGTAGATTCTACTTTATATAATCTATCTAATCAATATTCTGAACTTATCGGTATGCTTCAAAAGTTCTATTACGAAATGTTCTTCCAAGAATCTACTCAAACATTTGTGTTTAAATACGGTATGTATGGTACGTTTTTCTACGATCCGTACTTGATAAATTTTGCAATTCGAAATAAGTTGCTAAATTACAATGGATACCGCTATATCAACGTACAACAACCAGCAGTAGAGCCTCTTTATATGAATATGGACTATGAGCATACAATATTCCGTAAGTTTGAAGATACTAAAGCTAAGCTTTGCTTCACTAAAGCTTATGGTATATTAGTACAAGATCCTATGTCTTTATTATCCCAACGTATTGAACCATATTATCAAGTCACTGTACGTGATGACGATGGTTACTATATGGGTGGTCCTTACTTAGAACCATTAGATTACTTCGATACGGATTTGATGAATCTTATTCCTGGTATGAACCCATTAGAAGGTAATAAAGATCCTAATAAGTGTGAATGTGATTGTATGAAGATTATCAATAATCTTGATAAAGAGAATGCTTACTATAAACTCATTCATACTTATCTCAATGGTGGGATTATTACACCAGAGATGATAGAATATATACGGTATATTTGTTTCAATCCTTGTAAAGAGCTATACTACACTATCCCTATTTTAATCTATATAGTTAGATACACTTTAAGTAATTTGGCCGCTATGATTTCTGCTCAAGAAGCTGAAGCAGCGGCAGTTAATGGTTCTTCGAATGCAAATGGTACTACTTCTTTGCGTGCAAATACTGTCCAAAATTCTGCTACTGTAGCTAAGAACCGCATCAATAATGTTGTCGGTGCTGCTACTAAGGGCGTTAATGTATTTGGAAACTAGAAGAACTAGGAAAACATTTGAATAATTATTTAATGAAAGGGGAACCTTTAAAATGAAAGATATTCTTTCTGCTATTTTAGAAGATTCTCTAGATGAGATGGATAACTGTGATACTATCCAAGAGGCTGCAGAATCTGTAAGTTATTCTCCTCTTGATGTATTGATGGAAACTCCAGGCTCTTCTGAAATCATGGATGAATTATTCCCTAGTGGTCTACACAGAGAATATTCTAAATTATTGTAATTTTAAATGGAGGTAAACAATGCCTACAGAAACTACAGTTCTTCATACAAGTGAAGAAACTACTCCTACATTGGAGCAATTGAAATCTCAATTGGAAGATGCTAAAAAAGATCTTAAAACAGCTCAAGATCACGAAGCTGAAGTAAAAGCTGATGGTTCTTCCTCTGCTAAAGATAAAAAAGATGCAGCTAAAGCTGTATCTGATGCACAAGCTAAAGTAGATGACTTAACTTCCAAAGTAAGTGCTGCTGAAGCTGCTGCTACACATGCTGAAGAAACTCATGAAGCTCAACCTACTGCAGGTGATCATATGGAAGAAACACACAGTGCAGAAGATATTGCCGCTGCTGGTACTGGTGCTATTACATTAAATCCAGATGGTAGTGTAACTACAGGAACACATGTTACTGAATCAGAAGGTGTACAACCAGTAGCTGGTACTCCAGCAGCTTCTGAAACTCACACTGAAACAGAAACTCATACTTCTGAAGAAGGTGCTCATGGTACTACAGAAGAAACTCATGCTGAAACAACCCATGAAGCAACTCCTGCTCCAGCTCCAGCTGGTTCTACTGAAGGTCATAGTACAGAAACTCATGAAACTGCAACTTCAACACCTTCCGAAACTCACACTCCAGCTGGTGATCATCTCGAAGAAACTCACACAGAAACAACTCATTCCGAATCTCCTGCAGCTCATGCTGAAGAAGGTACTCATGAAGCTAAACCTTCTGCTGATGAAGCTGCATTGAAAGCAAAAGCTGAAGCTGCTAAAGCTGAAGTAGAAACTGCTAAGAAAAACTTAGAAAAAGCTCAAGCTAAAGTGGAAGAACTTGCTAAAGATGAACATGCATCTGAAGCAGATAAAGCCGCTGCTGCTAAAGCATTAGTAGAAGCTAAAGCTAAAGTAGAAGAAACTACTAAAGAAGCAACTAAAGCTGAAGCAGCTGCTAATCCTGCTAATAAACTTGGTGGTGTAGCTTTTGCTCTTGCATCCGGTGCTTACCGTATGCTTTAATTTTATTCTAGGAGATATTTCACATGCTAGAAAAGTTTAATGGGTTCTTTAAGAATGGTTTACCCGGTATTTTAGAAAAGATTAAGAATCTTAAGAAACCTCTTATTCTTATCTCTTGCTTCTATATCGGTTTACTATTAGTATTGATCCTTACTTGGTATGGAGCTTGGTGGTATATTTCTTTGAAACATGGAACTCCAGATTTATCTGCACTCTCTAATTTCATTGCTATTTGTATTGGCTCTTCTGCTATCGCTGCAGTAACATTTATTGCTGGTTTGTTCATCGACTTAGATGGAGATGGTATTCCAGATGTTATTGAAAAAGGTTCTAATATTGTAAAGACTGGTAGAGATATTGCCTCTGGTGATCTCTCTGCTTTAAAAGACAATAAAGAACAACCTGTCGAAGAAGAAGATACTAAAGATACTGGTAAAAAGAAATTAAAGAAACCATTAAAAGAAGATTCTGGTATTCCAAAACAGTAAACAAATAGATTGGAGATAGTATTGGTGCTTACAGTACCAATACTTTTCTACCATTCTGGACATCCTTATAATTTAAAGGAGGTATTCGATATATGCGAATTTCTGATGATATTGAATCCATCATCGAAAGTGTAGAACCTACTATTGATCATATCATTGATCAAGAATTGGAATTCGACTCCGTAGTAGAAGCAGCTGCTTCTTTAGACGTAGTTGATCCTGTAGATATCGCTAATGATGATGAAATTAACGAAATTGTAAATACTGCTATCGGTGCTGGTTTGATTACTGACAACGATGTAGATGACATCGCTTCTGGTAAAATTTCTATTTCCGACGAAGTTGATGAAGAAGCTGAAAAAGCTGATAAAGAAATCGAAGAATATGCTGACGATGCAATTAGAGATGGTATTCTTGCTCGTGAAGAAGTAGAAGCTATCCTTAATGGTATTCCTGTAATGGAAGCATTGGATATTGATTTCGATGAAGAACAAGAATCTTTCGACGAAGAAGAAGAAATCATTTATGATTCCGAAGAATCCTTCAACGAATCTCTTGCTGAAAAACTTGGTATTAAGAAACCAGCGGATGAAAAATCTCGTACTAAAGCTATCAAAGCGATGGCTGCTAAAGTACAAAGCACAGTTCGTGCTATATTTGGTAAAGAAAAAGGTGATGTTGTTGCTGAATTGACTAAAGAAGATGAACGTAAGTTCATTAAAGATGGTAAATCTGTTAAAGTTTGTCAATTACGTTACAACCCATTTATCCAAAACCGTAAAGATACTAACCGTAAAAAAGGTTATGGTTTAGGTTGGAATCCAGTGGATGGTATCTATATCAGCGATAAAGACATGGCTGATTATTATAAACTAACTAACTTAGTTGGTGATAAATTAAAAGACGAAGCTTCTAAATATGGCTGTCGTATTTATACATCCGAACTTAAAGACTTTAAAGAACGTTTGGTAAAACGCCAAGGTCTTGTTATTTCCTGGTACTTAGAACCTCGTAAATACTTCTTCGAATCTGAAGAATCTGAATTGGATATGGCAAACGCTGCTTTGACTTTCGACACTGGTATTAACTTCAACGAATCTGAAGATGATATTGATTCTATCTTTAGTTTAGATGAAGAATCTACTCCTCAACCAACTCAATCTGGTAAAGAAGTAGCTTCTAAACCTCAAGCAGGTCAAACAGATAAAGCTCAAGCTGGCGAAAGTAATCAAAAACCTCCTGTTCCTGGTACTCCTAAACAAGAGGAAGATGAAGATCTTGTAGATCGTGACGACAATGCTATTGATATGGAAGTTGATGATGCTCCTACATTCGAAGGAGATCGTAAAGCTTACCATGACGACGATGATTCTGATGATGAATTAGAAGAACGTATCACTATCGATTCTGATGATGACGATGATGATCATGAAGATGACCGTGATGATGAAGATCACGACGATGACGATGATCATGAAGACTCTGACGACGATGACGATGATTCTGATGATGACGATCATGAAGATGACGATGATGATAAAGGAGTTTTCAATATGGACGAATCCATGAAATTGAATTTCGTTGAACAAGCTCAAGAAGTTTGTCAAGAAATGGACTTAAATAAAGTTGATACTATGAATACTTTCGATGGTGCTGGTATCAATGCTGATGATGTTGAATTCGGTTACAAAGGTCCTCAAGTAGGTGCTGATGAAAAGAACTTCGACGACAGCTTCAAAAAAGAAGATACTGTTCCTGATACTATCTTCAAAGATTCCTTCTGGGACTATGACTTAGATCCTTCTATCGAAGATATGGAAATCGGTAAATAGTAATATTTCTTTAGGAGGATTATACTATGATTAAAACAGTAAATGTGTATGCAGCTCAACCTGCATATATTGATGGTATTAATTTCAGCGGACCAGCTAATGGTATCGAATTAGATACTGATACTATCCGCAAATGTTTACAACAACGCATCCTAGTTCGAGAAGTTCTTGATGATGGTACAGTAGTCCAATTGGGCTTTGATAACTATGATAAAGACCTTGATGGGGATGACGATGTTTCTATTCTCGATGACGATGATAAAGAAGAACTTCCTAAGTTCAAAATCTACTCTGTAGGTCCTAATGGAGATAACTCTGCAGTAGAAGCTGAATCTAAATCTACTATCCAAAAGATTGTAGAAAGCAAAAAAGAAACAGCTCCAAAAGAAACTCCAGTAGTTACTGAAGTTAAAGACTTAGTAGAAGAAGAAACCAAAAAGGAAGACTCTGTTAAAGTTATCGATGAATCTAAAAAGAAATTTACTCGTAAATAATTATTTCAGAGGCTAGATAATGAAAAAACCTGTAGTGTTTGTCATTAATGAAGCTGCAGAAAAAGTTGTTTCTTGTGAAACTGTAAATGTAGGAAGAAATGGTTTTGTTACTGCTGAAGGTGTTCTCCAAGTTGGTGAGAAAGAAAACCGTAACCGCCGTTTCTATTCTACTGAAGACTTACATAGTGAAATCTATAGTGATCGTATTCGTGAATTGGTTACTACTGGTAACTTCAAAGGTGAAGCTGGTCACCCATTAGATTTGAATCTATCTCGTCAACAAAAAGTAGATGGTACTTTAGAACAAGTATGGTTTACTAAACTCTGGATGGAAGGACCTTTAGTAAAAGCTCATTTCCGTGGTACTAATAATGAACTAGGTCGTAGCTTTAACGAAGACTTGAAAGATGGTCAATTACCATCCTTCTCTTTAAGATCTATCGGTTCCATTAAAAACAATGGTGGTCGTAATCAAGTTACTAACTTGCGTATTATTTGTTATGACCGTGTTTACTTCCCATCTTATCCAGATGCTTATACAGATCACATTGTAACTGAATCTGCATTCATGGATGATCTTAAATTGACTAATATGAATGAAGACATGCAACGTAAAATTGTTGAGTCTGGTAACAGCTTAATGGTTGAATCTGCTGTCTCGCCTATCATTAACGATGATGTGCGTAAAGTTATTATGAAAGAATCTTATAACTTAAACGCTATGTGTGAAGCTTTTGATCAAGAGTTCACCAATATTACTCGTAAGGGTAATAACCTTCAATTAGTAGACGAAAACTACAATGTTATCGTTGTACCTATTGAAGATTATGTTGGTGCTAAGATCGATAAGTTTTGTGATCGTTTCTAGAAAATATATAATTAGAGTACCCAATATTGGGTACTCTATATATTTTATTTACCACATAGAATTGAGGTGATAAAGATATGCCAATGATGAATGCTACCACAAATCTATTGAATAAAATAGAACGTCGTTTAGGTACTCGTGTACTTAACCTACCTGATGAGATGGGTAAAGATGTATGGATGGAAGAAATAATTGCTAATGAAACATTGGATACATTCAGTCGTTACTTCCCATATAAGATGACATATTATCTAACTGGTGATAGACGTAAAGGTCCTTACTATCTTATTGATGAAGCAACATGCTCATCTGTAAAGATTATTGGCTGTGGGGACATCGACTGGAGATTATTAAGCACTATGTATCCTTCCTTTGGGTTCGGTACTGGGTTCTTTAGTACATTCGATATGTTTACTACACAAATGAATGTAGAAGATATTATGATGAACCAAATGCTTACTAACCATGCTAGTATTTATAAAGCTGGTATCTATCCAGAATTTGAAGCTCCTAATAAAATTAGATTAGCTTCTCAGTTATCTAATAACCAATTAGAAACTCTTAAATCTATTCCAATCAATCTATACGTCAAACATTCTAAGAACCTAATGACTATAGAACCATCTAAGATGGAAATATTTGAAAACCTAGCAACTTCTGATGTAGCTACATTTGTTTATAATAACTTGAAATACTTTACTAATGTAAGTACTTCTTATGCTACTACAGAATTACCATTGGATACTTTACAAGACTGGGCTAATAAGCGTGATGATATCGTTCAAAAGCTTGAAGATAACTATGTATCTGCTGCTAATAGAAATCAACCACTTATTATCACAATCTAACATATAATTGAGACTCCTTGCCACGGGTTTCACTTCATAGTAAAGAAAAAAAATAAAAGAAGGATATGAGGTAGCCAATATTGGCTACCTCACTTTCTTTCCTTTAGAAACAACCATTGTAACCGCGAGCGGCTGCATATTGTTATAGATCCATGACTACATCTTCTAAATCACTACGGATTTCGGAAGGGACCTTTTCTAAAAGTTTATAGTAATTTAGATTAACTAAATCACAATCCAACAATTTAACGCCTTCAATTGGTACTTCAAATTCTTCATCGTAGCGTTTTCCTATTAAAACTCCTGTTTGGAAGTCTACTGATTTAATAGCAAACCACCCAAACTCTTCGTGTTCCCATTCAGGATTGCGTAAATACTTACGCACTTCATAAAGATTTTCTGCTGTCAATTCTAATACTTTTAAATTCATTTTAATACTCCTTATAATTAATAAATTAAATGAAATAAATATTCTTATTCACTATTATATTATATCACTGAAAAAGGAGACTATTGTAAAAAACAAAAGAGTAGGGTAGCCAATATTGGCTACCCTCTGATTATTTTTCTATTTTACGAATCTTTCCCGAATCATCTTTATAAAATCCTTTAGGAATTATTCGCACATGTTCTGGAACTTCTGGTATTATACCGACTTCATCGATATACTTCATTTCTAATTCAGATAAACCATAACCAGTCATTATTTGGTAATCTGAAATTAGTTTACCACCTGGTAGCATCTTATTCTTTACCATATGGCTATATTCTCTTTTATCCATAGTATCTACCTCCTTTGATCTCTATCGAAGTGTAAATAATTTGTATAGTTTAGTACGATATTCGCGATCATCACCTGTTAATAGTATATGTGCATTCATTAACTTATTGATCTTCAATGGTAAGTTATTCTTCTTACAAATGCGTACAGCTTTATGAATTTTACCATATACAATAGCATTTGCTATTACTGCTATATAATCTGGAACTTGTGTGAATAAAGTAACTTGAGATTCTTCTTCCTTACCATTAACCATTTTAGTTAAATTATAATCACCATTACTATAATCATAATGATAATAATTGACATCAGTATTATTGAATTGGTCTAAGATCATATAAGCAACTATTAGAGTTTCAAGACCATACGCTTCTATTACTGTTTCCTTTTTAAGAATTCTGTTTTCATTTTATTTCTCCTTATTTTTTACAAATATCTCTTAGTTCTTCTAATGGGAAATTGATACCATTATAGTATCGAACTAATGGAATTCTAAGTAGTTCACTTAGACTTACATGTAGTCTAGCTTGTTTAATAATTCTAGCAGCTTTTCTATATTTTCCTTCGAAGATATATTTAGCTAGAATTACTATTTCAGCTGGGATATTATTTATAGTATCTCTGAAGTATAAGCTCTTTTCTTCTTTAACTCCATTATCAATAAATAATTGATGTGTACCATTAGAATAGATATATACATAGATACCCTCGTATTCATTCCAAATATGATTATGAAGAATATGGGCAACTAAATTTAAGTTTATTAGATTCTCTGTATCTATATCAGATAATATCATAAACCCTAGTTTTTCTCTTTTAGTTGTTGGTAGATAGTATCTGACTAGATGTGTTTCATAAAGTGTTACGCATGTTTTCATTTCATTATTCCTTCCTGAGAAAATAAAATTCCCATAGCCAATATTGGCTATGGGCAAGTGATCTATTTAAATTTCTTACTAGCAACTATCTCTTCATATAGTTTAAACGACTTGATGAAGAGAAAAATATCAACGACTATACCCAGTATTATAACTGGGCATATCATTGAAAGCTTTCCACTACAATAAAGAGAGATGAAAGCAAGAATAGAGAAGAAGAGTGCCATGAGGAAAATAGTATAGGAGAGAAAAATGATAAATACTTCGTATTTAGTCAATTTAAGTTCCTCAATAAACATCATCCAATCAGACACTCCACGTAAAATCTCTTTTGGAGATTTCATAAATAACACTTCCCTTCTCATAAACAAAGTTTACTTAAACTTTCAAAACCTGTTCACGAATTTTATTAGCGGGAACTCCAAAGTCTTTCTCACCTTCAAACCTGTTCCTGTGTAAGTATACTGGTATATTTAATTCAAGAGCTTTTTTACAATTCCATATAGCGTAATCATTACCATAATCGTTGTCTAAATACAGGTCTAAAATTAAATTAGGTATAGGATATGTAGTTAAAACATGTTTAATTACACTACTAAAACCTTTACCATTAGCAGAGATATACATCTGTTGTTCAGTGTTACCTCCACATAAATTATACTTAACGGATAATATATCGAAAGCCCCCTCCGCTATTCGAATATGTATAGGTTCATTCGACATCGTGTTTATTATGGTCGGAATACAATAATACTTATTCCCTGATTCAAAAGAATTGAAAATGTTGTATTGCATGTATCTAAAGTTAAACTGTCTTGGTGGATTCTTACGGAGATTTCTAAATGTGACAAAACTATTATTCATACTTAGAAAGCCAATACAATTCAGCGAAGCATAATCGATTAGATCACGAAATCGATTCTCAACGTTAATCTTATTATAACTTAATAATTCTTTTACGTCAAGTATTATTTTGTTAGAGATTATTTCACCATAAGAAAAATCTATTCCAAGACGATTAGAAATATATTCAATTTTCTTTTTGTTATAAGTATTATCGATATAGGGGTAATTTTGATTTAGGTAATAGTTATTATTAACTGGTCTATACTTAGAATTTTTGAATATCTCTTTATTAGACTTATCTAATTTATATAGGACTTCAGATGTATCAGCATAACCCATAAGTTCTCTGATTATATCTTTAGATAATACTCCACTTTCATTACACTTAAAGCAATGATACATCGGAGGAATACCTTTAACTGAATCTCCTAAAGATAAGTATAAGTGACGAGAATCTTTGTTCTTACTATCACCACAGAATCTACATCTGATAACTACTTCTCTTCCATTTGATGCGGATTTAGCATCAGGAAAGGTTTCCATTAGATAGTATTTTAATTCTTCTTGTATATCCATAATCTCACCTCCTTTTAGCGAATAAAACTCCAGAGACTAATATTAGTCTCTGGAATTAATTGTCTTAAATTAACAGAATATATTGAAGCAACTCTTCAGAAATCTTTTCTGGAATACATTGGATTTTGATTCCATTAAGCTCTTGATTATAGAAGTCAATATTTCTGAAATCAGAGGCTAAGATTTGGGAGATTGTTTTAAAGATGATTTCTTCTTGGATTTTCTTATTATTGTATTTAGCAACTATTTTAGGATAGTTTTCAGAGAATTGAATCTTTTGAAGAATCTTCTTATTTACAGTCTTACGACTAACAATCTTTTCTACTCTACCACCAATGATATATGGTAATAGAGATTGTCCTGCAGAGATAAGATACTTCTTAGCAGCTAATAGCATAATTACATATTGTCTAAACGTAACCAACTTAACCGCTTGGATATCTTTAAACTCTTTTAAGAATAGATAAGAAACCAAATTGAACTGGAATTGGTTTTTGATATTCTTACCTTCTTTACCAAGCTCTTTCATATAGAAATTAATTTCATCTTCAGAGAATGGACCATATAGAGCTTCAATACGTTGAATTGTTTGATTACAATTTAACGTAGATTGAATAACTGCTGATTCATTCATCTTAGCTAAGTGAGCTTCAAACTTATCTGCTTCAGAGTTATTATCTTCATCCACATTGGAAGAAGATACTGATGCTAAAGCATATTCATACTTAGCTCGTAGAACTTTATTATTCAAATCATTTTGAATAGAGAAGAAGTTAAACGAGATGATATTTTCTTTGAATGAATATTTTGGAATGATTTGTACCAAAATATTTTGTTGGGTTTCCATTGCATGTGAAATAGGATTACGAGCTCGGATTTCTTGCATATCCCATAGCACTGGATTGCCCTTCTTATTTTTATTTACATTTGTCAAGATAGTTTCAAATAACTTAGAAGCCATATCGACATTGTATTTATTATCTACTTCAAATAAGATATTATCAAATACTCTCAATAGAAGTCTTTGAATATCTTGGTTTGTGTATTGATGTAGATAAGAGAAATGAATAAGAGTAGGAATAATCATATTTTGAAGAATAGAGATTTCAAACAAAATACAAGCATGATAATCTCTGTATTCTAGACATGGATTATTCTTATTCTTATACGTTAAATGTATATTATAATTATCCCTTACAAATCTATGGATATCATAATGGAGTACAGGATTGCTATCCTTAGAGATAAAGTAGCGTTGAATATCAGCTACTAACATATCTTCATTATACCCTTCATGATATTCTATTAGATACTTCAACTGAGCTAAAATATTAACTACAGTGTGTTCTGTATCATAAAACTTTTCGAAATAGTTAAGATAATGAATACAATGATCACGGAAACCAATGGATACATCGCCATTTGGTTTTACTACAGTTGCACCATTGTAACATTTCTTACTAGCCATCGAATAGAAAGCAATTGGATGATGATCTTCTAAGCCATAGATCCTAGTGATATCATTCAATTCAATTAAACCTTTTGAGGTTGTAAAAATAAAGTCTTCAGGTTGAGGAACCCAGTCGTCTACATAGACAAATGGCTGAGCTTCTCCGAGATCAATAAAAACGTTCTTTAATTCTTCTACCATTTTAACCCTCCTAAATGGATTTTAGGTTATTTACAAAGACCAAATAACCTTCTTCATTTCTATAATATACAGCTATATTATCTTTTTCGAATCGCCTTAGTTGTACGTACTGTCTTGGTAGTTTTAACAGTCCCTGTTTTACGTACACCGCTAGCAACTCTAGCTGGCTTGACATGATCACTTCCAGTGAAAGTATTTCTAGGAGGTTGAGGGGTTTGTTTAGTAGCCTTCTCAGTTTTTCTAAGTTGTTCTGCTTCTCTTTGACGCTTAACTATCTTAGAATCAGCCTTCATAATGTTATGGGATATAGCATCAGCTTTATAAGGCTTAGCTTTATCCCACCAACGTTTTTCAAATAATTTCTTTTGCTCCATAAAGAAGTAAGCAAAGTATAGAGATTTAACAAAACCAAAAGTTTCTTTAGGATTTCGTTCTCTAGGCTTACTCTTTAAGAAGTCTGGACCAATCTTATCAGCAAAGTCTTTAATTAACATCCCTTCTTTATTAAATACATAGGCATATGTATAACAGAAAGCAGGATCATTAGAAAAGACTTGAATATTATAGTTAGTAAGGGTTGGATAAGATTCTGTACCTGTATGACCACAGAACTTTATAATCACATCGTAATAGAATTTATCTAATACTTCTGATGGGACTTTGATATGAATATAATAGGTATCGTTTTTATCGTCTTTGAATTGATAAAACTTTAAACTACCACCTTCCCGCATCAAGATACGTTCATATCTTTGACGAGCATCCATTTCAATTAGTTTAATTTGTGGTGTAGTACTCCCGACAATACCAGGTCGTCGTATATAATTAGCAAATGTAGTTTCGACGGACAATCATATCCCTCCCTTACATAATTTATTTTACTATTCAGCAGTATATGTATTCATATCTGGAATTGGGCATAAGAATTGATTTGTTTTGAACATTAAACCTACGATATCTACAATAGCTTGTAATGTAGTTGGATCGGTTTTGATAGAAGATAATACTTCACGATCATTACCAGTTACATCAATAGGTTTATTACGTTCAATAAGAGTTTTAATCAAATCATCTTGCTCAATATCTTCAACTGCCATATAGTCTACATAGATACGAGCAACTGTATTAGCATATGCTTTATATACAGCATTACTTACAGCTTCTCTAATTGGGCTTAGGTTAGAAGTAACTTCAGCTACTTCATAAGCAGCACGAAGACCTTCGAAGTTAGCAGCATAACCAATGCCTTCTTTAGCAGCAGAACGACAGTTAAGAACAGCATCTTCTACAGCATCTTTTAATGCATCACGGTCAGTATAAGATACACCACCGATTAAGTAATCTACCATATTACATTTCAAAGATTGAATACGGCGACGAAGCACATTTACTTCAGTAGCAGATTCTTTTACTGTATCCAATTGAGCTAATTGAGCTTCTAAAGAAGCAAGAAGATTGTTATATTCACTGCTGAATACGCGTTTACCTTCTTCGTCAATATCAAACATCAATTCTGGGTTAATAACTTTAGTAGTTTTAGTATCAGCAACTAATAATTCAGCTTTACCACCGAATTCAGTAGCCACATTATCCAATGTAGGAGCAATGCCTTTTTCTACATCAGATTTTTGAACTTCAGGATCTACATATTTCTTGATTGTTTTAGCACCAGTCATAGCAGCTAAATCAGCAAGACGATCTACATCAGTCATACCAGTGATAATAGTCAATGGAGCACGTTGTTCAATTTTAGAACTACTCATCATATCAATGATACTATCCATTTGGGAACGAATATCACGACCAAATGTAGGAGTAATGATTGCAGTAGCCTTAAGTTCATTAGTAATTACAGCGTCAGCTTCAGCTTGGTTACCTTGTTGAATCAAAGTATTGTATTTAGTTAAAGGAGCAATCAAATTTTGCTCTACAATCTTGTAGCAAAGATTAAGCGTGTAGTTATTATCAATAGGGTCTTCAAAAATGTAAATATTAGGATTTTGAAGTTCAGAAACAGCGTCTTTGGCACGGTTTATGAAGCATGGATTGAAATAACCACCATCAATAGTCAAACCTTCATAAGTTTTCACCATGTGGTTAGTAGTATTAGAAATACCTACGTCGATATATACACCAAGACCAAATTGTTCGTAGATTTCACGAATAGAGCTAGCTACTTCTTCATTACCATCAGTAGATGTCAAAGCAATTTGGTAGATTTTATCAATAGTAGGTTTTTGTTTACTATTTTCGATAATAGTAGTAATATCTTTAACTACTTTCTGTAGTTCAGCGACTACAGCCTTTTCGGTGAAATTGGCGTGGTCGCTAATGATTTCGTTCAATGCACGGAAGATTTCATAGGAGAGGATTACAGCAGATGTCGTACCATCACCAACTGTTTTAACAGTATTGCGAGTAATATCTTTAAGATCATCTAGAATACTCATTTCGATAGGTTTATTGAACTTAATAGCTCCTAAAATACTATGACCATCTTTAGTATATGCAGTCACACCAGAACCTTTTACATCATCACCTTTACGAATGAGTGTAGTGGAACCAGATGGACCATAAGAGTTAGCCAAAGCATTAGCTATACGTTCGATAGTTTCTAATTGTACTTCACGGAGAACGTCCTTAGGTACAATATTAGAAACTGCTTTAATTCTTGCTGTGTTCATTAATATAATCCTCCAAGTTTACTTCTGGAATAGTGATATTGGAATAGATATCAACCATCCGTATTACATTTTGTTCTCCCAATATAGTTACAACTGGACTAGGGAGAAAATTAGGACCTAGATTGTAATTACCTTTAACGATATAAATGTATTTACCACCAATAGGAGCATAATCTTGAATATTATTAAGGTATTTGATAAATAGAGAAGTAGAATCTTCGAATAATTCATTGGTTCTTACTATCTCCAATACCTCAGAATATTTCTTAACTATATTGACTTGTTTTTCATTATCACATTTGATTCTAGATTTGATAATATCATCAGCTACACCCATAGCATTGATAGCTTGTAATAGATCCGTAGGAATAATTCTTTCATATACATCATCAGCGTGATCTTTCATGATAGATTCCAAAATGTCGTCAAAGCTATCTTTGTATTTATTATCCAGTACTGCAGATAAAGGATTATCATACTTTCTATATAGTAGCTTATTCTTAAGATAATTATTAGTGATCTCTACCTTGGATTCTCTAATAGATTTATCGATGAAATTAGTATTCTTAGTATTCAATAAGATATACTGAGCTATAGCCAAATCTAAATCGAATAATACTTCAAATTCAATAAAGTTCTTAGTTACGTATTTAATAGTAGTATCCATATAAACCTACCTGAAACGAAGTATAGAGAGTATACGGATATCGTATACTCTCCATTATATCTTCTTTAGTATATTTTGTCTATTACATGAAGTCGTCTAAGTCGTCAACTTCGTTGTTTTGGCTTGCAGAACCTTTGCCATAACGGCTACCACCATTATTGTTACCATAGGAAGAGCCACCACTTAATGCTTCTTTCAAGAAGCTATATTTAGATTGGGTATTTCTAGCCAAGTTATCAATAACAGAGAAAGCAATAGTATTATTCATTGCATGTACATAGTCATCCAATTGGAAAATCAATTGTTTGATATCTGTAGAAGAAGCGAAAGAATTATTGTAAGAAATACTACCATCTTCTTTAACTTTTTCAACTACAGGGAAAGAATGATTTAATACATAAGATAAACCATCACCGATTTCGGAACCGTTCTTAGTAGATACAGTAAGAACATCATCATCGCCTTCACGAGTGATAGTAATCAATGCACGTGCAGATTCTACACCGAAACCAGAGTATTGTTCTGGGTCACGTAAGTAAGCTTTAAGAAGATCAGCCAATACTAATGCTTTAGAAGCAGTTAAGTATAATAATGCTGGATTTTCTGTATCGAATTCTGCACCATAACCGTCGTTAGATTCTTTTACCATACGTTCGATAGAAAGTTTAATAGTATTCTTCCACATAGAGAAGTTCATACGAGATTTAGCTTTCTCAGAACGTGTGTTGTAGAAAGTATAACCAGAGTATACTGTAGGTCTTAATTCGCGATTGTTGTTGTCTCCTAGTGCCATGATAATAGCCTCCTAAAAAATATAATTTAACTAAATACAATAATAAGCTAATGCTTATAATTACTTTTACTAGTTTGTTATATTAAATATTAAAATTAACAATCTACGAAAAGAAAGAGAGTACCCAATATTGGGTACTCTCATTATATATTAAGATTAGATCTTAGTATGTAAGGAAGTCCTGATGATATCATATCGACAATACAATCTGTCCAAATCCTTAGCTGTCTTTGCATCAAGCTCATTATTTTCTAGATAATATTTGATTTGACTCATCTCACTGTTAGCTTTGAAGAATAAATCTTGAGCTTCAGTAATAGACTTTGCAGTTTTGCCAAGAGCAACTGTTTCTGCAAATGTATCAAAGAAACTCTTAATAGATTTGCGTTCATTTAACTTAGCAACAATATCTTTCTTATCAGCAGTATCTGTAATAATACCAGATTCTTGAATCAAGAAAGAATCATCAATACGAGTTAAATGACGAGCAACATTCTTCAACTCATCTTGTTCCAATTCAGATGCTGTTACTAAACAAGATTTATTGATAGTATGTAAAGCTGGAATACGGTATGTAAGGATATCCTTATATAGACGTAAAGTCCATTTAATAACTACTTCAGCTGCATTGGTACCTTTATCATATAGATAACCAAGAGCATCTAATTTAGCAATAGCACTTTCTAAGAATCGAGTCAATTCTAATGCGTCATCAAATTCTTGAATAGCACCATTATCTTTAACGTAGAAAATGGAAGCTGATTTACGGATCGCTTCTTTAAGACCATAAGCTAATAACTCCACATAGGAGATATAGCTAGAGATCTTGATATTTGTATTATTTTGAGTTAAACACAAATCGATTAAGTAGCGAGCTTTACGAGCAGGAGTGTCATTGTATACCAGAGAAGCTACTTCATGTAATAAAACAGAAGTAATTTCATCAATATTCAATCCTGTGTAATTATCAAGAAGCTTAGAATCGATCTCAACACGATATTTGGATATAGCAAAGTTAGTACTGTTTAAAACTATATCGACGACCTGTTGAGAGTCATTAAACACGGGCATTACCGTTAGACCAAAGAAGATTTTATCTGTATTATTAGTAAAGATAACGTCTTCACATTTCGAGTCATCGAAAATATCGTTAAGTATTCTCTTAATGGAAGATAGTAACGCAGAATTATCAGGATCAACCTTTAATTGCATTAGTTCGTATCGTAACTCACCAATGCTTTCGAACAAGGCAGTATCGTCTTTTTGCATTTCGCACCCTCCTCTAAGGAAATAAAAGAGGACTAGAGGAATTATCCTCTAGTCCCGATTATTAGTCACTTAGAAATTAGTTAGTTTTGATAGGTGGAATTTGGAAGTGACCTGTAGCTGGATCAACTACACCGTTAACTTCGTTAGCATAATCTGCACGGTTAGCAGTGTAATCATTCATAGCGTTAGCACCGATGAAGTCTTTAACGTCGTCTTCAGGGTTATTGCGTAAGCCAGTAGGATTCATAATATGCATACGTCCTTGAACAGGTTGATATTGTAAGAATAACCAACGTTCGAATGCAGTCATAGCTGGCAATGCAGTTTGACGAGCATCACGAATTTCGTTGCTTAAGTACATTTGGTAATCTACCACTTTGTAAGTAATACGCATGGAGTTACGAGGAATCAACAATACTACGAAGTTATTGTTGTTACGCATTTTGTTAGTGGAGATGAAGTTGTATACACGATGTTCGGAAGTAACAACAGTGCGAGTGAAGTCTAATTCAACAGGACCGATGTTGGAAGCTGTTTGATAAGTGTATTGTTGAGGAGCAATACGACGGATCAAGTCAGGACGACCGAAGATAGCGATAGTCATGTTTTCATCGTTCAATTCTTGGAGCATTTCAGTAACCATAGTTTCCAAACGATCCATGAATTGACCATTACGCCATACTACTGGAAGACCAGTGAAGTTAATTGGAGGTGTGAAGTCGAATGCTGCTTTGTATTGTTTGGATTCAGGCATAGCCAAGTAAGAAGCATCAAGATCATCACGGATGGAATCATCTTTCCAATGAAGAAGAGCAAGACGGATCATGGACATAAGTTTTGTAACTTGGTTTACGTCATAAAGAGCTTGAACGTCTTTAACTTCTTCTGGAGTGATAGGTACAGTTACATGTGGAGCTTCTGGAATTTGGAAGATATCTGTAGTACTGGACCATTCAACTTTAACAGTTGGGAATGCAGCGGAAGATACATCAAATACAGCACGAACAACAAGTGCTTCTACCAAGAAAGTAGTAGTATCGAATGCTTCAGTAGCACCGTCTTTAACTTTCAATGGACCACATTGAAGCAACATACGGTTCTTTTCATTCAAGTAACCCATGATTGTACCAGAAGCAGTTACTGTATCAGTAGCATTTTTCTTGAAGGAAATCATGAATGCACGATGCATTTGACGAACATGGTCGCCATAACCAGGAGTGAAGAATGCATGTAATTTGAACAATACGGAGTTAGCACCAGCTGCTGTAGCAGGGATTTCTTTTTGTGTAGCTGCGTCCCAGATCATTTCGCCTTTTTCTACGTATACGTTTTTAACTACAACGCCAAAAACTTCTGTACGCATGGAAAGGTTAGCAATGGATTGAACGGAAGCGTCAATTACATTAGCTGCAACTGCTTCAGCAACGAAGTCAGTAGCTTCTTGTTCAGGCAAAGTAGTGATAACTTTGTCGAATGTAGGAACGGATTCATCGATAGCTTTCTTGATCAAGTTTTGTTCAGCATACATATCGATTTTGTTGCCTTTAGTATCAACCAAGTTACGAGTTTCCATAGTCAAAGTGAATTTAGGGCTACGGGAAACGTCTTTTGGCATTACTTGATCATAAACAGCGTTCATCAAGATATTTTTATGGATTGGTGTTACCATACCGATTACTGGGGACAATGCACCCAAGTTAGTGGATTCAGTAACAGCTGCTTGTACGTCGTTTTCGAACAACATTTCCATGTTTTCTAAGTGAGAACGAAGAGCAGCGGAGTTGCCTTTGAAACGAGGATCTTCTGCGTCGTAAGATTCGTTTACGAAGAAAGATTTAAGATCTTCTTTACCAAGGTTATTAGTTAAGAATTCTGTTGGGTTATTAAAGATATCCAAGCCGGATTCTTGTTTAGCTGCACGTGCTAATTCAACAAAGCGAGCAGCAGTTTCATGCATGGAGTCTTGTTCGTAACCACGAAGAATCTCTTTATTAGCATTATCTGTAGAGCCTACGATTGCCATTAGGAATATTCCTCCTTATATGAGAATATTAAATTTCATCACAGTGTCTATCTGTCACACACATCTCTACTATCATCAGTAGAATCTATTTATAAGTGGTTGGGTTCTTATCCCAAATAATTTCTATTTTTCTTCTTTCCTGTTGCCAATCTTTTCTACGATTTTATAAACCAAAGAATAGATAGCAACAAGCTTTTGTAACACAATCTGATTTTCTGCTATAGAACGAGTACCAAAAGAAACTGTAAGGGCATCCCTAATCATATCTTTTAGGGCACCTAAAGTTTCATTAATATAATTGATAGCTACGATATTATCAGAAGATCGATTAACTAGCAGGATCTGCTTAGATGTATTATCAACGTTTGAGTATAACTCAATAAAGGAGTCTTTAATACTATTAATCCTAAGCTTCATTTGCTCATCAGAAAGGTTAGAGAACAAGTCATTTTGAAGTTGAGAGATTTCACCATCTCCACCTTCGGTAGTATCACCTGAAGTATCATCAGTGGTATCTTCTCCACCCATATCATCTCCAGTAGCGTCATCATCTCCAGCTTCTTCGTCACCAGCACCATCGGTGTCATCCCCTGGTTCTCCTTCAGCTGCAGAAGGATCTTCTTCTGAAGTATAATCTGGTGAATCAGAATCATCATCAGTTCCTTCAGTATCAGTATCGATATTACCGTCAGCGTTATCAGAATCTGGTATTTCACCATCTCCTTCATCTGACTTTACTTCTGTGTTAGTATCATCAGATTCAGAATCAGTATTAGTTTGATCATTTTCTGGATCATTATCGGATTCTTCATCATAATCCGGTTCTTCTTCTTCTGTATAATCTGGATTGCCCTCATCGTCTACGGGGGTGTTAGGGCTTTCACTACCATCAGTATAGTCAGTAGGAGCATCATCTTCTGTTGAGTCGGTATTATCTCCACTACCATTTTGTCCTTTATTTTCTTTTTTATTATCATCATTTGGTGCTTCATGAAGTATATCTTCGTTATTAAAGATCACATCTTCATCAAATAAACCAAATTCATCATCAAATGCAAACATATGACCTCCTATTTCTTGGATTTAGCCTTTTCAATTTCTTTATCAATACGTTCAATTTGACGATTGATTTTACTCTTAAGCATAAGAAGTTTCTTTTCGTCATGTTCAGTAAGATCGGCTGTGTTGAGTTTCTTTTCAACAATACCTAATTCTACATCGAGTTCGTCTTTAACGATCTTCTTAGTTTCAACGGAAGTATTTGTTGTGCTAATAGCATTAATTACCAATACTAATACCAAAAGATATGGTGTAGTAATAGCTAAACCAGCTGTTACGATTACCATTAAGATATTTCTAAGGTTAGGTAAGATCTTTGTTTTCAATTGAGCGATCTTTTCTTCATCACCCATAGTAGTAATATTAGCTAAAACATCGATAATTTTACTACTGACGGATTTAAGCTTAGGTTTTACCTTTTCAACAGCACCACCAGCTTTAGCTAGTACATCAGCCATTCTGCTAAGAAGACTTTTCTTAGTTGCTTCGACTTTTTTCTTTTGTTCTTGTTTTTGCTTAGGAGTTAATTCTTCTTTTTCGTCATCGTCATCATCGTAGTCATCATCAAAATCAGAGTCATATGATTCAATGAAAGCCATGATATCTTCCATCAATTGATTAGCTTCTGTAAAGTTTCGGAAGTATTCTACTGGATCATCTACTTTTACAGTTTCTACTAGACGATTACGGTATGTATTTACTTTAGAGATATTAGCAGCAAGATCCATATCCATCTTACTAGAGATAGCATTTTCTTTGATTACTAATTCTGCTCTATTTAATAGAATATCTCTGTCGAGATGTTCTGGATAAGTACGAGCATAGTATTCAAAGAATGGAATAGCTTCTGGGAATTTAATAATTGTATCTTGACAAATATTAAATTTAGGTGCAGAGGAATATGCTTCAGATAGAGAAATAATCTCAGCAGCTTCTTCTGCCATTTCAGTACATTTGATATACGAAGGTCTCATTAGAGCATGATCAATTGCGTCCATTTTTTCTTCTTTCTTTTCTTCTGCAATCATATATTCATCGGAAATACTTCTTAAGAAATTACCTAATTTTTCATTACCACATACTAGACCAATGATATATGAAGAGAATCTGATAGCATCACATACAAGTTTAGTAGATTTAGATTCTTTGATTCGATTTTTAACGAATACTTCTATAGCTATAGGATCATCAATATGAGTACCCTCTGCTGTTTTATCTATATAAAGAATAGGTAAGATAGTAAGAATAGTATAAAGGAAAATTTTATCAGTATAATCTACTTCAATACCTTTGATTTCCATAGGGTAATCTGATTCGTTGATAAAGTTGAAGAAAGATTTAGGTCTACCAATAGTATTATCTTCTGCATAAGTTTTTAAGATATAACAAACTACATTTGCAGTTATACCATTAGCCCATACAGGAACTAAACCTTTGTATTCTTTAATACGGTCTTCAAATTCACTGAAGCTATTCTTTAGATATTGTTTACCATCGAAAGGAATCCAATTTGCTTTTAATAATTCATCGACAATATCTTCTAAAGTAACTTCATCATCTGTATCTTTATATGCATTGATATAATAGAATGCAGGACCTAAGATATTATCGAATATTGTAGAGAAGCATTCTTCTTTAGAGTTTCTTTCAATATACTTGATAACGTAATGAAGTTCTTCAATAGTCAATACAGCCTTTTGAACAGGATCCATTCTATATGTATCGATCAAAGAAGCAAGATGAACCCCAAGGATAGGAACGATATATCTATATTTATAATAAATATCAGAACCTTCTTCATCAATACCAAGTAATTTGACGATAATAGATTTGATATCAAAACGTTTTTGAATAATATTATGGTTTTCTTCAACACGTTTAGCAGCTAAACCCATAGTATATAATTCATACTCTTTTTTGATATAGCCTTCACCCGATTTAGAATCTTTAAGATATAAATGAAGAAGTTCTAAATACTTAGTTGGTTTAAACTTACCGGAAAGTTTGATATACTCATCCAATGCTATATTATAGAACCTCGACGCAGTGTGAATTAGGGAGAAAATATAATCGTTCTTTCCTCTAAATTCATTACTAGCTTCTAATTCATCAATTCCTTTAAGGGCTTGAGAAAAAATAAAAGTAGCTTGTTCAAAGTTGTTTTCAACATTGTCAGAGAATGATTTCCATTCCCGGAGAGCATCGATGAGATTTGAATGGTCGGTGCGTTTGTAATTTTTCATCAATGGATACGGTCTCATTTGTCCTCCCTAATTTTTTAATCTAAAATCCATTTCAATTATTATAAAGTTCATATAAGACAAAAAATAATGGGCACATAAGTGCCCATTACTGGGAGTTTACGATTAGCTTAATTTGCTTCTATCAAATTTGACAACGTTATCAGGTAATTCATCGATCTCACAATCTTCAACAGCTCTATCGGATAATTCATCAATCTTTTGAGCTAGAGTACAGATTTCGAAGAATTCATCGTCTGCTACTATATTATAGGAAGCTGCTAGTAGAGAAACATTTCGTTTTTCTTCTCCGATGTTATCATGAAGAATTTCTCTTGTCTTTTTCAAGAATTCTGTATAGATTTCTTGATCTTCAGAGACTACTAGGAACGCCATGAATGCAGGATATAGTAAGTTGAATAGAAGTCTAGATTCAAAGGCATCGAAGACGATCTTTTGTTCCTTAGTTTCAGTAAATACAGATCTTATAAGCTCATAAGTCGCTTTAAGTTCCCCAAATCCTATGTAATTTTCATAACGTTTTAAGAATAGACTACAAGGATTAGTTATACTTGTAAGGTTTTGAAGAGCTTCGAATAAATCAAAGTCACCACTTTCATTAAAGATATCGATATAGTTAACCATATCTTTCTTAAATTGTGTACTTTCAATAAGTTTAGCCAATACCTTTTCAGCTAATTCTTTATCCTTAGGACGGAAGATAGAATCAAAGGTATCTGCATTGAACTTTTTCTTTTCGTTGAATAATTTAATTGTCAAAACAGATACTAAGAATTTGAAATCTTCAGTAACTTTAGGTGTGAAAGTTAATGGGAAGGTATGACCTTCTTGACTCAATAAATTAAATACTGGGAATGGATCATCTTCTTCAGCTTGAGAATCTAAATATCCATTGAAAATAGACATTAGAGTCTTAGATAATTTAAGAATACTATCAGGATCCATAACATTATTAATTGGATTATCCTTAATAGAATCAAGGAATAATTTATCTTTATCCCCTTCACCATAAAGACCAATAGCTTTTGCTAAAATAACAGAAAGATCATTCATTGTTTCTAATTTAGCAACCATCTTCATTTCTTCTTCTTCGTTTTCAGGTTTCTTAGCTATTAGTTTGCTGCTATAGAATAGCATTGTTTTTGGATTAAGTATTTGCATAGCAATACTTCTATCACCAGCAGCTACAGCAGCCAATAAAGTTTGGATATCGTTATTGTATACTTTAGTGAATAAATCTAATTCTTCTGGGTGTTTGGAAATTTCATCATAATTCCAATATCCTTCATAATTTTTAGTAGCGATATCGTATACTAATCGTTCTAAATCAAATTCATTTTTTCCTTCATCAAAATAAGGATCTGAATCGATATCAAACAATGCAGCAAATTTAGAAACTGTATGAATGTATTCATTAAGATCGTTAAACTCACCTAAAGATACAGACATATATCCTAATAATAATGCTAGCATATCTACAGTAAATTCACTTACTGCATCAAAAGAATCGTCATCTGCAAAGATATTTCTACAAACACCTTCATTTGTAATGACATCTTTTAATTTATCATCTTGACCATTATATTGACCACGACTAATTAATCTTTCAAGTTCTTCTGTTAATTTGATTTTTTCCATGAGTAATTCCTCTTAGTTTATATCAAGTAATTTATACTACTCGCTTAATATTTTTTAAAAGAAACCCCATTACCCAATATTGGGTAATGGGATAACAACTTCTTATTTCGACCCAATAGGGTTATTCTTGATTTCTCCAGTAGATGGTACTAAATCGTCTAGACGTTCTGGGATGATACCATCATCACCAACTCTAGCATTTTCAGTATATCCACATTTAGGACAAATCATCTTCATTTCGGATTTTTCATCCACTTTGCTTCTAATGTAACCAGACTCTGCTAAAATATACGCAGTATATTCAGACCTAAGTAGCATTAGTGGTTTCCCACAAACTGGGCAGATTCCCATAGGGAGTCTTTTGATTACATGAAGTAGACCGTCATTTTCCATTATAGTAAATTAAGGTCTCCCATATTATGCTTGATAGTTCTGATATCACCAGAGATGAGTACCTTACTATCGGCATATTTCATATGGTCGATGTTTGTTAAAATTGCTGTAAATTCTTTTGGAATACCATTTACAACAACAGTGCCGAGCTTAGGTCTGGAAGCTCCGCGTTGATCAGCGATTTTGTTCATCTCTTCTACTTGTTTAGAAGAGAAAACAAAGTAACGAGTATACATAGTAGCCATTATTCATTTTCCTCAACGATTCTTGCTAAAGTAGAGTTAATATTAGTAGCCATCTCTGTAGCGATGCGAGCCATAGCCACATCCTTAGCAGCTTCTTCGTCACCCAAAACGTCAGCTTTGAATTCGATGAGTTCTTGTAGCCCTTTAATCTTTTTATACTCTTCATAAAGTGCATTGAAATCATCTTGCCAGAACATCGGTTCAGGTTCATCTGAAAGATATCCATGAGCAGCTGGTTTAAGCATAGGAACTACAGAACCAGAGATACCAGGATCTGATGCGGAAGATGCATCTGGATCTAGGATACCCATATTAGAGATATCTAAAAGACGGAAAGAATCTGATACACTATTGGCTTTGTTCTCACCAATACCAGAGATGCCTTTGTAAGTAAATTTCAATGCTGTAATAGAGTCAACACTCGTTACAGCATTCCTAAACGCAATCAATTGACTGCGAGTAAGCTCTTTTATTAAATAGTCCGGTTGGATATCTAAGTTTTTGCGAATATAATCAATATCTACACGGTTACCGTTATTACTTAGACGATAAATCTTAGAATTCAAAGTCTTAGCATAAGTAGCTGCAATATATTCACCATAACGCAATTTCTTCTTAGTTACATCCAATGTATCACGTTCTCTTAAGGAAGAATATTCTTTAAGCATCCACATAAGAACGCAGAACATATCTTTCTTAGCTGTCCAAGGTAAACGAAGTTGCTCTTGGATATTGAAGTCTAAAATAGACTCAAAGGAACGTAGAATACTGTGACCTTTAATGAGCTTATTAGCTACACTAAATGTCTCACCTAACTTACCTACCCAATACTCAGTATCAAATAGACCATTTAGGCTGAGATTTTTATCAGTTCGCATACAGAGTGTATAGACTATATGCTGAACGAGTTGATTATTTTTATAAATACTTTTTGGTACGTTGATGTGTATATTCGTATTAGTATTTGGAATAAATGTGAGTATTTCAGGATCATCTTTGAACTTATCATCCGATGTGAATACAAATATCTTATCTAAACCAAGTTCACGTAATGCACCAGTTAAGCCATATCTAGCGAATAGGAATAATGATGCTGGGAATGTCTTTTTAAAGATATTACAGTCGAACTCAGTTGCTGGAACTGTTTCACCATCAGAAGTATTAAGTTCATACACATGCCGATAGATATTTATCGGTTGGAAGTTGGTCTTCTGTGTGATATAATCCTTCTCATTCTTAGCTGAAGTTGAATTGTAAGTACTTCTATCTACGATTTGATACATAGGGAGGTAATAATTCCCATTAAGATAAAAATAAAACTTTTTGACAACTTCAGGGATCATGATGAGAACCCGAAGGTTCTCTTCCTGACCCTTAGCCATTAGATGATAATCTACGACTAAAATCTTGATAATCGAATCTTTTAGATTGATATAGTTATACTGATTTTCATCAGCAGCACCTTTCTTACGATTCCGATTATTATTTTTAGAATAATACTCTTTCAAAGTTTCTTGGACGTTTGTATATCCTTCGATAAGTTCAAAGCCCTTAACTCTGACTGCAAAGATACCGTTCGATGTTTGGCACGACAGGATTATCTTTTTCAAATGCTCTACAATATCATCATCAGAACGCACAAATAAATCACCGTTGAATGGAATAGTTGTTTTCTCGGTAAATCGTTTAATGAATTCTCTTTGAGTGATCATTATTGTATTGCTCCTTCAATTAGTAATCTATTGTAAAATTTTTGCATAATATAACTACAGTAATTACTAATCTTTTTCACCAGTTAATGATACACGGATTTCTTCACCAATTGGATTAACTGCATCTGGTTTGTCTTTGATAATGAGTTCCATATCAATATCAAATGCATTTAATACACGCTTAGCTTTGAAGAAACTAATGTTATTATTAGCTGCGGATTTAAGAGCACGCATATCGTTGTTAAAATCAGATTCAGATGGGAACTTAGCCTTATACGAATCAGAGTCAATTCCTTTAGCATTAATAGCTTGCTTGATGGCAACTAATTCTTCGGAATCTTCTTCATTGATAGGCAAGGTAAGTACATTACTGATTTTAGCTAAACGAGTACTTTCAAGACTTTTAATCTTATCAGCTGCTCGAATATTATCTACCAAACTTTTTGTATTCTTTGGAGATAAGTCAACGATGTTATTAGCAGAGTATGCTTCTTTATCCTCTTCTGTAGTTGGTTCTTGCCAAGTAATAAGAGGACCAAAATTAGTAATACAGACATCACGTTTAGATTTCGGAGACTCTTTGTATGGATATACATAGTCTCCGATCTCTACACAGACATCTCGTAAGAATGGAGCATTATTATCAATTAAGCGACCAAATTCAGACATAGAAACTACGTCTAAAGTCTTATTTTGTAATACTGCTTTTTTGATGTCCATTGTTACCCCAGCAATTATTTTGCTTCTTCTTCTAATACAGCATCATCTTTTACGATTTGTTTGATAGCTGCATCAAGTACTACTTTAACTTTAACTTTGTCGTCTTCTACATAACCTTCGAAGATTACGAAGTTAGGAATTTCCAATACAGGATCTACATCGATATTTGTACGGAAGTATTCCTTAATGGATTTGATCATTACGGCAATCAATTTAGAAGTGTATTCTTGACCATTGATTGGTGCAATATTGAAACGATATTTGGAAGCAACTTTTTCGAAGATAGCAGACAATACTACATCATCGAATGTTACTTTATCACCAACTAATTCATCTTCAGTTGGGTTAACCAACATGTTTACAGAGAATCCTTCGCCATCATCGGATTCGTGTTTTTCGATAGATGCGGAGAACACCACTGTGTTGTCACCATTTTTAACTACTACAGTTTTAGGACCTTCGTTTTTAACTTGACCAAGGTAAGTAGTGATACCTTCTACAGCTGCTTTAATAAAGATTTCTGTAAAGCTTGCAGACCAAGCGATTTTTTCTTGTAATAAGTTGGATTGTACTGCATTTGCTACTGCGGATTCTGCGAATTTCATTGATTGTTTCCTCCTAAGTGGATTAATAAAATATTATATATTCAAACTGCTATTGTCAGTTTAAACCAGAATTAATTATTGAAACCCGGGATGATTCCTTCTGTTGGATGTTCATCTGCGTGTTTCTTACCTTTTTTCTTTTTACCATCAGTATCACCATCTGTTACTGGTGGGAATGCACCCCAAGCACCATTAATTGGTTGACTAAAGTTTGGTTTAGTTGCAATCAAATCTGGAGCTTTTGCTGGTACAAGTTCTTGGATGACCAAATCATAATCATAGAAATATATTTTGCGAAGATCGCGATTATCTGCTTCCATATAACTGATGATTTCGTTTACTTGTTCTAAACTTGTAGCAATACCGAAACCGATAATGGCTTTTACTACAGTAATACTAGTAGAATCATTATTAGTTTTATCTAGTAATACTTTTGTAGATGAAGCAATAAGATCTACATTAGGACCAGAGCAGAACTCTGAAAGAAGTGGTGCTTCCCAGTCTATAGTTTTCTTCTTATTGTACACAGTCACTGTTGTGAATGGATCTTCGTAGTCATGACTTACAGATGTTTGTACTACGAAGTACATTGCTGTTGGAGATGCATTGAACTTTCTAATTGCATCTTTAAACTTTTCGCTATAACTAGCTTGATAGTCTTTCATAGGTTTATCCTCCTTGAAATATAAAAATATTAAAATTGTGTATGGGTGATGTGGAAAATACACCACCCTTACCACATCTATAATATACTTTTATAAATTATTTTGACTTTGAAGATACATTATGTAGTCATAAGCATCTTTCTCAGAAAGTACTAAACAATTAGGACTTATCTTACTTAACTTAGAAGACACAAATCCAGGATAAGGAATAACCAAGATATCAGTCTTCTTAGTTACCGATTTGTTACCATCAGCATCGAAACCTAATTTATTAAATTCTTCTTCTAATACAGAAGATCTAAATCCAGTAAAACGAACCGTCTTTCTATCTTGTACAGAAGCTCCTTCACCTCTGAAGGTTATTTGTAAATTAGGCATAGATTCTATCAATAACAAATCATCCATGAAGACATGACGTTCTTTAGCAATAGTATCAGCAATTACTTTACCAATACCTTTAACCATACTAATCAAACGTCTAACACTATCGTCATCGTTATGAATGATAGCATTTAAAGATACATTATTTAGAATAATTCTCCAGCGTTCAGCACTAATAGAACTGAAGCCAAGAGCACCTACCACTTTATAATCTGGTAATGGTTCAGATTTAATCTTATTGATTTGGTCGAATAGTTTATTAGTTAAAGCATCGCCGATAAGTTCTGCCGAATACATCTTATCTAATTCAATCAAATCTCTAAATGATTTTATATCTAGCTTGGAGATGTATGCTCTAGAGAAGTCTTTGAATCCTAACTTCTTAACCATATTTGTAATACGAGTAGCATTACGTTCTGGGCAAAGAGGATTTAGACAATAAGCACTATCACCAGACATCGATAAAGTAATAGGGCTACCGCAAGCTGGACAATGTGTAGGAAATGGGATAACTGGATTAGGATTGTCTACATCTTTGAATGGTTTATCTATATAACAGATAACATCATTCACATATGTAATCCTAACTGGATCTCCAACCTTTAAAGCCAATTCTTTGAATCTCTTATAGCTATGAGCAGTCGTTTTGTCATGCGTAGAACCAAGGAATTGGACAGGTTTGAAGTGAGCCATTGGTGTGATTAGACCATTTTGACCTACTGTGTATGTATACCCATTGAAGATAGTATCAGCACTCATAGCATTGAATTTAATAGCCATAGCCCAATTATCAGTAAAGTTATTTCTACCAAGAATCTTATGGATATTATAATCAGCGAATGAGATTACTACACCATCATACATGAATCCCATGATACCTCTGAGAGCAGAAGCATCTTGAACGAAACGATAAGTTTGGAATAAGAGTTCATTATAATTCCCTCTCATATAAGTATACTTCATCTCTACACCAGAGGAATAATACTTATTCAAGAATTCTACTTCTTGAACCATATCGTCAAATTGCAAACCACTGGTTCTAATTGGCACTAATGTAATCAAATCTCTATATTTGTTTACATCAGAGCTACCAAGTAAACCAATGATAGCTACACGAGAATTCTTATATTCTTTCCCAAATTTATATTTGAGAATTTCAAGATTTCTATCTGTAACTATTGCTTCAAACTTAATACCAAAGATAGTTCCTTTTGGAATGATGCCTTTAGCTCGATGGAATACTTTACCACCAAAGATTGGAGTATAGTCAGAAGCTATACCATTAGCTGTATCACCACGACTATAAGCTGCAATGATAGTATCACCATCAACTGTAGCTTCTATAGATACACCATCGTATTTAAGCTCAGCTATTAATCCAGCTTTACCATCCATTGTATATGGGAAAACTGCGTTATAGTATTTACTCAAGAAGTCTCTTTCAAATACCATAGTTGTGATATCATCTGGTTCTACTCCAGATGCTACAGCTTCATTCATTGTAGTATACTTACATTTGTAAAGAGTACCAACAAGTTCAGGATAATTATGCTCGGCACTATGTTTAATCTTAGAGAGTTCTGTATAATTACCTATATTATCTGGATTATAGAAGTCCTCTTTAATAGGCATTTCAAATCTCATAAGATCCTTATCATAAAGCATTTCCTTAGCTTTCTCTTCTGGAATAGTTTTAAATACTTCAAGAAGAGATTGATCTTCTAATAAAGAACCAACGTTATCTTTACTGTCTATAGTAATATCAACTGCACCAACTGGTGGTTCAAAACCTTGATTCTTGAACTTAACTACAACTGAATCATAGATAGCATCATCCAAAGGTAATATAGCTCTTTGAGTATTGTTGTATAAGATATTGGAAATCTCCAATATATTTCTAATATCTCTAGGTTCTACTTTACCTTGACCTTGAATATAATTTACAGAAATATTATTGATATCATTTACATCTTCTGGAGTAATGATATCTTTACCATTTCGTAAAGCATCAAGAATTGTTATTAGACGTTGGTTCATATCTTTCCCCTCCGGTTCTAATAACAGGCATTACATGCATTGGAATTGCTAATGGTTCTGGAGTCTTAGCTTTAACAGCTTCTTCAGCTTCGTCCATATTTTCACAAGTACTAATCAATGTCATTACTTTATTGATAATATCTGCATCGATAATATTATCAACACCATTGAAGTTAATTGGACTCATAAGCAATTCATCTTTATGGTGTTTCTTATACAACTTAACCAATCTATCCATATCTTCATTCTTAACAAAGAATGGCATACGGATAATCGGAGATTGGACAATGTCTTGATCATAACATCCATATCTATAATATGGATTATTGATATCTGGAAGCTGTTCAAATACATTAAGAAGTACTGGTGCTTTATACATCTTCTTATTCTTATTGAAGTTGATCTTAAGACCAATAGCTTTCATCAATACTTTAGCAATCTCAGCTGAACGTGATGTTGCCAATACGTTTGCTTCTGCATCGAGTTTGATATATGGTTTAAATGGATCACCTACCAATAATTGATAAGCTTGACGTCTGTATTTGAATGAAGATGAAAGTAGCATAAATACAATAGCTAATCTCATTGATACATCAGCAGCATCTAATAAGTTAGATGATTCCATTGCACCTAATCTTACAGGAGTGTCAGAATGTACGCTTCTGTGTTGTTTATGAGCTCTAGTCTTAGTATTTTCACCACGTAAGTTAGTAGATGCTAAAGATACAGCAGAGAATTTTTCTTCTGCGATTTGTTTCAATCTATAGATATACTTTTTTCCAGTAATAACACCACGATTAGTTTGAATACGTCTATAAGAACCATCAGAACATTTTTGTTTTACCCAAAGTTTATCTAATTCAACCCAAGGAAACTCAGTGTATAAATTATACAAAGTAGTTAAGTTGATATTACCAGATATTGGTTTACAAACTAAGAATAAAGCATTGTCTGCCATTACAGATTGTAAGAAGAACTCGCGTTCTTGTAATCCATATTCCATAATTTGTTCATTATAGAAGAATGCTTCTTCAGGATTTACTACATTCATAAACTTAAGAATCATATTTTCACATTCTGGAACCATATCTGATCTATTTAGTTCAGAAGCTCCATAATACATCTTACGCATTCTTTCTACTATGCGATCTGATACATAGTTGATTTCGGTTTCGAATGTTTGTCCTGGATTTTGACGGTTAACCATTGTAGAAGAGTTATATATGATATCCACTGGGAATAATTCACCATTACGTTCATACATTGGCATTTCTTCGTCCGGCCATATGTAAGATACTACACCTTTACCAGCATAACGGTCTGTACATTTATCACCTTGCTCCATAGGCTTTTCTTCTTTGACTACAAAGTTAATTATCAAGTTGGTAAATACTTTGTCTTTAGTCATATAAGGTTTACCTTCAAGAATAGACTTGGAGGTATAAAGCAATCTGTCAGCTTCGCTAGTAAGTGTATAACCTTTTCGTTTTTCCTTTTCTAGAATATCCACAATCTTTTGAGAATACTCTAAAGTTTTATTATAGTATTTCTCGATTTGTGGATTATCATATTCTGTATTGTTACAATATACATCGATATCTATAACAGTACCATTTGCGAGGAAAGCAGTATCGGATTGTAGCCGCTCTTTGAGCATCTGTACCGATTGTGTATAGAGTGCTTCATCCTCTTTCTTTTCTTTACGAAGAGCACAGAGTGTACGATGTTTAACCTCTTCACCAATATCTGGGAAGGATTTATAGTTACCTGTTTCGTCTCCATAAAGGTTTAGTAGAATATCATTGTCATTGACCATGACTTCTACGTTTTTGTAGGTAGGTGCAGTAAGTTTACGAGCTGCAGATTCAGATAAGACTACTGGGTCTTCTGTGGTTTCTGCTAATGCCATGTAAACACAAGTTAAGTTTACACCAGTACCTGCATTCAATGCACTATCAAATGAATCTGGTAGAATAATTGGTGAGTTCTTAGGGATTATATCACCTGGAGTTAACGCATCAATATATTCTGTATTCATTTCATAACCATACATTTCTGTGATGTATTCATAAGTTGTTCTAGCAAATACGTCGACTTTCCCTGTTTTAGTATTTCTAACGAACATCCAATACATCATTTTATTTTTGTATACTTTGTCAATGACTTCATAGTCGTCTTCGGCAATAATATAGTTGCTGGAATACTCAGCAAACTGACCTTCAAAGCCAGTAGCCATTAAAGGCGTTTCTGGCTTCGAGATCTGAATAGTTTGTTCTGCCTGTAAACCATACATGAGTTTACGAGGACCAGAGTTTGTATTAGTAGCTGGCTGTTGTAATGATTTGCCAATTACATATTCCGCACTTGGATACGCATTTTGTTTTTCCATTGCGGCTTGAATTAAATTAAGTGATGTTGCCATTCTCTAACCTTCCTTTCTTTTAAGCACTAATATCACTTCATATTGATATTATATGATTAAAAGATATATTAATATTTGATGCCAATTGTACCAAGAATATCAGAAGTAACATTATTACTTTCGTTTTGATCTTGTTCATCTACATCAATGATATCGTTTGCGTTAGAAGGCAATTTTTCTAATTCACTCTTAGCTACTTCCATAAAGAGCTTATAGAAGTCTGGATCTTTACGAAGTTTTTCTTTGAAACCTTTCAAAGAGAATTTGAAGTCAGTATGGTCATCGAAGTAATAACCAATACCAGCACCATTTACACGACCATTGTTTTGTAATAGCATAAATAAAGAAAGTTCTGGGTCAAATCCATGGTCATAAGTAAATACCATTGTAGAAGTTTGACCAGCACCAGCTGAACGAGACTTAGTATTAGTTACATCTACTAAAGAACCAGCTACTTTGAACTTTTCATCTGCTTTAAGTTTAGTATCATCTAACCGAATTACTGTATTAGAAAGATAGATTACAGTTTTACCACGAGGTAAAGATTCACCTTGTTTCAAATACATTAAGTCAGCTTTCTTAGGACGAATGGATACATCAGAAAGGATATGGTTTACTACGATTAAAATGATATTAGCCATTTTAAGCATAGGTACTACTCGACGAATAATATCAGTTACAACTTTAGCTGTACGAGTAACAGACATGTTTGTAGATACTTCGCCTTCTTCTACCAAATCATCTGGCATAATCAAAGCAATGGAGTCTAAGATATAAACTGTTGGTTCGAATAATTTGATTGGGTTTCCTTCTTCGTCTACATAACCAGTATCGTATTTATATCTTTCAGGATCTGCTAATTTCAAATCATGAATGAATTTAATACGAGCTAAGAAAGTTTCTGCTGTAATACCAGTATTACGAATTACAAAACGTTTCTTATATTCGGCTTCTGTATTGAAACCACTTAACTGCATACGACGTTCTTTAACCATACCACCTTCGATAGAGTCTTCGAAGATTGTAGAAGTTTTGAATGGACGTACAATATTAGCCGCCATTTGTGTACAGAATGTAGATTTACCACAACCAGAACGACCAATTACCATTACCATACTACCATCAGAGATACCTAAGTTGTATTTAGTTTCACCATTGTTATGAACTTTGTAACCATTCATGAAGTCAAAGCCCAAGAAACCAGTTGGATATCCAATATCAATTTTAGCTTCAGAAGACATACGAAGATCTTTATCTTTAGATACTACATTTCTGAATTCGTATGCTAAAGATGATTGATAATCTACATCGTTGTTGTATACAGTAACTTCTTTTGCCATGGATTTACTCCTTTATTTTAAATAAAAAATAAGTGTTTTATTATATGTATTATAGAGTACACTTCTACATTAAAATCGATTTTCTATCCGATAAAGATATCTTGCTTTTCTAGTTCTCTAACGATGATAGGAACTTTGAGGAAAGGATACCCTAATTTATCAGAACAGTACTTGAGAATAGATGGAGATTTCTTCCCATTAAACATACAGTACTCATTATAAGAAATAAGTATTTGAGAGATAATACCAGTATCGAATGTTTCTAAAATCATACATACGGCTTGTTTAAGAGACTCTTCGATAAGTAAAGCCCTTGGAAGTATAGATGGATCAGTTGTTTCAGAATCTACTATATCATTTGCCATAGAGTTGATGAATACGTCAGTAAAGTTTCTAGGGTAAAGAACGTTATAGATTTGAATTATCTCCATAGGAGTTAAATCTCTGTTTGTAAATGAGCAAATAGTATAATTGATGCGGTTGATATTCACATAATCTCTAATAGATGCTTTGGAAATAATAGAGAGGTAAATACACAACTCTTCATCTAATGTACCTAATGCTTCTAATCTTGCTACTGTATCATAATTATAGAACTTAGCAATCAAGTAAGCAATATCTCGGATATATGGTCCATTCTCAGAGAATAAAGTACTTCTAAGGAATGTGTTTACTAATCTACATCTTTCAGAACTTCTTTCTGTATTATTCAATACTTGAAGAAGAGTGAATAAGAATTTAGGTGAACCATAAAGAGGTATTAACTTCTTAGAATGCCTATCTTCTAAATGCTCTAAAATGACATGATAATAGTTTTCCAAGATACGATAAAGTTCATGATAGGACATAGTATCTATATCAGCCATCATGACTAGCAATTGTTCAAATGTATATCGCCCTGTTGTGGCGAATTGTCCGTTCATAATCGTATTCTCCTTATTATATTTAATATAAAATATGGGTATTTATAAAATTGTCAATTAAAAAATAAAAAATAAAAATGGGAGCTGAATATTCAGCTCCCAATATATTATTTAGAATATACTTTAATTAATCTACTTCTAGGTCTTCCCATAGCTTTATGATAATAATAATCTGGAGTATACTTGCAGTTGAAAGTATCTAGCATCTTATTCATAGTACTATGGTGAGTAAACTTAATAAACCCACGATTAAAACCACCAATTATTAGTTGTTTTAAAGTTAAATTTTCATACTCAGGTTTATCGTAAGGTTTATATGGTAGGTCTTTTACTCTACTCTTAAGACTTAAAGGCATATCGTTTTCATGATGTTCTTTGAATAAAGCTTCTACAAATTTACGCTTTTCGATATCACCACCATTATATTCTTCCAAGAGTTCCTTTAAGTATTTTACTGTCAAGACTTTACCAGTACGGCTATTTCTTTTATTAGAGTATTTGAATACTCTTAATTCTTTAGTATCAATCTTGGTTAATAAAACAGCTACAGATATACCAAACATGTAAGACACATCTTCGATTCTAATTTCATCAGTATCATCTAAAGATTCTAGACATGCTTTAACCGGATCATCAGCATCATCGAAATCACCGATATTAACAACTCTGCGACTACTTTCTATTAATTCAGTTAGTTTACTAGAAATAGTTTCTCTATAGGCACGCAACGTAGAAAGTCTTATTTCAGATTTCTTTATATTACGATCTACCTTTTTCAATTCCTTTTGTAAATCTTCTCTTGAGTTGAAGTCCATCTTATTTCTCCTTATTAATATAAACACTAATTGGTCTTACTGTATCATCTTTAATGCTTTTATATACGGTACGACCCCTTAAACTGGATCTCAACCATCCCAATCTATAACCAATATTATACGAATAAAGCATACGCTCTACCGTATTATGTTGAGGATATGTAATGAGACCACGGCCAAATCCTTTAGCTATCAGATCACAAACTGTCATGTCTCTATAACTTCTAAACTGTTTAATAGGAGCCTCTAACTCTTTCAATGGTGTCGATATAGAAAGAGGAAATCCGGTAATATTATAAAATTCTAGAATGTATTTTACACATTCACGAATCTTTGGATCGGACTTCTTCATATCGAGAAGGGATTTGATATATCCAACTTCAAGTCTACTCATTATTGTATTATGAGCATCATATCTACGATATTTCTTTATATGATCAGAATCTACTCTAGCTCTGAGTGTATTTGGAGTGATACCAAGAATAAATGCAGCATCATCTAAAGATAATTCGTCTTTATCATTAGCCATATTTAATAACTCAATAGCCGGGTCATCAGATTTTAGGGAGTTGTAAATCAATGTATTCATATTAGTATACATATAATCATCAAGTTCTGCCTTTAGCTTTTCTTTTTTCTTTTTAAGATCTTCTATTTCTCTTCTTTTTAAAGCCATAGTTTCGTCAATAGTATCTAATTCTTCTCTTAGTTTGATTTCCTTTGCATCCATAGTAATTTCTCCTATCTATAAATTTTAATAACCATAAGTTCTGGTTTAATTTCATAAACCTTGAATATTGGTTTATTGCCTTTACCAGTGCAACTTACCCTATATGGTAAATTATGGGAACGTAGTAAATTATTCAGATATTCCTCTTTAGTAGGAACTCTAATAATTCCTCTAGTCAGACCAAGTTTAAACAAGTCTTTGATTTTACAATCAGAGAATTCCTCTTTAAAATCATAATCATCCCAAGTACAGTTATCATTAAGATTAAATGGAATACCATAATTTGGGCTAGATGGATTTACTCTATCATCTAAGAATTCTAATAATTCTCCTCGGAATTCTTTATTGATAGTTCTATCATGTACTATTTCTTTAATTTGAGCAATAGAAGCTCTGTTGATTGTTCTGCGTATTCTACCATCAACAGTACGGGGACTAAGATAATGCTTTATACCCTTGCCTCTAAGCTTATACTTAACGTTTAGTGCTGATATAGCTATTAATTTAGATATATCGTCTATATCTATTTCATCCCTATCATCATATTTATTCAAGAACCGTAACAACACATCTTTCTCAGTTCCATCGGTATACGTATCACTAAACAATACATCTTTTGGTTTTCTACCATCTCGTGTAGTATTAAGTTTACTATATATCATACTTTACCCCCTTATAGATTTTGCGAAAGAACTCCCATACCCAATATTGGGTATGGGAAATATTCTTCCTTTAGTTTGACTCTAAAAGTCTTGTACAACTTTAATTTTCTTAGATTCTTCTTTTTTATCTTTACCAAGAGATTTAAAGAAGTCATCTTTGGCAGCATCTACATCTGCCGGTGTTGCATCTGCTTTAAGTGTATCAAAGATATCTGCATTAGTAGCATATTCTTTGTTGAAGAAGTCATCAGCTGTAGTATCTACAAACTTAGAACGTTCTTTGAAATCTTCGTATGTCTTTTCGATTTCATTGATAGGCATTTTCAAACCAGATACAATGATATCTAAGTATTCAGGTTCATGTAAGTCTTGTACATGAGAGAATGCTTCGAAAGGCATACCAAAACGTTTCTTAATAACTTCATAACCAAAGTCAATGAATTCCAATGCACGTTCTTTTACATCAAGAACTGTAGCGATACGTTTTGCAGATGGTTGAGTTTCTAAAGATTTCATATCATCAATTACTTCAGTAATACGACGGTTGAAATCATCAGAGTTTTTGATCTTAGTCATATTGACACGGTCAATATACATAAAACCAGGAGTGCGTACAGTTTTTAACAAATCAGATTCGTCAATATTTTGAGAAGATTTATTAATAGTACCACCTAATAAGATGTTTACGTTATCAGCAAACTTTTCATTTGCTAATTGTTCTGCACGTAAACGATTATTACCAGCAGCTTCTAAGAAAGATTTATTAGATAAAGCTTCTACTGTAAAGCTATCATCCATTTCTTTGAATAGATCTACTGTATTTTTTAATCCACGAACGTCGTCTTCAAAACCAGTGAATACGAAGAAGTGGATATGTGTGCCATGTACTTTGTGTAAGTAGTTTGCTAGAAGTACAGATGCACCAGAACCTGTGCCGCCTTCAGAAGATGTTACAATGATAGTCATACAATCTTTAGGATCTTTTTCATATTCGAAATGACCACTCTTAAGAGTATCTACCATCATTTGATTAGCGATTGTACGTTCTTTAGCACAACCACGATATTCACCATCTAATTCAATAGCACGGTCATGATATTCTTCCGGAATATCTTTTAACGTAGAGTTGATTAAAACCATATCCTTAGCAATCTCAGGATATTTCTTAAATAAGGCAATAGCAGCTTTATTACCAGCTGCACCAATGCCAATTACTTTTGCATTTAATAGCATTTTCAAATTCCTTTCTACAATACTGAAACACTTTCATTCATTATATGTAAAATATTACCAGCCCATTTAGGATCGGTAGCATAATTACCATGTTTCATAGATCTAAGCGACGTATAACCATTATTATAGAAATGACGCTTAATCCAATCAGCACCAGCAGTAATACCTTCTTCTAGACTTCCACCCATTGTAGAAGCTCTACCAGGATCTTGGTCTACTGCATTGATACCGAAATAATTGTGACGAGTCCTAGCCAAATGAGAACTACCCCAACCAGATTCTGCAGCTGCATGAGCTAGAATATAGATAGGGTTCATTCCTGTTTGAATAGAAGCATTGATAAAAGCTTGTCCTTTACCAGCAAACTCTTTAGATACACCTCTCTTTTCTATCCAGTAATTGATGATCTTATTCATATCATCAGCCGTTAATAGAGCAGATGGGTTGTTGTTTGATAAGTCTGAATCGTATCCATAACCACCTTTAATGGCATTGATAGCATCTTCATGTTTTGTCATTGCATCGATATGATTTTTTACAGTTTGTTGTGCTTTAGTAACTTCTTTTATTTCTTCAACATGCTTGCTAATATATTCGTCATGTTGTTCAATCTGTTCTTGAGCACTTTGTATTTTCATTTCAAGTGCACTGGCACGTTGTAACATGAATACGTTAGATACCAATAATGCGGCTATTATAATACAAAGAAATCTAGTCATAAATCCTTTGTGTTTTTCGAAAAATTTATACATCGTATTTCCTCCTTTAGACAATCCTTTATCGTACTTTTAATAACTCAGCCACCTTTCGATAAATATTTTGTAATAAAGGATAATAAATGGTGCTCTACCAATATAGTAGAGCACCTAACGTTAAAATTATTCAGCCTTATTTTCTTTTTTGTCTTTTTCTTTAAAGGCTTTTTGGTCCTCTTGGGACAATTCACCAATCAAACCAAAGTCACCCACTTCATGGATAACACCTACTTGATTTTTATCTTCGGACATAAGTCTACACCTCCTTTTCTATATTTAAATTTTCAATAGACTTATCAAGAATATAATATACAGTTAAATTCACGATTATTGACGCTTAATTTTGACAGCTTCTTTACCTTTTACAGTACCTGGTAAGTAATTACCGATATTGATAAGGTTTGTATTGATACCAGCACCAATAAGATATGCATTTAACGTATTACGAGAAATAGAGTCGTCTACAGATACATCGACATCGTCTAATGATACCATACCTTTAGTCGCTATTGTATTGTAGAACTCGTTTTTAGCATTTACAGTATCAGCTCTATACGTAGAGAACTCTTTCATAGTTTTCTCTAAACCCATTACAGCCATACATTCAAATTCGCGGTCAGAAGTATTACCATTCTTATCTGCACCCAATAAACGTCCTGTTTTCATATTACGTTCATCGATATTAATAGACATGGAGTTCTTCTTAGCCAAGAACTGTTTCATCTTTTTCATTGGGACATAAACTACGGTTGCTTTGTAATTAGTACCTACAGGTTTGCCGTCTTTATTTCTATATAAGAATGGTAGATTAACATTCTCCATTACTGGAACATGGAGGATATTATCCATTACTGCATACATTTGTTCCAAATTAGGTTCGATTTCGAATACTTTCATTTGGAATTTAATAGGGAATTCTTGTTGGAAGAATTTATAGAACTGATCGTCATTCATATTACGGAATTTCTCTTTATACCAAGCAGAGTTTTGTTCTGTTGGGTCTAAAGTATCCATAACTTTGTATATCAACATCTCTACATCATGACGTTGTTTCTTAGTTATAGCCATTTAGCGTAAGTACCTCCTTTAATTAATTTAGGTAGGGTAGGATTATACAAATGTTCAGCATAGATTGGTTTTTACACTAGAGGAAACATATTAGTAGAGATCAATAGCTAATCCCTGTTAATGCGACGATTTCTATCTTTAATTCTAACCTTCCGGATTAACCCATAGTCAATATTGGCTATGGGGTAATCTTCCGCTTAAAACAGTTAAGTAATGATATTAAGTTCAAAAAGAAAAGGAGGATTTTCATTATAATGGATTATAAAGATTTTGAGCAAGAATATTATCTTGAAGCGTATTTTTCGAATATTCCTAAACCTATCTTTAAAGCAGAAAAAGCTTTACAAGATATTATCGATAAATTACTTAAAGAGTCTATTACAGACAAAAACATGGATTTCTTTAGAGATAAATTAGAAATTATGTGCAACTCTCTATGTGACCAATTTGGATTCTATTATAAATCCGATATAGTATTGAGTTCCGAATGTGGACCAGCATCTATTCGATGGACAATGCCTACTGGTTTCTTTGCACAAGATAACCTAGCTAGCGTTCGTAAAGTAGTCAGTATTGATATGAATAAAGGTACTTTTAAATTCAATGATAAATACCAACCATGGGTTGATATTTATTTGAATACTAACTTCCTTCGTAAATGTAAAGACGCTAAACTTGGTATGGCTACAATCTTACATGAGATTGGTCATACATTTGAAAAACAATTCCGTATGGTTATGCATCGTGAAGAAACTGTAGAAAGTATTTATCAAACTCTTTCTCGTTTCAATTTACTTGGTGCCGAAAGAAAGCGTTTACTTTTGACTAGTAATGTGCTTTATAATATATTCGGTAAAGTATATGTAGGATTAAAAGACCGTGTATGGAAGAAAGAAACTTTTGCTGACCAATTTGCTTCTATGTTTGGTTATGGTTCTTTCATTCCTCAAGTTCTTAAAATTACTGAAGATAGATTAAATGATTTCCGTTCTGGACAAACAACATCTCGTATTGAAGATTTGAACTTCTTCGATAAAGCTTTATTCGAACTAAGAATTTTCATCAATACTTTATCTGATGTAAAAACACATCCAGACTTCGGTGAACGTGCTGCTGACGTAATTACGTATCTTGAATATGAATTGAAGCACAATAAAACTCTTAAACCTTCTGATAAGAAGAAAATTCAAGAAGATATCAAAAAGATCGAAAAGACTATCGAACAATATCTCAAAGATGACGATGATAATTATATTGTGCAACGTGCTAAATCTGATATCAAGAAAAGTTTTGATAAACAGCGTTCTGATACCAATAACAACCAAGTTCGTGGTGTTGACTATTACCTTGATAAATAAACAAAAAGAATACCACTACCCAATATTGGGTAGTGGACCTTTTTATCGTTTATTTGCTTCATAGATACTCATAGCAAAATACATGAGGATTGATTTGAAATATAAGTTTCTAGTTGCTAGACGTTGTTTACGTCTACGATATGCAATAGAACCTGTTTCTAACCAGTCTTCTATAATTTGTTTCATACGAGCAATATGAGGATCTTTTGAATTTGGTTTTGGGTTTGTAGTAAATACAATGAAATCCATATTCAAAACATCTTTTTCTTTAGATTGTTCAAAGTAAGTATATATCATAATAGATATAACTTCACGAATCTTACGAGTAGCATTCGGTGTATTGGTAATGGATTCAATAATAGATTTGAGCTCATCTGTTTTAACTGCTGTATTAGAAGCAAGTTTACAGTTTCTATATGATACACCACCAGCAGTTATGAATGCCATAGTTTTATCGATATTCTTTTCAGCTAAGAAAGAGTCTGATTTAGCAATTCTATATTCTGATGGGTTTTCAGAATCTTCATTATCGGAATTGTATACCATGTAGTCTTTATTTTCATATGCTTTATAGTATTCTTTAGCAATATTTTTAATAAAGTCTCCCAAACGGTTCCGTAACTGTAAGATTATGTATACTACATCATCGTCATCGAAGTCTCTGAACTTAGTCTTATACGTACTATACCATACTTGACATTTGGAGCGAATAGCACCAAAGATATTACCTTTACTTACGATATCAAACTTTTGAGACATCGCATTATTTACTACCCATTCCATTACATAATCAACTGGTTCGATAGGGAAAGAGCGATAGTGTAATGAAGGATAGAATTTACCAGTGAATCCCATATACACTGATGCTAATTCAAGCATCTTTGTATCATGTTTATCCATGAAGTATTTTACAATACAAAGACAGAGTACAGTTGTAGGATCTTGTGGTGCTACGAAGTTATATCGTTTGTCATCACCATAGTAAGTATTAGCGATAGCATCTTTTACTAGATTGATATCTATACCAATACCAGCAAATAGTTTATCTGAATCTGCTTTAGTATATGGAATTCGTTTTAAAGGCAAAGTAGAGAATACGTATTCAGCTCTAGCATCAATAAATTCTTTGAATATCTTAGCAAATTCACGTTTACCTCGTTTATCCATAGCTTCTTGTACTACAGGATATACAAGTTTCTTGATTACGCTAGTATTATTCTTCATATATTTTAGTCTTCTTTAGTTTCTTTACCACTGATAACTAATTCACCATTCTCGCCAATATCAAGAGAATCAGCATAGAAGATTTTACCGCAAGTACTGCATTTATTGAGTACTGCTGCTTCAGGATCAAAACCTTTTAAGAACTTAGTATATTGAGTAGCTTTTTCTACTACAGTATTACTCATTGGTGTTAAGTCCTCAGAAGACGCTTCAGTAAATTTAGTAACTACTGAAGGTTTGCATCCTTTGTGATCGTGTTGAATATGAACGGTAAAATCTTTATTAAGTGAACGTTTATTCTTATTCACGAATTTAATAATATCTCCAGTTTTAATATTCATTATTAAATTACCTCCTTTAATCAAAAGTAAACAAAAAATAAAGAAGGCTAAGCTTCTTTATTTTCTTTTTCCATCATATAGTCATGCATGAATTTAGATTCTCCTAAAGTAAGATAACGTTTATATACTATAGAGAAATCAGCTATATATGCACAAGCAAATAATGAATTCGGATTATTCATATCTATCTTAAGAGTTTCAAAATCCGAGTTTGAGTATAAGAATACCGAAAATGTTGAAAATGGGGTACCATCGTCAGCATTTATTCTAGTGTAAGCAATAATAGCTTTACCTTCGGCAGCACCATTATATATTTCAATGAAAGTATTTGCTTTCTTCTTACCAAGAAGCCTTACAAACAATGGTTTACAAGTAATCAAGTCGACAAGACTTTCAACTTTAACAAGAACACCTTTCATTGGTTGTAAATCTATCTTATTTGGCATAGAAATACTAAATGCTGTACCACTTGGATATTGGAATTCACTTAATCCATACAAGAATAGCATTTCTTTAACGTTTTCTGGTGTTCTTTCAGCAATTAATTTCTTAAATCTTCTATATACATCTCGTTTAGCAGCATAAGCCATACCAAATGTATCGATGTATCTACCACTAATCCAAAGTAAGTTAATAGCCATCAATCCTAGAATTGCTATGGTTATAATAATAAAGATTAATGCAACAGTATGTGACATTTTAACCTCCAGTAAAAGATATCCCATAACCTAATATTAGGTTATGGGATTTATTATCTTTATCGAGAAATAGAAGTATGAATGATACCAGAAGCATCAATAAGTTTAGCACCAGCACTAACACTAGAACCTTCTGGAATACTAGCTACAGGAATTTGGTATTTTTCTTTCATAGATACTACGTTAAGTGTATCATGAGCATTACATACATGAATAGAAACGATAGAATCAGTTTTATTCAATTTAATACCAGTCATACCTGCCATACCACGTTTAGATAATGGTACAATAGCTAATGGGATACGATTTACTCTACCAGAAGCCGTAATAATTACAACGTCAGTAGAATTAGGAGTTAAACAGATGAAACCATCGACTTTATTCTTAGATTTCATACCAATAACACCTTTAGCTGAACGTGTAAGCATAGGAGCTTCAGTTCCAGGAACTCTAAGGATTTTATTATTAGAGTAAATGATCATTTCATTATATTGACCCATGAAAATGATATCAGCTACCATATCATTGTCAGATAACTTAGTATAGATTAAGCCACTTAATGGAACTCCAAGTAATTCAGCAATATCCATAGATTTAAAGATACCATTCTTTGTCATCACATAAACAAGAACACGTTCTTTATTCTTCTTACTATTTTCGATAATTTGTTCTACTACAGATTCTGGAATAATAGTACAAATACCTTCACCAGTGTATTTCTTCATAAGAACACGAAGATCTACACCACCAGAAGCACCTTTACCAAATGGAACTTTATTTACTGGTACTTTAAATACCTTACCAAGACGACTGAATAGAAGTAGATTGTCTTTATTATCAACAACCAAGTTTAACTTGATGCGGTCATCTTTCAATTCACGGATATTTTCAGATTGGTCGCATTTCTTAATAATACCTTTTTCTGTAAGTACTACTTTGAAAGTACCTTCTGGAATACCAGCTGCTTCGGAAGCAGAAATGAACTTACTACGACGAGGACAACCGAACTTCTTATCAGCTGCTTTAAGTTCTTCGATAATAATACGATCAATCTCTTCTGGATGTGTAATTGTATGGAAGCATTGATCGATTACTTTAGCTGCTTCAGCCATTTGATCTTTATAATATCCCAAACGTTCTTTAGAAAGTGCTTTAAGTTGAGCAGATAAGATGTAACTACATTGCAAAGGAGTCAATGGATTCTTCATCTTAATATCTTTCATCAAGAATTCTTGAAGTTCTGCTTCTTTAAGATTCTTAGAACGTATCTTAGTGATTACAGCATCAATCTTACCTGTTTCTAATAAGTTAACAAATGCTTCCATTCTATGGAATTTTGTTTTAGCTTCGGATAAGATATTGGAGAAAGCACGATACTTACGTTCACGACGGAAGTTGATGAAGATTTCCAAATATTGTTTATAGTTCAACAAAGCTGGTGCTTCATTATAAACTACTTCCATATTTACAGAGATAGTTTTCTCTAAATCAGTAAGAGTATATAAACAATCTCTAACGTAGTTAGGGTCACAGCCTTTCTTAAGCATAATATAAGCTGTGAACTTATCGAATGCTACATTCTTTTCATCTACTTGAGAATCATCTAGTACTTCTTCGATTTGTGGTAATACATTACCTTCTACTAATTTTTCAATCTTGCTTTGAATATTAGATAGATATACCATAGGTGGTAAAGATGTGATTTTAATTGCAGGTTTCTTATTGAACTCACATATTTCTGTTTGAGCACGTACTTTAAAAGTACCTTTACCTGTTTCAGAAATCTTTTTGAAGTCAGCTTCTACAATATCACAACCACAGCAGTCATCTGGTAATAATACTACATCAGTACTAGGGTTTTGAATTAAATTAATAGTTGCTGCAATTACTTCAGAGATATTATGCTTAGGTACAGAAGTTCTTAAACCTACAGCAATACCGAATGCACCATTAACTAACAAGTTTGGTACAACTGCTGGGAAATAGATTGGTTCTCTTTCAGAACCATTATAAGTTTCTTGCCAATCAGTAGAGTTTGGGGATTGTGCAAGATCACCAACTACACATTCAAGACCATAATCAGAAATCATTACTTCTGTATAACGAGGAGCTGCTGCACCATCGCCAGACATATTACCGAATGAACCTTGATGGTCAATAGTTGGGATATAAGATTCAAACCAGTTAGTCATAGGTTTGATAGAAGCATTTACAGATGAATCACCATGTGGATGGTACTTCTGTAATACGTTACCTACAACTGCTTGAGTTTTAATTGTTTCTCTACGACGAGTTTGTTTACCAAAATCATAGAATAGAGAATAAAGAATCTTCCGATGAACTGGTTTTAATCCATCGAAAGGATTTGGTAATGCACGACGACGTGCTACATATATTGCATAAGTAGTCAAGTCACGTTTAGATTGTTCCAAGATATTAGCTTGGATAATTTTTTCAGCCATTGTTTCCTATCCTTTATTTACCAGTAGAACCATGACCACCAGTACGTTTACCAGTAGCATTATCATCTTCAGTTGTAAAGTATTGTAAAATAACACCTTGAGCAATCTTATCACCATAGTCAAATATAGGATGACTAGTGCCCATAGCTTTAAGTGATACTCTAATACAACCTTCATTGGTTGGATTATTATAGTAATCGCTATCGATGATACCTAAAGTATTAGAGAACATGTAACCATTTCTTGCAGATGAAGAACGTGGTGCTAACATCAAGATCTTATCTGGATCTAGTTGTACTTTAATACCTGTAGGAATTTCTACATTAGTTGTATTGAGCTCAATTGCATTAAATGGATTTACGAAATCATATCCCGCAGATCCAGCTGTAGATCTTTTAGGAAGTTGAATTCGATTATAGAATATTTCTAATTCTTCATCAGTATACTCTCTATATTTCCAAAGATACGAATCTCGTACTTCTTGTATGAAAGTTTTTAAAGAGACTTTTTCAAATTTCATAGTATTGCTCCTTATCCACGTAAAATTACCTACTTAAATGTACACAAACGTATCAAATTAGATAATTTAATTCTACAATTTGCTCCTCTTTAACAAGGGTGTGTACATCTATAAAGCGTTGGTTCGTAGAGCCTCTAAAAGCTTGAGAATAGTCCTTTAAATCTTCGATATATAATCCATCTACAATAACATCGATATTTTTAATAGTAGCATATAAAGCTTCTGTATCTTCGAAGTCTTTATCTAAAACAAATCCAGTGTATAACCAAATACTAAATTCAGTACCATAATACTTCTTAAGAGCATAAGTCAATTCTTGTACTATTTCTGGTTGATATAGTGGGTCTCCACCACTTAGAGTAATACCATCTACAATAGGATTGCTATCAATCATTTGTGTTACTTGATTGAATAG